GGGCCATTCCAGAAGTTTCCAAAGAAATGACTAGACTGCTCGAAATCGCTATCATAAACTCCATGATTGCCGCTATTTGTGAGTCAACCCCTAACTGTGTGAGCTTCTAACCGAAGCTAATGACACTCAGAGACGCGAACATTACACCGCTCAGGTTCCCAACTAACTGTGTGAGCTTCTAACCGAAGCTAATGACACGGGTTAATCTCCAGATTCTTTAGGATTTCAGCCACCTCCTAACTGTGTGAGCTTCTAACCGAAGCTAATGACACGTGAATCGCTTATTCTGTATGGCCTCATCGAACTGCTAACTGTGTGAGCTTCTAACCGAAGCTAATGACACTGGAGTTACGCGCTCATGAATGGGGCTGCTAATCAGCTAACTGTGTGAGCTTCTAACCGAAGCTAATGACACCAGGGCTCCGGTCACCGCCATGGCCAACAGCATCGCCGCTAACTGTGTGAGCTTCTAACCGAAGCTAATGACACGCAGATTTTTCCCGAATCCCCGCTGCTCCGCAGCATCTAACTGTGTGAGCTTCTAACCGAAGCTAATGACACCCGGAAACCTCCATAGGCTCCAGAAGCTCTCCGACCGCTAACTGTGTGAGCTTCTAACCGAAGCTAATGACACGCAAATCTTCCCCGAGTCCCCACTGCTCCGCAGCATCTAACTGTGTGAGCTTCTAACCGAAGCTAATGACACAACGTCCACTCCGTACTGCTGAAGAGCGACTTCTAACTGTGTGAGCTTCTAACCGAAGCTAATGACACTCCTCGCCGATCCGCTGCCGCCACCGGGACATCTGGCCTAACTGTGTGAGCTTCTAACCGAAGCTAATGACACCTCCGTTCTGATACTCTCTTCTGAACTGTTCGGCTCGTTCTCCCCAATAATCCTCAATTGTTTCTCCCCTATAGCCTCTGGGTCGTGGGCGGATGGGACTGGGGGTTGCGACCTCTGTCCCCTCGAAGCATTCTGAATCGCAATCTTCTATCGGATCCTCCGTCTCTTCCTTCTCTACGGGGTTCTGCTCCAGATGGTCAAACAATTCATCCCACTCATTGGTCATACTTACGTTCCTCTGGTTCTTCTCGCCGCATCAATTGATGCTTTTCCTCACCGATGAAGTTCTTCGCGGTCAGCTTCGAGCCTTTGTAGCTGAGGATCCCGCTCTGGTCTCACCGAAACCTTATTCAACGTTCCGAATTTATAGTGAGAGACAATATGCTCTATCAAGGGCATCCACTTATCCGCTAGCCCCATCTCAGCACATCGGATTGGGGTCATCCGCTCCGGTCGCAGCGTCGAATCCCGCATCATACCCTCGCTGATAGTCAGCTTTGGGGTGGGGGATGTCATGAATATGGTTCTGGATTCGCAAGATGTCCGTGTCCTCCTTGAGCGAGGCGCGTTTCAGGCTGACGGACTCACCGTAGCATTCCCAGGTCTGAGGGTTGACAAACCCTGCGCTAATGAGGTCAGAACGGCAACTCAGGCATTGATGAATGGTGCTGTGGGGCACGTGATCCCCGAACATGATGATGTCAAGACTGTCGTAGCGGATGTATTTCACGGGCTCTCCTTTTGGTAGGGAACATCTTCCCCATGAGTTTACGAATTGCACGTTCTTCTTGCTTACGCTTACGTTCGTCGTAAGCGATTTTAGCCAGTCGGAACTTCTCCTTATCCACGATCTGAGCGATTTGCTCCTTAGTGAAAGGTTGAAGAGTTTGTCGCAGGACATTACCCGCAGCCATGCGGAACCCATCGTCATAGTCATAAGTGACCCACAGTTCCACTTCTCCGGTTCGGAGCAGACGAGCCGTGAAATCGTAGCGTACCCGGCAAGTTCTGGGGTGGAAACGGGTCTCCCTATCGAACTCCGCACGGCAATGTTGGTCACACAGATCTCGTGTGATCCGTTCGTCCAGGTAGATGGGGTAGATTTGCTTCATTTCTAACCCTCTCCGTTGACGATTTTGTCGTAAATTGCATTACTATCTTGCTTTGTGAGCCAGCAAACGTAATCGTATGCCGATTTGGTGCGGCGAATATCAACTTCCAATTCTGCAACCCTGCTCCGTAGGATTTTGACTTCATCAGTCAGCACAAAAATATCCCGGTGTGCCATTTCACTCGGGAGTAGTTGACAAGTGAAGTCAGTCCTCACAAAATCCGCCCACGCCAGAATCTTATCCACGGTTCGTGGCTTCAGACCATCTCCTTGATGGATTGCGTCAACTCCATCCATGTCCATGCGGACCTCCTCTATTTATTATACCCACATCCGAACTGATTCGTATAGCAAAATTCAAGCTTTCTGACTCTTTCGTATGAGCCAGACCAAATCCTTACGTTCCAATGTGATCCAGGCACTAGGCAAAAATAACCTAGTTAGCAAAAGGCTACTAGAAGCTATCAGCCGTAATCCCAGCACAGCTTTTTGGTATGCTCAGAAGGTGTTACATCACCGTTGGCCAGAGGGTGAGGAGGCAATCGCCAAGGATGCGGGGCCTGCGTTGGCTTATGCGAGAGATGTGCTGCATCGGCCTTGGCCTGAAGGCGAGGAAGCAATCTTCAAGGATTGGAATTACACATGGTATTATGGTGAGATGGTATACAAAATACCCATGGAAGATTTGTTTCCATGGGTAGCAACTAGGTGTCCTGATAAGAGCTAGACCTTGGTGTTCTTCTTCTCCACCACTTCCCGCAGGGTGTCCAGACCCTTCTGAGTGAAGTGAGCGTTAGGCGTACCATGGGAGACATAACTATTGGCCCGACCCATTGGGGTCGTCTTCCAGTAATGCTCCCCGTAAGGTTCCATCCACCCCATATCACCCGCCAGTCCGAGCGCACTTCGGCCCAGAGAGGAGTTCTTGACCGGGAGATTCAGAAGCCTGGAGACATCCTGCCCCAGATAGGTCTGAACGTAGGTGTCGGGCTTGATCCTGGGCCGCACCGGTTCAGGAGCGGGAGCCTCGTCTTCGGAAGGCTTGTCGGGGATGAGGGGGATCAGTTCGCAGATCAGATTGCTCAGATCCCGCTGACCCTGGAGCAGCAGGTTCATCTGATTGCTGTGCTCAACCTGCTGGCTGTACATCAGTTGCTGCATCTTGTCGCTCTGGTCCATGCGGGATCCGAAGATGTTGCTGACCGCTTCGATGATCGTGGCCCCCATTCCCTTGAGAGTCTGCATGACTCCACCGATTTGGTTGAGCTTCTTTTCCTGAGCGATGAAGTAGCGGCGAACCTGCTCACCCCTCATACCCGTGCTCATCATGGCCAGTTCCTTGGCCATATCCAAGGAGAGCGCATACTCCCTGATCTTCTTGTTGCTGGGGAACATCTTGGATTCGAAGACGGCGTAGTCTTCGTTCTCCACCCACCCGCTCCGCCCCTTCATCCGACTGAGAGTGATGGCTTCGGTGATCCACGATTCATAGGGCTGGGACTCCTGAAGGGAGAGATGAAGGTCTCGTCCGTTCACCGTATTGATCTCATCGGGGCCAATAGGGGCCAGCGAGATCACCGGCATGGGGTTGGGCATTCGCTCAGCCGCAGGCTTGTATTCCGCCGAAGGGGGACGATCCGGCTGAGGCATGAACTGGATCTCATCCCAAGCTTCCTGCTGAAGGAACCGCAGGATGGGCCGCTTCTCATACGGGACATCGCTCTCGTACACCTTGAACATCAGTTCACGCAGGTCGCTCAGCGGCACGACCTTCTGCTTCTCTTCGGTCTTGAGATGCAGGCCCAAGCGGGCCTGAAAGACAGCGAGGGTGAGGCCGAGCAAATTGGTGATGCTGATCGCGGTGATAGACCGCCCTTTCTCATTCCGAACCTCTTCCAGAGGTCCACGAGAGGTGCTGATCTGATTGATGGTCATGTGTGTCTCTCCTCAGCCACTAAGGGGCTTTAAGTATGATACCCCAAATCCACCTCAAATAGATAGGAAATCTTTTCTATTTCTTCTCATCTTCTTCCTCTTTCCAGAGGTACATCACAGACATTCGTGGATGTTCAGGATCGGAATCGATCACATACTCCACGAAGCTATAGTTTCCCATGCCGGTAAAATCCCAGTCCTCCGTAACGGATGGGTCGATCTGGATGGGCTTCCCATCTTCTAACCATTCGATATCCTTGAACTCCAGGGCATTGATCTCAGCCCTCCGTTTGTTCATGGCCCTGATTTCTTCGACGTTGATTCTGATTTTCATACGATAACCTCATTGTCTACGATGATCTGCTCTGACCCCATGTAGAGGGCAGGACCGAAGATGTGCATCATTTCCCATAATTGCATCTCTGTTCTGCCACAAGAATCTGCTGCGTTGAATGGGGTGAACGGGATTCCACGCTGACTCCGATAGGCTTGCCAGATGGCTTCACCGTGCGGAGTCAGCCTGAACCGAACCGTATCATTGATATTTATTTTGGCCATACCCACCTCAAAAAGTCCTGCCCCCACCGTTCCACTCAACCTGAACCACCTTGCCGAAGACCTGTTTCGTCCAGCCATTGTCGTGACCGTGGTTGTTGCTGATCAGAAAGCCGCACTCGGCCTTTTTGGTAATCAAATGAGCATCTATAAATCTTCCATGGACTCGACAAAACACGATATCCCCTACCTCGTAATCATCCTGCTTCCGATAGGTAGTCATCACTCCCCCGGAAGGTAATATCGGTGTCATACTAGATCCGAAGCATTTCATCCGGCCCGTGCCGGTCTGTTCCAGTTCCATTTGGAGTCGTTGGTATTTGTTATACATAATCCTCTTCATAATAATCATCGCCCATCGGATTGATCGATTGAGGTGTTTCCCCGAGAGTCCGTTGAGCCCGGTAAGCCGGAAGACAGCCCAGACCAGCCAAAAATCCATCCAGAAATCCTAAAGCTGCGGCCCCTTGAGTTGCATCCCACTCATCCATTCCCAGATTCATGGCCATCTGTTGAAGCTCTGCTTCCTTGTTCTTAAGTTCCGTCTTGCACTCCATGAACGCAGGTTCACTACGGAGCACCTTATCATGCTCCACCTGTCGCTTCCATGCGATGTAGGATTTTCGCATATTCACATACGTATGAATCGCATCCGCGATTTGCGATTTCGAATAAATCATCTGTCCTCCAAGCAACCCACTAGTGTGGCCTAACAACTTATTACTGAGTCCAGCCTGGGTAGCTCTCATCCAACCAGGATTTCACCTCATCCTTACCTCCAGTGAAGCAGACCCCCACCGTATCATTGTCAGTGGCCAACTTGAAGATGTTCAGCACCCATCCAATGAAGCAAAGAATAAAGATTAGCAAGGTGAACACAGGGTCTCCTAGGCTTTCTGGCTGTAGCTGAGCCAAGCGGTGTTATGGTTGCTGCTGGGTTCGGTGAGGTTGATTTCGAGCAGATGGCCCACAAGCTGTTTGAAATCCTGGGGGGTCAAGCACTTGCTGTCCAGCAGAGCGTTAACGATCAGTTTGAAAGCCTCCTGGTGCTCAACGATGACCGAATTGGCCTGCTTGAGTCCTTCCTGACAGAGGTTCTCAATCGCATCATTCGTAGCATCCACAGCGGTGTTGTAGTCCGTGTCCAGGCCGTTTTCTCCGGTGATGAGACTGATCGTTCCATCGAAACCGTGTTGACGGACATACTGAGCCGCCACGGACGTAGCCATCTTGATGTCGTGAGAGCAACCAGTGCTCCGACGATTCGAACCAAAAACAATCTCTTCCGCAGCCGCCCCACCAAAATAGGTAGCGAGGCTATGTTTAACCTGAATCTTCGTTGGGAACCCGCTCCCCCACTCCAAGGTGTTATAGCCTCCTTGGTAGCTGGCCAGATTGATCTTCACTTCAGCCGGGGCCTGCCGGTTCAAGAATGCGTAGACCAAGGCGTGACCGGCTTCATGAACCGCAACCATCGTATTGAAATCCAGGGTGTTGAGCTTACGGGTAGATCGCATATCCAGGTCAATCGGAATCTCAATCCGCTGGTCCCCACAGATGCCAACCAGCTTCTGTTCCACTGGCATCATGATGATGCGAATGCTCTGGAACTGGTTCTCCAGACCCCATAGGGCAATGTTACTGAGGGCTCCGCTGAAGATCTTATGAACCGAACTGAAGACAGGCCGGGTTCCCTGAGTCGGATAGACAGAGTTCTCGTAGATTTCTTTGTAGATGCCAGGGTCCAACTCAAACTTCAACCCGCTCAACTGCTCCATCTCCGACACGTAGTTGTTGCAAGTGCGAAGAATCAGAGCCTCATAGGAGGACTTAGATAGGCTGGGGTAAATGATGTGGTTGTTGCCCAGACGAGCAATCTGCTCAGGCTTGAACCGCCTCCGCAATGCTTCCTTGATATCGGACTGACTGATCTTCCGGGTACGTTTATGATAGATGTCCGCATCCGTATCACAATCCTCAGTCGCCTCGGCCCCGCTAAACGCTTCGTCCAGGTTTCCGGAGACGAAGATCAGCAATTTCGAATAATCCGTCTCCCACGTATTGGTTCGGGTGCGGATGTTGATCAGTTCGGACTGCACCCTGGCGAGGTTCCAGGTCATGATCTCCTGAACGGGCTGAGTGAGCTTCAGAATCTTCTTCAAGTTCTGGGCTTCCCACGGATTGATGAAGAACTTCTTCACCACAGCCTTGGCTCTTTTCTTCTTAGCGGGTTTCCCCTCTTCAGGTTCATCATCCTCATCGTCCGACTTTCCCCCATTGCCATTCCACATTTGATAGTTGAGCATCTCCTCAACCTCACGGAACAAGCTGCTGTCAGCGGCAAACTTACCATCGGAGAGTAGCATCCAGACATCCTGGAACCGCTCTACCGGTGCATCCTCACCGTGACCACCCACCGTTTTGAATCGCTGAATCTCATCCAGCAGAAGGATGCCAGGGGTGCTCTCTTCGATGCTGGAATTGCGGAGGATCGTAGCAATACTGCTCGAATAGAATCCGCTGCCGCTGCTGGTGCTGTCCATCTGGATTTCCACATAGCGATCAAAGAAGTGGAGGATCTGACTGATACGTCTGACTAGGCAAGTCTTGCCCACTCCGGTCATGCCCCACAGATTGACGATGACAGGTCGGGTGATGAGTTCTGGGAAGATGTACCATGTGTAAATCGAGGCCGTAACCCGATCAATGATATCATCCATGCCGAAAAACTCAGATTTAAGCTGAGTTTTCATGTCCTGCAAGTCCTGCCGCCTTTTAGCTAGCAGTGCAAAATCCAAAGCCATTCCATTTCTCCTATTAGTGGGCTGGCTAGTAAATATTCATATCCGTGTCATCCGCAATCTGGTTGTTCCAGACCGATTCAGGCTGAGTTGGAAGGTTTTTGAGTGGGCAAGCCGTTCTTGGAACGAAACTGTGACAGCCGGAAGGTCTCTGTGTGAGTCTGGGGCCTCCCAAAAGCGCACACCTTGCGAACATCGTGCCGGGATTGCAAAGTTCGAAGTAGAGGCAGGAGTCTCCCTGGAAATTACACGCACAGGTTTGCTCCCCCTCCGGGTCACGGTACCTAAGCATTGGAGCAAGAACTACTTCTTCGCTACACTGATTATTGGGTTCTTCTGCCATCAGTCTGCCCCGTTCTTTCTGGTCTTCCACAAAGTCTTTAATACTGTCTTCACGAGCTTCCAACTGAACTTTTGATTGCTCAAATCGTCCAGGGCCGCAAGTTCCTTGTAAGAGGAACGATTGGTGCGGTTGAGAACCGTAGCCTTCTCCATCGCCCGTTCCTTGATCGCTTCCGCTTCCTTGCGGCTGATCGGCTTCACCGTCTGGGTTTCAAACTCAGGGTCGGCCTGAGAAAGCTGCTTGACGAATTCTTTCATCGTCAGATGGCACACTTCATCCTCCCAGTCACAGATGAAGTAAAGGACTTCAGGCGCATAGGCGAACCGTCCGAACAGAATTGGATCCTTGGAGATAATCTTCTCCTTGGTAGAGCTAAGCTGCTCTTTGGTGGGGTTGTGAAACAGGACCATCAGTTCATCAAACAAGTTCTTCTTCTTGACGGTGGCGATCTTGTTTCGGATTCCTTGTGGGATTGGCCGAGGGAATTTCTCCAACAGAGCCCAGTCGATTTGAGTCTTGGTCTTATCTTTGAACCGCATCACATCCTTGAGCGTGACGAACGTGTCATACCCGGCTGCTGCCACTTCCTGCTGACGAATCGCAGTCGCTTGCTCGATGAGCATCTGGTCGGCTAGGGCGGTCTGTCCGGTCTGTCCGCACGATTGGATGACCAACCGTAGGTTCCGGAGCCGCTGTTCGATTTCACGCTGTTCTAGCTTGGAAAATTTCGATTTGACGAAGCTGAATATAAGGTCCACACTGTAGGGGGTTCGACTCACCGTATAGGCAGCGTTGGACTTCATCTTCATTTCCATGTCCACGCTCTGCGCCATCTTGGTGTAGCCTTCGCTACCCTCAGCATCATAGTCCGTATCCGTAGGAGTGGTGTCCTGCCAGACGAGGGTCTGAACCCCTCCAGTCATCATTGTGGTGTTAGAACTAACATAGTTAGTCATAGCCGCATAAGGCATCGTATTGCTCCTTTGATATCTCTCTCTACCTATTACTCATTCTGGTCAAAAAGAAAACACCCAGAACAAATAGTCTGGGTGCTGATTGGTACCCGGTGCAGGATTCGAACCCATATAACTCGTTCCTCATCAGATCCTCTGAGGTGAGTAGCCCCGACTAGCTGATGCGGTATCGGGTAGGTTTGCTTTACACTGCTTACTCAAGGCAATCCTACACAAACATACTACCTAAATGCGAGTGTCCTACCATTTAGACGAACCGGGTATGGGTTATTCGCTGAGACTTCGCTTGCACTCCGCCAGAGTGGGAAAGACATCTCCAGCATTCATTGCAGTGGCCCCATGAGGGTGGTATTTGAACCCACCACCCTCAGACTTGATCACGCCGACCTGACGACCATCCAAGTAGACGAGGTGCCAGGGGTTGCCCCCATTGAATTTCTCTTCGAAGGTGATGCTCATGCCTTCTTCTCCTGTTCCTGTTCCTTCAGAGCCTTGTCACGCTCCTGCTTCCAACTCAGAGCGGTAGACATGGCCTCCCACATGATGGACTTGAGGGTGCAACCCGCACCCAACTGCATGAGGGCTCTGCCGGTCTGTTCGGTCACGAGATCCTTGAACTCCATATCCTTGTAAGGAGTCTCGCTCATGCGATCACCCGATCCCTGCCGGTGAAGATGGCCTTCACCCAGGAGAGGAACCCGCCCCGCTTGACCGTGACGGTGGCCTTCGGAACCGGCTTGGCACGGTAGATGTGGGACTTCCAGATCACCACCGGACGCTGATGGTTCAGGGACTGACGGGACTGCTTGTGAACACCCGTCCACTCGATGACTCCAGCGACCGCCGCCAGCTTCATCATCGGGCCGAGCGCACGAGGCTCACGAGGAGCAGGGACACCACGCCGCTGGAGCAGGCCCCACACATCATCAGCGACGAATTCCTTGTTGTTCCCCGCGAGATCGCGGATGGCGTTCTGAGCAGCGATCTTCCACGACATCAGGGCGTTCGCTTCGACCTGATCCATCGCTTCTTTCTTCGTCTTGGTCATGTTCTCTTCCCCCATGTATCTAGTATACCCTGTTTCGAGGTGTTTTGTATAGAACTTTTTGCAAAGATACTGATCGGGAAGATTTTTCAGAGCAAATTTGTAACTCCTTTATTTGCAGTCTTGAATAATTTATCTACCCGTACGGGAAATTTGGAATGCAATCTCCCTGTCCTCATCACTTAGCTTCTCTAGGGCGGAAAGCATCAGGTCAGCTTCCAGGGCTGTGCCGAAGCTGGCCTGCAAGTCACCCGCAGGGGTGCAGGGCATCGGTCTCATCTTGTATATGTCAGCCGGAGCCGACCCGTCCAGAAACTCCTGGCCGTAAGTGCTGGTTTGCCAAACGTAGTAGTTACCTACCATTCGCCTCGGGATCTGTAGGAACATCTTTACTCTCCATGCAACTTAATACCCATTGGAGGGCTTGCTCATACCCTCTAAGTTCGTGGGATGCAATCCTGGCTCCAATCTTGTAAGCATGATCCAAGTCTTCTCGGATCGTAGCTAAGCGGCGACGAACATCATCTGAGGTGAAATGTGGGTTGTCCATAAACCCTCCCTTAACTTAAATCTGATAGTCGGGAGCTATGACAATTACTTCCCTGCTCCAAAAGTAGGCGTAGGGGGCATGACCCCTACTGTTACTGCTACACTCGCAGAACCAATCCCCCGCCTTCACCGCATCAAATTGATCGCTGTTCAGAGGGGAATATGGGCCTTGAGTGACTCGCTTTAGAGGCTGCTGGCAGAGTGGGCAGGGTGGGGCTGTTACCATAAATCCTCCGTAAACAAACCTATGGCAGGAACCCAGGTCGTCTCATTTGAAATGATCTGGTCAGCAGCCTGAGCGACCTCCAATGCTCCGAGTCGATCAATGTAGTGCCCCTCATCCGTAAGGAATCCCTGCTCCCTATGGCTACTGTTAGGCAGCCCCATCTGATACATTGCATGAAGGATATGATGGTGCCGATTCGGGGCCGGAAGACTGAAGATCACACCTTGATAACACACAGCCGCACTGACGATTCGCATACTCATAGCCCCCAAGTCCACGCAAGAATAAGAGTTATCAAAATGATTGCTAAGGCATCTTCGACTAGAGCGTGTCCTGAATTTTTGTAAGCTGTTATCATCATTTTATCTCCTACCTGCTAGGAAGTCCCAAAAAGAAAGGGATGGGACTGGAGTTGGAACTTCTACTCGCTGAATGATTGGAGGAGTTGTAAGTTCAAGATGGTCTGCTGCCTCATCCACATTGAATATAGGAGTCCCATCTGGGACATCGTAATGTCGGATGTTATAGGTTATGCAGTATTTGTCACTCCCTACACCCGCGCATGTTGTGTCATCCTCACAGAGTAGGTTAATCGCCAGCCGTTGGGCCATTTCTCTTAGAACCTCTATGTCAGGCTGACCATCCGTCACATCTACTTCCAACCGTGCATCCATTCTGCGTAGCTTCTGCATCTTCATACCTCACCCTAACTAATACCCACAAAAAGGCCCCGCCGAAGCGGGGCTCAGTTGATTCACGCAGATTAGAGGAGCTTCACTCCATGCTGCTTGCTGCAAAGTTCATTGTTGAAGCAGGAGAGGACGGCCACAGCGGTGATGCGGTTACCCTGATCCGGCTCCCTCCATTCGGTCTGGAACTCGAACGGCCAGAAGCGGTCATGGCAAAATGCCTCGAAAGGATCATGCTGGTAAGTGGGGCTGACTGGCCTGTGTGGGGCCTCCAGGTAACGCTGGAAGGTCTGACTGGTCTGATCGGGGATCAGCAGGACCATCGTTCCGTTGACCCAAGGGGCGAGGGGGTGGCGCTTGGAAAATTCCGCAGCCGCATGGCTGGCCTGCACTGCCTTCTGGGAAGTTTCGAGGTCGTTCCGGACGATGATGAAGAGCTTCTGGCTCCCAGGATCACGGAGATAAGCCTTCCACTGGGCGACCCGTGCGGCCATCTGGCTGCTCACCAGCTTAGCCTTATATTCGGTCAGCTTGCCGTCACGCTTGGGCTCAGTCTCGATTGGACCCTTGTGCTTCCGACCGTTCTCTTTGCGGAGTTCGGACATGGCGATGTGAAGCGCACGGGTGTTGGTCATTCCGCTCTTGAGAAGGGCTTTCGCCTTCTGCCACGCTTCTTTCTGTTCTTCAGTGAACCGGGGGGCATGAGGCTGTTTGGTTTCGTTGATGTCGATGATGGTTGCCATGATATGTCTCCTTATGACGAAATGGCTTGATGCGATTTGGTTCAGTGGGGCATACCACAGGTTAGGGTGGGCGAGTCTAAGACATCGAGTCCTCCTTGGAATTTTGATACAATGGTGCAGCCGACAGGAGTCGAACCCGCCTAAGTCTGGTTAGAGCAAACCATTCTACCGATGAATTACGGCTGCTTGGTCCTGATAAGAAAATCTACGTGAACTTATCCATATGATGTAATACTCTCTGCTTGGGGAATCTGTAGACAGAAACTTTCGAAAACTTCTATTCAGGAATATCGGTTGACCCGCTTTTCAAAATGGTAGGCCCGGTAGCCTACCTTGCGGAGCCAATCAGAGACCCGCTTCATATGCTTGCGAATCATCGGATGAATACGGCGGGGAACGGGGAGATTCATGCTCTTGACTCTCACAATTCTTCTCCTTTCAAAACTAATACCGGCATCCAATTAAGGACACCGGTATCGGATGAAGGAATCTTTTACTGAATCGTAGCCGTGGCGACCGTGATATCCACTCGGCGGTTGGCCGCATGATCCTTGCTGGTCTTGCCGTTCATCTGGATCGATTCACGGGGCACACCGGCCTTGACCAGGGCCTCACTCACAACCGCAGCACGTTCTTTGCTCAGCTTCTCATTGAGAGCCGGAGAGCCGACCGAACTGGTGTAGCCATCCACCAAGAGGGTGTAGCCAGACTTGCCGTTCAGATCCGCAGCCAACTTGTCGATCACGACCTGTCCCTCATGAGTCAGTGTGGCCTTGCCATTGGCAAAGTGGACCATCTTCTCATCCAGGGTCAGCTTGGTCAGCTTGGGGACTACGACAGGAGCGGGAACCGGAGCCAGAACTACGGGAGCCGGGACCACGATGGGTTTGGGCTGCTCGATAACCGGCAGGGGGGGAATAACAGCAGGAGGCGCATCAGTTTCCTGAAGGGCCAGGACGATCAGTCCTTCCGTATACTGGGGCTTGGCGGTCGCATGGTTGAACCCCGTCCCACCCGAAGCGGCCTGAGACTGATTCATCTCGTTGCCGTTGAGTCCACCGCTGACGTAGCCGATGCCGATACCCCAACCGGTGCTGCTGGTCTGGGTGTTCGAGACCTTCTTGATGAGGAAGAGTTCGTTGGCTCCGTTGTCCAGGCCGACCAACACAGCCTTGCTGATCACATCCAAGGTTGTAGCCTTGGCGTTGCCCTGAAGGAAGATGTAGCCCATGCGCTTGTAGCGGGACTCATCCGGCTCCATCAGGTAGGAGCGGCCATCCTGCGAGAGGACAGGCTTCCCATCGTTCAGAACGGGACGAAGCGGGAGTTGACGGAGCAGCCGCACGGAACGAAATTGGTATGAGCCATCGGCCATTTTATTGATCCGTGCGCTCACCCCCCCGTTATACATGAGTCTGGCCTGCTCGACGGTGATGGTCTCCGGAAGGGTCCGGAGGTCATCCAGGATGTTTGCCCCAGTGGCCCAAGGACCGAGGTAGGTGGCGACAGGAGCCTGATAGGGCTGCACTGGATTGACGAAGAGGCGACCGGTCGTGGGGTCACTGCCCTCAAAGTTCTGGTTGATGCTGGCACCCACAGTGTTGGTGGAGGTGGCGGTCGCACCATTGGTGCTGATAGGCTGGAGCGGAGTGTGTGGCGTGGTGATCTGGGCGAACGCCAGGGGACCGATGCACACTGCCAGAGCCAGAGAAAGGAATCGTTTCATTGATGTATCTCCTGGGAAAGGGGGGAGGGTAGAACCCCTCCCCGGTAGTGCAAAAGCCTAGCTTACTTGCTCACGACAGGGCAAGCCGTAGAGGTGACGGTAGCGGTGCTGGTGGCGGAGAAGCCGTTTCCGAGGTTGGACACCTGGGAATAACCAGTCTGCACGGTCGAGCCGTTCCCGAGCCAGCCGATGTTCGGTGTGAGACCGGACACGGAGAAGTTGAATTCACCCGTGGTCGCGGACGAAGCGAACGCTCCGTTAGTGGGAGAGAGACCACCATTGGCTGCCACGGTGAAGTTGCCGATCAGGGCCGAGGTGCCAGTGGTCAGGCTGCCGCTGCCATTCATGTAGTAGCTGTTCTGGCCAGTGTCGGAGGTCAGGTAGACGTTGGCGTTACCGGCAGTAGAGCCGTTAGCCTGCGAGCCAACCGTGTTGGCCCCCTGGATCAGGTTGCCCTGGGCCACGGTGGTGCCGCTGGTGTAGCCGGAACCGTTGCCGGTCTCGTCGTCTGCGCTGGTGGAGGTCATCTGGGAGGAGAAGCCCACGTATCCGGCCTGGGACCCACCCACACCATAGGAGCCAACGTAGACGCCGTTGAGGGTTTCACCGGTCCAGGTGCTGCTGGGCAGGCCGTAGGATACGACCCCCTGGGTCACGGCACCGTTGGTCTGGGTGGCCGAGCCGTTGAATCCCGTACCCTCCTGGACGGTCTGAGCCGCAGCCGGGATGGAAAGAAGCATCGCCGCAGCGATGAGTAGAGTGTAGAGCTTGTTCATTTAATCTCCCTTGAGTTGATCCGTTCGGATCTGTTGGACAGGATGTCCATGGAGTGTCCGGTTCGAAGGCACCGAGCCAGCCTATGTTATGTTCCGTTTACATAATACTCAGGGTTGATTCGAATCGAGAAGAAAAAACCGAGAATAATTTTTACCTCATCGAAACAAAAACCCCAGCACTTTCATGCTGGGGTCAGAGCCTGAGCTAAGGCTTAGAAACGGTAGATATAGGACACATCCAGAGTCTGACCAGAGAAGTTCTCAGTCGAATAGGCACTGTAGCCATCAAAGTTCCCAGTGAAGTTGCTAATCGTAGCCTTGATCAATCGAACTTCAACAGAGGAGTGCCGGGTGAACGCATAGCCAGCATTGAAGTCATAGTAGGGGGCTGACCCATTGACCGACAAGGAGTCCCAGGCGTCAGAGGCGTCAATGTGAACGCTAGCGAAACCCGCACCGAGTCCCACGTAAGGGCCTACTCCACACTTCTGGGAGAAATAATAGTTGTAGTCCACTCCCACATAGGTCACATCCGCAGTGACATCAACACCATCCGTGGTGTTCGAATATCTGGTGTAGTCCAAGCGAGGAACGATGGAGTTCCCCTTGCCCAGATCCACACGAGCATTGATTCCCACCCCGGCCCCTGCATTGTTATTGACCAGAGTGCCAAGATCAGACTGAGGGAAGGAGATGGTTCCCTGGACTCCGAATTGAGTCGTCTGAGCCTGAGCCGCACCAGTCCCTAGCAGTAGGATTGAAGCAGCGACCAGGGCATTCTTGAGAAGTTTGTTCATTTGTTTTGCTCCTTTAAGCAAATAAGGGAATTCCCCTTAGAAATACAATTTTAACTACGCTTCATCATTTCCGCTTGGTTGAACACCTTGTCAGCGGGGATGCAGGTAGGCACCCATGGGGTTTGGAACTTCGGCCCACCGACCCAACCATTGGCGGTCTGCACCATCAGTTGGAACCAGCCTTCACGATGGGATGTCTGGCGCTCTGAGTGCGCCCCCTTCGAGGGCTTCTTGAGGCCGATTGGCCAGATAACGTTCTTGCTCATCTTGTTTCTCCTTTGTTATTTAATACTCTTCGTTTACGGGCTTCAGACATCTTTTTTCGAGTCTCTTCTGATTTGGGGACTCCCTTACGGGATTTTGACATCTTCTTATAGAAAGGTGTCCAATCCGGAAGCATGTGGATGTAACAGTAGAAAGGGTAGTGGTAACTTGGATTAGGGTCGTAAATTATGGGCATGATTGGCTAATCTGTAAGTTAGTCCTAGCGGCTAGTGCAATACACGGGCTTAGTTCTATGCCAATTCCGATGTGCCCTTGTTCTTCAGCAACACAAGGGACTGTTCCAATCCCACAACAAGGATCCAGAATTGTAAGACCTGTCCTGCCTTTCTCCATTAGACGAAGGCAACGAATAACTAATTCCCTAGGGAAAGTCGCCTCATGCCCCGCTCTATCCTTATCTCTGCTTTGGATCGTCTCATAATGGATCTTCCAGATATCCCCACGACAATGGACTGTTTTCCCACTTTTCCATCGAGTTATGTTGGTTTGATCCTTATAGGGCACTCCTATAGCCAGTCTGTCAAGCCCCACTCTTCCCTTCTTAGAGAAGAGGAAGATACTCTCCCACAAATTATTAAGATAAACATTAGAGTTTATAGGAGTAAAGTGGCCATTCCCCTCTTCATCAGCTTTCTGCCATATGATACGTTCTTGAAGAACCCACCCAACATCCAAGAAACACTGAGCTACATTCACATCATGTAATGGATTAGCCGCTCTACAACCTACATTAAGAAAAACCACCCCCTCCTCTTTGATTACATGCAAAAGCCCTTTACCCAATTCTCTCATCTCTTGAAAATAGTCATCCATTGAAGTTTTATCTGAAACTCCAGGGTAATTCTTCCCAAAATTATAACGGGGGGAGGTGATAACCACATCTACACTCTGAGCAGGCATAGAGGGCAGATAGGTGAGTGCATCCTCATTGATGATACTGGTCATTTTTCCTCTACCGCTTCAAAATGCACTGGGAAGAGCCCCTGGTCCAGGGCCATCTTGTTCACCATGTGCTTGGCTTCATGTTCGTCGGTCGCTTCTACGGTCTCGGTAAAAATGCAGGCTCCTCTGCTGAAGCATTCGACCTTGTATTTTGCCATACCACCGCTCATCATCTTTCTGTGAAACTTCAAATGCTCCGCCGCTATCTTACCCGCTGCAATCACAGCGGGGCATTCCCAAACTTCCATCTTAGTGCTCTTCATCCCATGGATCAATCCAGCCAGGATTTTTCATTACCTGCTGGGTGTTGAGGACAATGATGGGGTTGTAGGTGGACCCACAGGGCGGAAGGACAGGCTGCACTGTGACATTGCAAGCCTCTTCGGAAGTTGATACTCCACTCACCTTACATTTCACCCAGACGATATCGTTGTCAGAGATTAGTTCTCCATTCACATCATGCGGCATACACACTCCTATGTTAAATTATTACTCAGGATCGGGCTCAAACAACGCACTGAACGGCTCTCCAATTCGATCAATGATTTGATTGCGGTCCTCTTCATTCATATTCGGAACCCGACCGGCTGAGATCCATGCGGCTATCTTTTGTCGGCCCCGTTGGGTACACATGAGATTTGATATGAAACATGGTCGCATCTCTCGGATTGTGGAGATGCCAAACCATGTAGCCTGCTGGGTCACTACGTTCTGGAATCCCAGCCGTCGATGAACCAGATCGTCCACGGAGATGTAGGTGTCCTGACGCTCTTCGTTCTCCACGATCAACTGGACGACCACATTCTCGACATCGCCCCTGCTGACTACCACATCAGGGCAACTTGGGTTTTCTTCCAGATGCTCAAACAGATCATCCCATCCGCTCATGCTCCCCCCAACAAAGATGGAACAACCGCACCTTTGCCCTACTCTGCACTTCTCTAGGTAATCGAAGATCCCAAGCGGTCTGCATTAAGCGAATCGCATAGGCATGTGGGTCTTTACTCAGTTCAGCCCAATACATATCATCCTGGGGCACAGGTTCAGGTTCGCTCTCGGGGACCGGATCATCCTTATGCTCTTCGATATGCTCCAGCAGTTCATCCCACTCGTTCATTCTGACCACCCTGGAATGTCTTCAAACATGGACCGGTATTTCTCAATCACTTCCCTGGTAGCCTCATCCACAATAAGGATGGCGAATTGAGCTTTATTGTGATCCACCCACCATTGATGGATGTAGGTTCGAATTTCTTCCTGCTCTTCCGGTGTGTGCTGGGCGAAGCTTTCAGCAACCCGTTCATCAGACATCGACACAGACCAGCACTCTGCAAAGGACTCATCATCGGCCCCTTCCAGATGGTCTAGCAGATCGTCAAATTCGCTCATCAGACATTCCCAAAAGGCATATTCGGATCATAAGAACCATAGGCCCACCATCCGACAATCCCACATGTAGTGCAGATATACGCCACTTCTGCGGCAAACCCACCCTCCCACGCTTTGATGTGAGGTTCGACGGTGTGTTCACCACAGATGGGGCAGCGTTCATTCATTGGGAGTGAGAGTCATGGTGATTGAGTTTGGAACCGCACCTTCAGGAAACAGCCCCTTTGGTACGTAGATGCCACTGAAACCGAACTCCTCATTGGCAAACACATAGGTGCCCTTGGTGCTCTTCCTCAACGTGAGGGGGATCTTGATGTTGTAATCCTTATTCTCGCTCATGATTTCCTCTCAATTCATCCAGCACATCGGCTAGGCTTGGGCCTGGGGTGAGTTTGACACGAGTCGGCACCGGCCTTCTGGGAAGAACGACTAATTTTTCCCCTCTGACAAACTGGCCGAACCCTTCAACAGAACCGAATGGGTATGCATCCAGATACTCATAGAGTAGGCGGTCTACGTCCATAGCCAACTTACGTTGATGCATAAACCTCAACAGTTCTTCCCTAACCTTCATTGTCAACCGGCACTTTTGTTCAGTAGTCTGACAATTGCTACAAATGGTTTTCGTCATACCAACTCCTACCTTATAATACTCACCTATTCGGGAGTTGCTTGGATTCGCCACGGTAAGGTCATTTGATCTCCACGGGGAAGAACCAAGACTCAGGTTCATGTAGGATATACACCTCTCCGGTCAGACGATCCATGATCTTGAGATGGTACACCGTGAACAGGTAGCGCCCAGCAGGGTTCTCATATTCGTATGTGGTGTGATGTTCATAGTCCTCAACCACTTTGGTGAGGAACAGAATCTCATCATACGACCGATCAAACTGTCCGGTAAGAATCACTGTCGTGTACATATCCTTCGGGGATATGAGCACCTTTGATGGGTCGTCCGGATCACATTCGATCTTGAGATTTACGTGCTGGCCATAGTGCTTGACTGGATCCCACACCCTCTCAACATTTTGTTTGATCATAGCTTCAAGAGTCGTCAGAGTCATTGGAGTTATCCTGGAGCCCACGAATTGGGCAATGCACTCCTGTAGACTCTGACGCACTTCTGCTGCCATTTCTGGTGTATATTTGATGATCTCTCGCATACTACCCTAACGTGATGCTGTCTTGTCTTCCGCACTAGCAAAGCCCAGACCCTGGCCGTCCTTGAACTTCTTCGTGTGCATCTTCTTCAGACGCTTGACCGTTTCATCCAGGTCACGGTTGTAGCACTTGACACTGATGATCATTTCCTTCAGATGGGGAATGGTCAGGCCCTTTGACATACCGACCCAGGCAGCCAATTCCTCTTCGGTCAGGCTGGGCTCCTTGTGGCGCAGGTAGAACTCCCTGGCCTCATCGGACGGGTAGTCGATCTTCCGGACCACATCGAAGCGGCTGGGCCGGTCGATGAAGCGAGGGTCTAGCCGCTCCGGATAGTTGGTGGTGGCGAGGCTGAGAATGTTGTCCACCTGAGCTTCGCCGTCCAGCATAGAGAGGAACCCAGATTCATCGTACTTGGAGATCAGGCTGTCCAGATCCTCCATGACGGTGATGATAGGACGATCAGGTTCGATCTTTCGAACCATCTTCAGGCACTCCACGGCCACACTGGGATTCTGGACCATCAGCACGATACCACCCAGGTCATGGATGACCTTCTGAATGATCTGCTGGACAGTGCTGGTCTTGCCGGAACCGGGAGGCCCCCACATCAGAATGCCCCGCTTGTGGAGGAACCCACGGGCCTGGAATTGCGGCTTCAGCGTCCAGAACTCAGCAAAGTCCGAGATGATCTCGTTCGATGCATCATCCGGCAGCACCAGCAGGTTGTCCGTCTTGAGCGGAATCTCTTCCAGGTAGGGGCCTTGCTGACTCATATTGGGTTCATAGCAGTTGGGGGGTAGGGTGGCAAAGGTCTTTGCCACACCAAAGAAGGTGACGCCGCTGTTGGCCCAACTGGACACATCGACCGGCTTGTCCTTCTTCTCTCCTTCAGGAGAGTCATTCACCTCTTCCCTATGGGGTCTTTTGAGCATATTCTTGTTCATATCCGTCCCGATGACTTCGCTGATATCGTCTTTGTCGCTATTCACTAGCATCTCCTTTTATAGGTTGCCTCACTGAGAGGACTTTGTTTACTTCAATACTGGAAGTGGGATTGTCCCTTGCTCTCGCTCGATATCATCCCTGATGATCTTCTGCCAGTCCACATACTTGCCCTTGAACTTTCTATCAACCGGGTGGAAAATCAAGATGGAGGCGTGGCAGTTGGTGCAGAAATAGGATAGGCCCCTGCCTGCCATATGGGTCTCAGTTCTGGACCAGGGGGTGCTGCAACGGCAAACTCCACCATGCCATCTGAGGGCCTCAATCCAAATCGCAGAGAGGTAGATGGTGATACACAGAAACCCTAAGTAGAATAAAATGGCCATGCCAATCCTTTTAGAAAACGTCAAATTGCTTCATCTTGCCGCAGTGTTTGCATCTCATAGTGAAAACAGTTCCACCACTCGTACAGGGATCCCCATCGTGGGAGGCCCTCTCTCGCTTAGCGTAGACTTCGTAAGAATGAACATGCCCAATGAAAATACGCTGAAGCCATTCAAGCATCCTCCACCCTCCTCAAAACCTAATACTCAGTTGTGGTAATGTTCAGCAACGACGACGACAATTATGAGCAAGCCAACCACGAGGTAACAGATCCGAGGAACCCACCGACTCAACCACCTGTCCTCTGCTTCCATCTGAGCCAATCTTGCTGCGGCCCGTTCGGCAGCTTCAGGGCTGACATGCCTTCGGCCACCAGAAAAGTTGGGGCGGCGTTGGAACGGAGGGAGACCGGGTATCAGGGGCATGTGTTCTAATCCTCAAATGGTGGTCTCGGTGGAATTTGAATCCACGGTCTCCCCTTTAGGAGAGGGGTGCTTTGTCCAAGGCTAAGCTACGAGACCATTGTTAAATAAGACGGCAGTAATAAACTTCAGTGTTTGGGGAAGCTGGCTTCCATCCCTTCACATAGCTCACCCCATCCACAGCTCCACCGACCAGAAGTTCGCATCGTCCCAGATCTGTTCCAGGGCCATACGGGGAGGCGTAGAGTAAATCGCAAAACCATTCTGAAGCAACCAGAACATGTGCCCCATCGTGCATAACCAGCATAACCTGATCCGGTTCCTTATGACTAAACCAACTCATTGTTACCTCTTAAGACTGGGCGGTATAGGTTTGGCAACAAACTGGTTTGCCAACCGTCCGGCCCAGACTCTTGGCCTCTAGGTAGTCCAGGAATTCCTGCGTTCCCTTGGTTTCAGTGGTTATGGGTTCGGGTGTCTCCAACGCTTCGGCCAATTGGGCAGCGAATTCCGGGGTCAGATAGACCGCACTATCCGCGCCTATGTAGCCAATACGAACCGCCTTGGCGGTCTTGAGCAGTTCGATTGTATCCGATTTAGACATGTTAGCTCCTGTGAGTATAATACTCTGAAATGCAAAGATTGCTTTGTGCTGAGAAAATACTAACTATGGGTTACTTGAGAAACCTCCCCAAGGAGACCAACATGAATCTCAAATGGCTCATCTCGTTTACTATCGCCGCATCCCTATGGGCCGGTCAGTCTGCCACACCCACTACCCCGCAACCGTATGTTACCTTACAGCAAATTCCAGTCGAAAAGGATGTCAAGGCAGCGAGGCTAGCCGAAGCTCTAAAGCAGGCCAAGACTGGCAATGCAGACAGTATGGCTCAGTTGGGGGTCATGCTGTTGTTGGGTTCGGAGGTAGAGAAGAATCTTCCGGAAGCTCGTCAGTGGCTCCTCAGAGCCGCTCAGAAGGGCCAGATGGAGGCCCAGGCTAAGCTGGGGGCAATGCTGTTCCTAGGGCTTGGAGGGCCGGTGGACCTTCTGCAATCAGTCCAATGGTTCAGTGCCGCAGCAGAGCAGGGAGAGGCTTACTCAATGGGGTGCCTGGGCGTGATGTATGCGACCGGCACGGGAGTGGTGCAGAGTGCGCCGGATGCATTCTTCTGGCTTTGCTTGGCTCAAACCGGTGGGGATACGGATATCACCGATCAGATGCTTAATGATGAAGCATCCAAATTAACCGCAGAGCAAAAAGAGCAAGTCCTTCAGAGGCTTCTGAACTTCATCAAGAAACTGCAACAATTACATATTTGAGCGGGTGATGGGGCTTGAACCCACGACATCTAGCTTGGGAAGCTAACGTTCTACCACTGAACTACACCCGCTTACTACTTACTCTCTCACTCCGTCTAGCCAGCGAGAAAGCTGGTATTTCTGACCAGTTCGATGGTCAATGACGATGTTGTCTCTGACCCTATAGGTACGGATTTTATCGCCACGCTGGCCGGTGCCGACTTGATCCTTGCGATCCCTGCTGACCCGTTTCTGTTCCTGCTCGGTGTGCTGGTCTTCCAGCTTGGTGGCTAGGATTTGCAATGCCATCCTCTTATTATTCAATTGAGACCGACCATCAATCCGCACCGAAAGTCCGGTTGGCTTGTGAATCGCCAGGACACAACTCTCCACTTTGTTTCGGTTCTGCCCACCTGGGCCAGAGCCTCTGGTGGTTTGTATTTCCACATCGTTGGGGTTCATGTGGGTCGAGGTAGCTCGCATCGCTAAAGCTGCAACCGTAACAGTGGAGGTGTGAACACGTTTGTTTTTATCGGTGGGACTCACATGTTGCCACCGATGACCCCCAGTTTCGTTGAAGAACTCCTCCGCTCCCTCACCTCTAACGAGGAAGGATGCAAACCCAGTCGTCACTTCCAATAATTCTGCACTAAAGTCCCCTCCGCTCCACACGACGAAGATATGCCTTCAGTTGATCCCGCACGAGGAGGACAGCATCTTCCCCTCCCTCAGCGGCTCTTATTTCTACCATGATGTCCACGGGACACCTCCTATATGTGTATTACTTAGCTTCCAAGTCTTCTTCTCTTAAATTGTTTAGTCCGTCTGAATTACTTGACTTAACAATCTGTCTGATCGCATCCTCTGCTGATGCAGCCTCTACGGTCCACATAGGGTAGTCCCCTTTGAAACCGACCCGGAAAGCTCTCTGAGAGTCAAAACGTTTGCTTGTCATACTCATCCTTCACACTTTTAAATAAGCACCTCAGCTTCTCGATTTCAGGCCGGTCATACAGCCGATTCCGATGAGTGCAATGAGGACAAATAAACTCACCATCCCCCGGAGTCCAGTAGTCCCCATCCATACAACCCGAAGGTCGGGTGTACCAGTGGGTCTGGATGTATTCGAGTTGACCGATCTCCATTCCCATGCCGCAACCTTTGCCATGATTATTGTCAGTACACTGAACCAGCGTCTTCTTCAGACGCTCAGTGATTTGCTCATCAATCTTGTCTAGCTCTGCCTTAACGACTGCCCTGTCGGCTTTCAAGTCATCAATTGTTTTTAACTTCGTGGCCATGGGGCCTCCTTAAAATGGCGGAAGGTAAGGGAATCGAACCCTCTGGACGCATAACGCCCACAGCTTTCCAGGCTGTTCCGGCTCTCCGACTCCGGCGACCTTCCATATGTATGATACTCAATTCTGATTGGATGGGATGCTAGGATTCGAACCTAGAGTGTCTTTCGACGGCAGAATCAGAATCTGCTGCAATACCGTTATGCGACATCCCAATTATTATTTGTGTTCATATTCCTGGATGAACTCTTTGTATTGTTCATCCGTCCAATTCTCCAGCATCGCGTTTCGAAACAGTAGGCCCTGAACCCACTTCTTTCGCTTCTCTGACATCGCTGGAGCATACGTTTCAATCATTTCAGCAATTTTGAAATATTCAGCCTGATTCTCACACTTCTCAGAGCAGAATAACTCGTTCCGATATATGAAACATATATCTTCTTTCCCACATACGCTGCATGGTCTGAAGATTCGATTGAATATCTCAGGGTAATTACCACTCGGATAAATGTAATCCAGGTATCCTTTGATGTTCCGTCTGATGTAAGGGAACTCTTTCTTCGTGATGTCCAGTCCACACATCAGCTTCTCACCCAACGGCCAGGGCTCATTCAGGGCTTCGGAGATAAGGAGCGAATTGCTTCCTTACCCATCTCATGCTTCTTCAGAGTCCTGAGTATTTTCAGAAAACCTCTCATCCTGACCTCTATGTTAGAGTTCAGAAGTTGGTCGGTGCGAGAGGATTTGAACCTCCGACCTCATCCACCCCAAGGATGTGCGCTCCCAGACTGTGCTACGCACCGTATGAGGCCCGACTTTGGTTAAAGTTTGCTCGGGCCAACACTTACTCGCTTCCACCCTGAACTTATTTTTTCTTCAGAGTCTTGCCACTCTTTCTTATTTCTTCCGCGTACCTGTCATCCTTCAGTTCTTCCAGAAGATCTCCTAGCAGACTGATGATGCGGTTGATTGGGGCAACCGGGTTTCTTCGAGCGGTTCGGATCCGACCACCCTCGATTACGAGGAGGAGATCAGGCTTCAGACTAACGTCTGTGCCTTGAACCGTTACGAGAGGAACGGTGTGATTGAAGAGTCTTGTGCGTGGTTTTGACATAGGTTCTCCTTGTGATACGGTACGCCGCCGCATATCGTAATCAAAAGGTGTGTCAGGTCAATCCCAAAGCATTGTTGCTCTCCACAGAAGGGTCATATAGCTTATTACTCGAAATTGGCCGGTAGGGATGCTTTCGGGACACCATTTCCCTTGATCAGAGGGGCGCATTACCACTTATGCTACCTACCGTTGGTCAGCGTAGTCGAAAAATGTCGGAGTGGGGAGAGTCGAACTCCCGTCTCAGTCGTCCGAGGACTGCCGTAAACCGCTCACTTACACTCCGTAAGGTCTATCTAAGAGGGTGTCGATTCCTCATCTCCCCACACCTCACCAAGGCTCATTCCTGCATAGCTGGGGAATCGAACCCCTCTTGGTTACCACCGGGGACTCTGTTCTGTTGAGTTACTAGATAGACTGGAGCCGCTTACCGGAATCGAACCGGTTTCACATCCTTACCAAAGATGAGTAATACCAATATACTAAAGCGGCATAGTGTCTCGCATTGAACGAGACGAGGGGCCGCTTGACAGAATCTCCATTGCAAGCTGGTGAAACGTTAATTCTGCCAAGTCCATCATCCTCTTATTTAACCACGGTGAGGCTCACGTGGGGTCTATGGTCGGAATGACAGGATTCGAACCTGCGTGTGCCATTACAGCCCTGTACCCAAAACAGGTGGTCAACCCCTGACCCACATTCCGATTGGCACCCCCTGTCCGATTTGAACGGACGACATCGAAGTTAACAGCTTCGCGCATCTACCAGACTGAGCTAAGAGGGAATACTGGCGAGGATGATCGGATTTGAACCGATGCGCTTCAGGTTAACGGCCTGACGCTCTGGAACCAGACTGAGCTACATCCCCTTAGTTATTGAAGCAAAGAACCTAGACTGAACTTCACTCCGTAATACAAACTGAATTGATCTTTCTGTTTTGCACCACTTCCCATATGGAAATTGGTTGTGGGTTCAAGAAATACCTGAAGGTTCTTACGCCCGAAGATGATGTAATGACCCGTAAGATATACGTTGTCCTCACCGATGATTGGATCCCACATCATACCAAACTCAGCCCAGCTTCCACTCGCTGGGTCGTTACGTTCAATTCGATCCATTCGGAGAGCTACCCGCCCTTGTCCCCCATAAACTGAATTTGAGGAAGTTGCAGTAGTTGTGGTAGTGACCCCACCGGCTGTAGAAGTTGTGGCCTGAACGGTGTTGGTTCCAACTAAACGGCCTACCGCTCCGACGAATCCGATTCGAATCTTTTCGTATTTTAACGCATTCCAATTGGGGTAGAAACGATCACCAATGCTCCAGCTTTCCCAATTTGCGGTGGTGGAGTTGAGCCCTTGAGCATAAGAGCGGAACTCGAAGAAGGGCCATTGAATAGCCTGATCAGGATTCCAACCTTCCTTCCATTGAATCTGAGCGGCCCATCCAGCTCCGTGAGTTTGGATTGAATCCCCAGAGGGGCTAGAGGTGCTGCTGAGAGTGGAGGTGCTGTTGCCGAGTCCGTATACGGACAGCCAATCCGGATCTGATTGAGCCCTCATTGGAAAGGCTAGGCAAAACAAAAGAGTGATTAAGGTTAGGAATCTCATGCAAGCACCTCTAACCTTGGAACAGAAAATCAAGATGCATTTTTGGGTTTGAACCAAATGGCCCGAAGGCGTTATCCATTTGAATGCTGTGTGTGTCTTAAGTGTTGAAATGGTGGAGCATACGAGAATTGAACTCGTCTGAATATCTTCCATGCCATGGAAGCGGCCACCCCAAGTAGCCCTATGCCCCTTTATGCACGACACCGGAGGCTCGAACTCCGCAAGATCGGATTTGGAGTCCAATCTGCACCCTGTGCGTGTCGTATGATACCGGTGTTGCGCTAAGAACCGGCTCCCCCACTACCTGGGGCTGTTACGCATTGGTTGCGGAGGATGGACTTGAACCACCGACCTCCGGAACTAAGCCCGGTGCTCTTTCACTGAGCTACTCCGCACTGATGGATGTTGGACAGGGCACGACTTATAGATACCGCCCTATCACATTCGCCCTGTATTTGCAACCAGGGTGTCCAACAATTTTTATTATTTTTGAGCCTTGGGAGCCTTGGGTTCAACCTTGGCAACTTCAGTCTCAACCTTGGTTTCGACTTCAGTTTTAACCGCCTCAGCCTGGACTTCAGCCTTGGCGACTTCCGCCTCAACCTTGACTTCAACGGCCTTGGCTTGAACTTCAACCTTGGCAACTTCAGCCGCAGCCTTGGTTTCCGCAATCTCGACCACTGCCTTGGCCTCTTCCAGTTTCGTCTCAACCGCAGCCTTGATTTCCGCTCCAACCAAAGTCAACTCATCTTCCGTATGAACCAGCCTCTGATGGCCAATTCCTTCCTTGAACCACACACAGATCCAACGATTCACCGGCTCTGCGCTGTAGAGAGATTCGATGCCCATCTGAGGACCACCGGTTTTGAGTGTTACGATATCACCAATTTTCATTTTTTCTACTCCTAAAGGTTTAATACTCGAATTGAGCAGTTTTAGGGACTGCCGTGAGATTGAAAGTTCCGCCATGTCTGAGCAGCTTGGCTTGACAGCCGAGTTTCAATCACCCACCCTTTGTTTTACCACGGTAGGGCTCACGTGGTGTTAGTAATGTTCTTCTTCAAATGGGGTAGGGTTACATTTACAGCCATCTTCTTCATCTGGAAACTCAGTGTCTTTCAAACACTTGGGACAGACCTCATACCAATCCTCATACTTATCGAGGGGCACCTTTTCCAGTGAGGCCAGAGGGAGTGGCCCAACATAGTGACAGAATCTTCCGTAGGTGAGGAAACTGAACCCAGACCAATTCATCTCTTTCTGTTGCACTCTGATTCGATATAATACTTTTCCAGCCATTAAGATATCACGACTGCGCTGAAACTCTTCATCAGCATCACCCATGGCATCAAAATCACCTAGCCAAGCTGAGATACCATCGCCCTCTGGGGTTCCACATCCTTCCCAAATTGCGTCTCCGTGCTTTTGCCATTGGGCATTTGCCCTGCTGGCTAGCTCTTTAGGTAGCAGACGTAGGTTTTTCAACCGAAAGAGCATCCTGGTGGCTTGGCTTGGATACATTGAATCCCCTCAGTTAAGGGTTTGAAAAGTCAATTTGGTGGATCCATCGAGAGTTCAACTCGATCTTCTGGAGTGCGAAACCAGTGTGCCACGCCTCAACACCTTGGACCCATTTACTTCTGATGCTTCTGCTCCAGCAACATCGTTTCGATGCGTTTTATCCGTGCATCCATCTCTCGGTCAGCGTCAGTCTCCTCGTTAAGTAGTCGGAGAAGCTCACTATTTTCTTTGTGCATGTTCTTCACTTCTTCGAACTCGCTCTTGATGGTCTCGTGGTCCTGGGAGGCCCGTGCCTCCGAGGTGCGATTCAGCACTGCGGTGCCGACCGCCAAAAGAGGTAACGCCCACAACTGAATCCAGGCAGAACTGACCAGTAGGATGATGTCTTGGAAGCTCTTGGGAATGAACGGCATCAAGCCTAACATGCCCCAGATGAAGAACAGGTAGAACACCACCATGGAACCAAACCACTTGGTGCCCCATACGGCTACCCGTTCGTTGAGTCTTCCAATTGCTTTGATGACTTGTTTAATGTTCAATGCCCCACCTCTTTAGAGAGTGTGGTAGCAACTTTTTGGTGCTCCTACTCGGAGTCGAACCGAGACGCCCGAGGGCCTGGAACCTAAATCCAGTGGCTAGACCAGTTCGCCTATAGGAGCATTTTGTTTTATGGTGGGCCGACCCTGATCTCGAACAGGGATCTAAGGATTTTCAGTCCTTCGCTCTAACCGACCTGAGCTATCGACCCATAAGACCAGGGTTCTAGAACCCTGGTAGGCTGTAGACGGAGAGGCATTTATCCCCGAATTCTTCATTGGCTCTAGAACCGCTGAACACCGCTACTGCTTTGGTGGGTTAGACGGGATTTGAACCCGCAAGTCCGAAGAGCCAGCTTAAGAGGCTGGTGCAGCACCGTTCTGCTTCTAACCCAATGGTACCAGCCACCAGTTTCGAACTGGTCGTATCGAGGATATGAATCTCGCGCCTCACCCGAGTTGGCTTGGCTGGCATGTAAGTGTTGAAATGATTATGGAAGCGGGAGGAGGAATTGAACCTCCTGCGTATCAGGTTATGGGCCTGAACTAGGGCCGGTCTGTCCCGCACTGGATTTACTGATTGTCAAATAAACTCGCCCGATTGGCCGATTGTTTGTCAGAATGTTACTATAATTCGGCACTGTTGGATCGGGCGGTTCCAGGTGATGTTGCTACCTGCAATCTAATACTGCGTTTTGGCGAAGAAAAGTCTTAGAGATGGGGCATGACTCCCACAGCTTCTAACATGCGGTATGGCCACTCACACATGTTGTCCTGGATTTGTTCACGTTCGCCTCCAGTTAGCACCTCAAGTATCAGACAGGATCAGTGCCTGATTGCGTGTCTATATCCCACGCCGCCCTAAGATTGGTACCCGCAGCAGGAGTCGAACCTGCTTGAACTGTTACGTAGGACGCTTATCAGGCGTCTGCCTCGACCGTGTGGCGCTACGGGCATTGAATGAATCACTAGACTGTGGAATCGAACCACTTGACCGTCTTTAAGAGGAATCGAACCTCAGACCTCTCCGGCGAGAAGGGACAACCTTGTCCTGGTCTAGTGAATGGGGTGACTAGAGAGAATCGAACCCTCATGAGAAGAATCACAATCTTCCGTTCTACCATTGAACTATAGCCACAGGCTGAGTTACCCCTAAATCTCCAAAACTCTAGGGGTAACGATTGGCACCACGGCGCTCGTCATGAGCATCCACATGTTGGTAGTGGAAGGAGACTTTAACCCCATCATCTTCCGTGGGCTTTGATTATCTGGCCCGAAAGAGCACAAAATACTTTCGGTATTATCCGCTACGTTGGCGGCAAAGGCTTTATACTCCCAGTAGGTTTCACTCAGCAAACATCAAAGGGTAGTAAGCTGAGCCACTGATCTCCGGTTTCGAACCCATCGAACAGGCCCTACTGGTTAGTGCCAGAATGGTACGACTGGTGGGACTCGAACCCACAATGGCTTGCACCACCAGCACCTCAAGCTGGCCCCTATACCAATTCGGGTACAGTCGCATGGTTTTTAATCTTCTGGTTCATCCGGTTCATCTGGCTCCTCATCAGGATCGATGGGAGGGAGTTCCGGGTGTTGCCGATTCCACTCTAGGTAGAGGTTGGAGAACAACCGGTTGTCATACCACGCGACCCACTGAGGATCGGGGTCGTTGATGATCGCTGCCTCACCATCTTCGAAGCGTTCTTCCAGAACATCCACACCGTAACGGGCTGCGTACTCCCCGCTACAGAGGATTCAATAGTTGAATTTTGGCGGTCCCAACGAGTACTGACCTCGCTTCTCCTACGTGACAGGCAGGTATGTTTCCATTACACCATGGGACCATGGTCAAGACTCGTTTATACGCGCTCTACCGATGAGCTATGAGGCTATGTGCTGCCTCAGTGGGAGTCGGACCCACTACCTCGTCCTTAACAGGGAATTTTGGATTGCTGTTAGAGTCTTTGGTAGTCCCAACGGGAGTCGAACCCGTGATTTCTTGCGTGAGAGGCAAGCGTCCTTGGCCACTAGACGATGAGACTATGGTGATGCAAAAAGTCAAGACCCGTTTAACTAGGCCCACGCCATCCGTGGAGTCGAACCACGCTTCGTTTGCTGTACAAGGCAAAAGGGTTAATTGCTGTTAGGGTCTTTTGGTGCTCCTAGTCGGAGTCGAACCGACAGAACTATGAGTCTGAGTCATAGGCGTCTCGCCAATTGCGCCATAGGAGCGTGAATCGTGATCTGCTACAGCCCACCATCGGGGGTGGCAAGCTACGACTCTCACGTAGTACCAGCCGATTGATCACGAAGGGGTTGGCCCAAGGGAAGCGTCCCTCAGCTTTCGTCAGCTAACGTCTCCGGAACCGTGGGGGTGGCCCCACAGCACATTGCTGAACCCAGATAAATCAAGACCCAATTTCTAGGTGCTCTGACCGATGAGCTACGAACTGATATGTCAGTTCGGCAGGAGTCGGACCTGCTACCACCTCCTTAACAGGGAATTTTAATTGCTGTTAGGGTCTTATGGCGGAAGATAAGGGAATCGAACCCTCTAGACGCGAACGCCTCTAGTTTAGCAAACTAGTGCAACTCTCCAACTTTGCCGATCTTCCAAGGAAACTGGTGGCAATTTTAACGACCTTTGCTCTTATGACTGGGACGGTCACGCAGGCACCAGCTTGTATTACAGTTTCTTCAAGTCAAACAGCCACTGTTTCAGCGATTCTTTGCTGTAAGTATTCAGACTGTTCTGGACCAACCACTCGACTGCGGGGAGAGGGCCATACTTCAGCATGAAGTCCAGCCGTTTCCGGATGCTACGAGCGGAGGTAGGGGTGGCTCTGGTGAACCATGGTGCCCAAAGCACTTCAGAAGAAGTGACGATAGGGACTCCGACAGTCGCCGCATCCGCTGAGATGATGTTAAACGTCTCGCTGAAGCTGACTTGCATCGAAACATCCATCTGTTCCATAATACCCAGAAACTCGTCATGTGGATACCAAGGATGTTCAACTAATTCGCAGTTGGGTGTGTGCTGGAACAACAGTTGCAGATTCTTGAGAATTGAGTTTGAGGCTGAGCCCCCCTCAATTCTACTCCCATTAATGTGGAAACGCAAGTTGTAATGCCGTTGGTTCGCATAGTCGATAGCAGTCATAGCCTGGAGAAGGTGGTTCTTCAAGGGCCGGATGGCCCCGAAGCAACTGATATCCAAGGTGTGGTTCCGCTTCTTTGGGATGCAGTGACGACGATGGACAGATGGGTAGATGTTGGGCAGGAACAGAACCCGTTTGATGGCATCAAATCCATATACTGGAACCAGGAAATTAATCATGTCCTGGTAGGACCGTGGGGAGTTGCCACTGACGAAGACATTCGGGTATTGAAGATAACGAATGCTCCAATCAATTGCAATGCCCTCTTGGGCCAGGAAAGGAATCTCGCTATGGTTGTGAACAACCCATTTGACCTGGGGGTGAAGGGGAATCAGAACCCCAAACTTCTCCGGAACAACCCAGTAAGCCTCGATAATGCAGACATCAGGCCGGAATAGGGTGACTTCCTTGTCAATTTGATTGTTGTCCTCTACTTGCACCAGCTTAGCGGTGATCTCACCTGAAAGATTCAACGCATCGCAGACGAACTGGGCCGAATTAGATAGCCCAGACGACAAAGTGGTAGTTGAGGAGTAGTCCCCCCAGTAAGTGTCCCTGTGCTTCAGAATAAACAGAACTTTCATGCTCTCTCCTACAAAGGAGGAAGAAGAAGTTCGATGTTTATCATGACCTTTTTTGTCAACCAAGACTTGGTAGTCCCATCCGGAATTGAACCGGAACCGTAGCCTTCGCAGGGCTAAGCTCTATCCGTTTAAGCTATGGGGCCATGGTGCCGACCCTGGGAATCGAACCCAGTAGGGATTGCTCCCGCCAGTTTTACAGACTGGTGCCCCGTCCAGTGAGGCGCGACCGACATTTGGTGCAACAGGAGAGATTCGAACTCTCTCAGGATTAATCCAACAGGGTTACGGCCTGCCACAACTCTCCAACTTTGTTGCTGTTGCATGTTTACGAAAAAGTTACCGGTTAGGTTCCGGTGACGGCATATCGATCCGTCCCTTCCATTGTCCCGCTGCGACCTTATCCTGCTCACAGACACCGCGAAGTCTCACGACTTGACTCTTGGAACGCACTCGGAGAGACTCGAACTCCCGACAAACTGAAGCTCTACCAACTGAGCTACGAGTGAGATAGGTTCACTGAAGAGAGTGTATCGGCACCCCTGGACTTTCCCAAGTCTCACAACAACACCATCAGCTAGGAGGGGATTCTCCTAATTCACCAATGGCCTTCAGCGAATGGTACTCCCGACAGGATTCGAACCTGCGTATGACTGTTACGTACCCGGTTTCGTAGACCGGTGCTGATCCTTTCAGCTACGAGAGCGTAGACACGACACATTTTGCTTTTCACAGCCAAAGGTGAAATTTTGGGTTGCTGTTAGTGTCTAAAATTTTTGATGGTCTCAGAGGGCAGAGTTGAACTGCCGTCACAGCCATGTCAGGACTGGGTTCTACCGTTTAACTACTCCGAGATATTTGTTTTTGATACGTTGCCTTACCCCGGCACTTACGAGAACAGCTTGTGTGCCTTTTGCTGATTGGAGTGAACGAGTCACCACAAGTGGGGCAGATGCGTGGAAGTAGCACGAGGTTGGAGAACCGTTTAGTCCTTGTCCCTTTTCCTCGGTTTAAGCTCCCGAATGTGGGGGTCATGGAGTGACAGTTGGGGCAGAGCACTTTGAGGTTGGTGTACATCAGGTTGGTGCTGTCCCCATCTATGTGGTCCACCTGGGTCTGGCTCCTACCTGATACCGGGTTTTGTTGGTCCCACCCGCATTCTTCACAGGCACTTCCTCGCAACTTCTTAACCCAGCGGGTGATTGATTCTGGCCCTAGCGGGGCTGGACCGCCCTGTACCCATTCGGTGATACCTCCCATCTTTTGGGATTGGCGGCACTGGTCACTACAGAACACGCTGACTGGGTTTTCGATTGGGCTACCACAGTAGCACAGGTTTCGTGGCTTCTTTTGGTTGTGGCTCGGCTTCCCTAATTGCGCGTGAGAAGCTGAACAGGACTGAGAGCAGAACTTCTTTCTGTTGTCCTTGGCCTGGAACTCTTTCGAACAATGAATACATGACTTGAACATACACACCTCAATTAAGAGGTGTGTAGCCCATTTTTTCAAGTGAGGAGTTTCTGGAGCCCTCCCCGAACCCTTCACCCCTCGCCCTAAAGCGGAGGGTGGGTTACTAAATTTGCTTTATGAAATTGTCAAGGATTTTCGGGTTGGCTCCATAAAGCCGAACCCCCGTGGTTCTTGGAAGGACTCACGGGGGTTCCGATTCGGATTTGCGTGAGTGTTAAGTCATGGGGAGGCGATCAGCGGAAAAACTATAAACCTTTGCCCACCCCTGTGGGGTATGATTGGCAATGGCGAATAGATTGAACATTGAAGGCTGACTCCATGATTAGGACCGGAAGGTTGTTTTTCATTCCTGCCCTACAATGATGATACTCGGAAGTTGGGAATTCTGTATAGCTTTATTTTTTCTTTTTTTTCGAACTGATGATTCGGGAGTGGTTAAGTCCAGGGGGATCCTGGACAGGATCAACGGATCTGTTGGTGGGGCAGGATGACTTCGGCGCACTTGGGGCACATTACGCTGGTTGCCAAGATCGCTTCCAGGTCTGCAATCCTGGCGCTGGCAGATTCGCCCCATTCCGACATGGCGAACATCCATTTGAGGGGGTCGGCTTGCCACTCGCTGCGCTTCGGATCAGGCATCGGCTTCAAGGGCGTCCCGGCGGGGTGGGGGGTTGGACGCCAAGATTCAAGGTCATTGATCCGGTCACGCTGGCTCTGCACTTTGGCACGGAGGGCATTCCGCTCTGCCACTAGGGCTTCAATGCCGCCATGGATGCTGGTGGAGAAGTCCCCTGCATGATACAGGATGGCTCGGCAGTACATCAACTCGTCCATTCCCTGAATGGCGCGGCACCGGATTAACTCGTCCATTTCCTGAGACACTTTGGATGATATTTGAGATGGACGCCATGCTTCCGGATTTCTCGCTGCAATACTTGCCTCAAGCTCGTCTCTGTTCATGGCTCACCGTTCCCAGGGCAGCGGGAGGGCCTGCACCCATGCGAAGGGCGACTTGGCGCGGTCCCGCTTGATCCGGCGGCGATCTGCCTTGGTCCAGGTCATGTGGTAGGAATCGTCGAAAGCGCCCATCACTCACCCCACCCTTTCGGCTTTGGGATGATCCTCCAATTTGGAATACGGCCAAGCGGCGCGATGTTCTCCCAGATGCAGTCCTTGGGCAACGTGGCTTTGAGCATTTCCTTGCTGGTCATGGTTCCTCCAGATGGACATGCGCCTACTGCCCCGCAATGGGACCGCGAGGCAAGACGGGGGCGGGTCCAGCCCACTGCCACTTCGACCCGATGAGGGAGCCCTTGGTGGCGATCCTGGGACCATCTGGCGTCTGGGCTTCAACGGCGGTGCAGCATCGCCCATGCTGGAACCCCAGGTCCTCAATGACGGGGTATCGTTTGCCTTCAACGATGACGGTTTTCATCTGCCCTCCGGGCGAATAGTGGACAACTACAGCCCGCAACCTGGGCAACGGTTATCGATACAGGCGAAGGTTACGGGGGGATAGGTTCTGCCAGGGGCAAACCCGCTTCGCCCCAGAACGGGTTAATTGGGGGTTGGTTTTCCCCAAGTGCCGCATAGCTTTCAACTTCCATCGGCGGATTGGTTTGCATGTTTGTGACATAGGGATCCTAGACAGCCTCATTCGGCTGCGATGTGTTCACGGGTTTCGAAGATCAACCGAAAGGTGCCTCCGGGTTGTTCCTTGCGGCACCACTCCAGCGTCTCCAGCGCGTTCAGCCGGTCATTCTTTGGGAAAGCCCAGGGCTCCCATTCTGGTCCTGCCGTTTTTCGCTCGATGACGTAGTGGGTGCAGGTTTTGATGATGACTCCCCGGCTGGGCGGAGACACTGGAGTGGGACAGGGCGGCCACTTGGGCATGGTTCACCTTTCTGGACAGGATGGTTAATTCAGGTGGCTGCGCTTCCATCGGTCGCAAACGTGGTTGTCGAGCTTGCCGATGGTGAAGTCCTGAGGGCTCAATCCACAGCAGGCGTAATCCCGGTGGGCGCAGTTGGCGCACATCTTGGGGATACCGATCAGCCGGAATCCGAATTCGAACTTGGTTTTTGCCACGGATGGCAGTCCATCCTTCTTAGTCATGGGTTTGTCCTCATGGACATCAGCCTTTCGGCAGGTTGAGAAGGGCGACATCGCAGGTATTGGCGATGCGGATGCGGGATTTTGTGGTCTGGGGGTCGATGCCCCACTTGGACACCGCTTCGCCGCAGACGGAGGCTTTCACTTCCTCCAACGCCTCCCGGTAGCGGTTCAGAATTTCCACGACCTGATGCGGGTGCATTTTCAGTAGGTCATCGAGGGTGAATGGGTCCATGGTTGGTTATCCTTTCTGGACATGCGTGGCTAGGCGCCGAAAACGGTGTTGCACTGGTCACAGCATTGGAGGTTCTCGGAGATGCGGTGGAGTGTCCCGTTGCAGCCATCCTCGGGGCAGCTTTCGCTGATGGTGACGGTTACCCTCCCGCCCTTGACGGCATCCTCCAGGGCTTTTTCAAACTGTTCAGGGGTCATGATTTTCTCCTTGGTCCAGGGCTGCGCCTGGACATTCGCCTATTCGGCAGGGTTGCTGAGGGTTTCGACGCCGCGATTCCGGCGAATGTCCGCGACCAGGAAACGGGCAGCCTTGCGGGCTTTGCGCCTGGAGGGGCTATCGAACCGTTCCGTCCACCAGCCGATGGCGGCTTTCGGGCTGCACATCGGGCAGGGGATGGCGTCCATGGGCTCGTAGAGGTTGCCCTGGTCGTCGCAGTTGTCTGCGTCCCAGAGATAGCCGTCAATGCACATGGAGTCGGGGTAGCGGGCTCCAAATTCGTGTCCCTGGTATTCGCACATGGGCGCTCCTGGAAGGGGTGAAGGAATGGACAGAAGCAGCACGGCTGCTCAGTCAAAGGTTCCGTTTCTGTAAAAACAACGGAACCTTCTTATCTATAATACTCAATCGGCACCGGCCCGTCAAGATCAATTTTCAATTCTTGCTAGTCGTCTCCACACTCGGCCTTGAGAGGTAATTGCTTTGGGTTCACACGGCTCCACATCCAGAATAGGATAACCATACTTGATCATTCCGGGGAACAAGTCCCACATCGGACCCTCTGGAACCATATGCTGCGACTGATCCTGACGGAAGTCTCGATTGTCCCGATAGATAATGGGCTCACCTAGGGTGCAATAACCAACCAGGGTAGCGGGGCCAACCCCTGTGCGGATGATACCGACTCGTTCTCCAATGTGAGGTCTGAGTGAGTCGGAGTTTCTAGTCTCAATTTCCTTCTCACCCCGAAGTATCCAATCGGTGAATGGAGCGGCAGAGTCGTTGACGTTGAAACCCATAGTAGGCTGCCCAGAGGCGGTTCTGTAAGTGCGTCTAACCGCTCTCTCTATACCTGCAAGATTTTTGCATTTCAAGAAGTCCTCAAGGTCTAACCGACCCTCAACCAAATAGCCGAAAATAATGAACTTAGGCTTTGTTTCGTTGAAATGACTCCACATTGTGTTAAACTGCTTATCGTTACAGCCACCCAGATCCGCATAACCTTCCGTACCATACACGCCGATACGTATCCACTCATTATCATATGCTTCTTCGGTCCCACCTTCAAAGTAGCGTTCGGCAATCATATCATGATGTTCTTCATCTTGATTAAACTCACGAATATCCAGATTAACCGCACCCTTAACGGGTAAGAACTCTCCAGTTGGCAAAATCCAACCACGATCATGGAACAAGGCTGCTACCTTATGAGCCGTTCGAGTCAGCACCTTCCCGGTGTTGCCCACTCGTTGAATGAGGAAATCGTAGTCTGGGAGGTTCTGGCCAATCTGTGCCACATCCTTGATCTTGACGTTGTAGAATGGCAATTCCAACACATCTGACGCCCTGATGCCCTGCTGCACGGCTCCTTGCGTGAGGGGTCGGTACGCACCAGAATTGTATAATTGCTCCATCCAGAACCGGAAGAACTTGGGATCCACCTGGGGGGAAGTCACTTTCACTCGTAGGGGGGAGGGAGCGGCTTGTTGAATCATACCGGTGGGAAAACGTAACTCCTCATCACTGAAAAGCTGTGCCCCCGGCTCCGGCTTCTTTGGTTTCGGTGGGGCTGAAGGGGGGATGGTGGAGGGCACTCTAGGGGGCCTAGGAGCCGCTGTGGCCATGTCATAGTCTGATCGCATCAGATCCCTGCGGGTCAGAGCGATGGCCTTACCGGTGTCGAATCTGGCCGAGTAATCGGAAAACAGTTCTGCTGCCTTCTGATTCGTCTGATCATCTTTGAAACTAGACAGGGTGTGGGGGATCAGCACAGCGGTCTTCAGGCTGGCCTTCATGACGTTCGTGGCCCCTCCCTTCTCATCCTCCAGGGTCCGTTTGTAATCCAACTCCTCGTTCATTCCCGGCTGGGAATTAAACATTCCCTCCAGAGCTTGTTTGAGTTTGGTCTCCTGAATTACACCTTGAGCCCGTTCCATGATTATCGGGGCCATCAGATCAGCCAACTCACCCCTAGGGCATTCCTTCTTAAGTTTGTCATGAATTGCTTTAGCCGCATCCGGTCGGGTCAGCATACTCCGGAAACTGCTAAGATTCATTCGCACATACTTGAGAATTAGGGCAAGCTCATACTTAGAGTCCATCCCTACTTTGGGCCTAGGCTTAGGCTCCAACTGCCTCACAGCCTGGAGAAGCATTCCTCGTTTGTTCCAATTGCCCATTCCGACTGTTAGGCCCAGCGCATCCTTTCGAAGACCTTCTGCATTGGCTAGAATGAGGTTTAACTGTGAAGCGTTCTTCGGAGTATCCACATCATTCTTATCAAATGGGACCCCAGTGGGGAGATTGGACTCTTCGGATTCAGGAGCTTCAGTTTCATCAAAGAAGGGGATGACGAACTTACGTCCCTTGTACTCTGAGTAGTAGTTTTCAACCCCATTCTCCACTCTCAACACAACCTTTCGCTGTGGACCCGGTGTTGCACCATAATACAGCGTCATTACGACTTCATGTTCGTCGTGGTTCACTTGACCATAAATGTAGCTCTCCTGGTCGAACTGAGTCTCTCCGCACCATTGGGTCAGTTCAGACAATCTGACATTCATGATAAAGAACGCCTTTTCGGGGCGGTCATACATGCCATTGTGCTGAACGTAGCCATAATACCCACGTTTGAGGTCAGCCTTAAATTGATTTCTTCGCTTTTGATTCTCCTCTTCGGAGAGGGCTTGGTTTTGAGGGTTATCCACAGACATGATGCCAAACGTATGCACGGTGGGTATCAACCCTTTCATAATTTGCATCAATCTGGGGTAGCCGGAGGCAACCTTGACCTCATCTCCCACATGCTCCAAAAACGAAGCCATTCGGGGATAGGTCACAACCTTCGCAATCCTCAAAATCTGTGTAGGATCTTGCTGCATCGTCTTCTCGAATTCTTGAAAGAGGGTGTCTATGGTCTCACCGGTCCTCAGGTTGTTAAACCGGCATTGAGTGAATGGGCCAGCGAAGTCCTGTAGGAAGGACATGCAAGCCCACAACGCTTCTTCTGAGGGCATGGTAAACTCAAACGTCCAGAATGAGCCATGCCCCCGCATCCGAATGAACCCGGCCTGCATGACGGTAGCGAGGATCTCTTCACGACCCTTGCCGTTGAAGTCTGAACGGAGAGACTGGATTTTCTCGATTACGCTTTCAGGAACGCCAATCGATCGGGCATTCTCAGGGTCTTTCACCCAACTCGCATGTTCGGTAATCCAGGCAAATTTCCCCGTCTTACCATTAATCCACGCACCTTCCTTCATTTCTATCCCTGCCTTCAGTTGAGAAACAGATAGTCCCGGTTTACTCCTGGGTGATGATGACCTCTCCGGCTATTTCCGTGTTCACACGGGTTTTCTTGTCCACAAAGACAAATCCATCAGACTGGCCCTCATTGGTGACGGCTCCGGTGCTGTCCCACTCACCTATCAGCTTACCCCCAGAGTAAAGCTGGATGTGGTGAGCGGAACCGATGGAGGTATATTTGGCCCTCTGGGCATCCGTACAGGCAGTCAGGGCAACCAAGGCGAGGCAAACAAACAGATATTTCATTCTTTTTCCTTTTTGTCCTCGGAGTCGAGGATCGTGAAATGTGCTTCGATGAATTCGCATGAGGGGTAATCGGGAAAGGTCAGCCCAGTTTCCAGGACTTCCTCTCCTGGGTGGGTTGATCGCTTGATAGAAGTGGCGATGGCGATGAACGGGGGATTGTAATAGAGCGATTTGGCCATCTGGTACCCATAGAAGAACATGTCGTTGGATGGGACATCCTTGAAATCCTGAATCCCCAGCCTCCGTCCCAGTCTGATCTCGAAGCATTCGGGGCAAATAATACCCTTACCCATACCCGCCTCTTCCCATATGCTGTCCTTGACCATGAAATGCACAGGGTCAGGCTTCTTGCAGTCCTGGCATTCGTAATGATGGGGCCTGCCATCCTTGTAGAACACGCCGGGTCTTCGCTCTCCATCTTCAATCATTCCATCACCGTGATGCCGCTATCGAAGACGGAGATGCAGGGGTATGCGTAAGGCGCACAGGACAGAAAGTCCCACTCCACGATGTAGCCGTAGCCCAGGACCGGCTGAGGCATCGTGTGGATACCCCGAATCATACCGGTGCCAGTCACCACATCGGATAGGCAGAAGCTAACCTTCGTCCCGTTTGGGAGGGGCTCCCCACCAATTATTCGCATACCGTCTCCTCTTCGTCGTCTTCTTCATCCAGATACTCTAATACTCGCTTGGGGCTCATCCGCTTGAAATGCTCCCACGAATCCACAGCCTTGCCACGCCGCAGAGCGAACATGACACTGCTGTAGCCCCCGTGCTGGACCTTCAGGGCGAAGTCCTTATCGGTATCCTCATCCTTTACAGCCTGATAGAGGGCATCACAGGTCTGGACCAGGGTCTTGAGCTTCCGTTGGAGACCCAGGATTTTCCCCTGAACGAACTCAGGCAGGCTAGACAGCACATCATCCACCGCATCATTTTGGATCAGTTCGATCCGTGCCTTGTTCGACTTCCCAAGGGAATCACGACGACTGGACATGAACACGTAAGCGGAGGACTTGATCTTCACCCTGTTAAAGTTCTTATCCACCAGCACATAACCCTCGAAGTCATGCGGGTCACGCTTCTGTACAGCTTCTTGCACCGCATCCAGGGTGAAGCCAGGGTAACGCTTCACGACCGGCCAGGGGGCAATATACCCTGGCTGATGCCACTGGTGGACATCCACCTCCTTGAGGGTTTCGAGGTTGCGGATACCAATCAGAGTGAGCTTACGCTGACCCCGGTAATCACACACAATCATATTTTCTGGCGAGGTCAATTCAAAGGTAAAAGTGTAGCCTGGAATGAGGCTGTCGGTCCAGTGAGCCCAACACGATCCCATCTCATTGATGGTCTGGATGACCAACTGCTTGAATGTGAGACCGGAGTCATCCATGCCGGTATCCGCATCCGGAACCGAACGGGTGCCGCACTGCCAGCCTTCAGTGTCATGGAACCAGAAGTGAATCAGCGACCCATCCAGCTTCTCCAGCGTCTGGAAGTTGTCCCAGTCAAAGTCCTTGGGGATGTGCCCCTCACCGAAGTTGAAGAAGCGTTCGAAGGAGCATGACTTCACCTCCCAGGTGGTGCTCTCCAGCACCAATGCACGACACTCTCTGACGATCTTCTGACCCATTGGAGACATGATTTGAGAGTAATTGAGGCAAGTTACCCCCAGCCTCTCGTTCACACGAGCACTAATGCCGTAGTCTGCCTTGAGCATCTCAAGAGTTCCGCCGTTCTTAAGGAACTTCTGAACTTCAAGCATTTTAACTCCTCACCTTATTATACCCTATTTGGCGATTCTAGCACAAGGGCTTATTCGGCAAGCGGGAAACTTCCTCTTCGAACCCATGCACCGGGCAGTCTCCGTTGATGACTCGCTGGCCGGTGCCGACCCGCTCAGCATTGTCCAGCTTAGGGCAGCGACAGTGGGGCACCCGGAACCACCAGCAGTGCTGTTGGGCATCCTGGGGGAACTTCCAAAGCTTCTGGAGTTCAAACTCAATCAGTTCCACCAGGGAGGCAAAAGAGTGGAGCATACGAGGATCCTCTATTCGCTCCATCTGCTCAAAGACCTTTTCCCGCTCTTCATGCTTCAGCACGATGAGCTTTACTTCTTCCTCAGAGAGCCCTTGTTTCTTGACTAGAAAAGAGTTGGGATAGAATTTCATTCGGAATCTTCCTTTCGTTTCTTGAGAATGCGCTTGATTTTGTCGATGTAGACATCGGCATCCAGCGAAATGCTGTCAGTGGACTTTGCTCCCTTCCGCAGAGCCCCATGGGTTCCGACGAAATAGAACTTACCTTCCTCCATGGAAGTGAAGACCCGGTATTTCTTGGTACGGTGTTGGTCCGTCACTTCCTTCAGGCCCACCTCAGTGAGCAGCTTGGCCAGGGTTTCGGTCTTGGTCATAGACCCTCCTATCCTATTATACCCGATTTTGGAGGGATTTGTATAGAATTAATCCAGACCGTGCCAGTCCCGGTAGTCCAGCTCATCCTCAATCAGGTCCGTCTGATCGATGGTGAAGGTAGGAATGCCGTCTCTGTCTACTCCGGTGGCCTTCTCGCCCCTCCGAACGTGGTAGCCCAGGATCTTCCAGTCTTGGTAGGATTTCGCTTTCATTTGAGTCTCGCAGCCTCCATGGTTTCGGTGTGATTCAGTTGAGTAGCGGTAATAAACCTCTGCTGCTTGATACCATAGAGCACATACACGACTCGGCCCTGAAGCCGCATCAGATAAGTGGCAACCCCATCTTCTATCTTGACCGGCTTGAGTGTACAAAGCTGGTCTCGGAGAGGCCACATGTCAGAAGCGGTCAGGAGGATGCCAAACCGGGTGAACAGCCGGTCTCGGAAATGCTGGCTGTCATGGGGATTGACGACTCTGAGCATCATGACACATCCGCCCTCTGCTCGATCTTCTGGACGACCGGACGAGCTATAGCCAGAACGGAACTATGCACGGCCATTGTTCCGGCCACGTAGCACTGGTGTCGGATGATATCCTTAAGGGCCTGATAGCAGGAATCCCGTTCCTCCAGAAGGATGTTCCAGGTCTCCAGATCCACAGCGATGGTTGGACGCTCAGCCATGCTCACCCCTTCACCACGAATCCCAGCACATGGGCCAGGGTCACACCGTTGACCAGAGTCAGCCCCCAGAAAAGGAACTTCATGAAGAGGTTGAACCCACCGCTCCGCTGCCAAATGACGGCAAGAAACAGGAACACGAGAGTGTTGACAGTGAGGATAGGGACCATGCGAAGCTCCTTTAGTGGCAGACGATAGCAGCGACAATAAGGCCACAGCCCACGGCGGAAATGATGTTGCACAGTGCGGGCACAGTCAACTTTCTGTGAGAGATTGCGAGGAAAAACTCGGGGATCAGCCATCCGATGAGGGCGGAGCCGGAGATAAGAAGAATGGGATGATGCATGAGAAGCTCCTTTGGGTGAGGTTAGAGCCAGTCGAACCCACATGCATGAAGCATCTGAATGTCTGCTTCGGATGGGTTCCACGGCTCTAGGACCGTGGTATCATTATACCACACCTCAGCGGGAGTGTCATCATCAATTCGGTAAGCATGTTTAACTTCCTGAGAGCCCAATTTTTCTCCTTCTTTAAGTGAATTATGGTAATGGGAATACCACTCAATTGCCCTTCTTTGTGCTTCGTCCATCGGATCTCCTTAATAGCTAAGGGGCTGTCTTTTACAGCGTTTTTGCCTGTCCAAAATGACTAAATGCTCTCTTTAAGGTATTCCTGCATTTCGTCGTAGAGGACCAGGAATCCCTCGTAGAGGAACCCCTTCCCTCCCTTCTGTTCCCACTGCTGGATGTTGATCGGCTTGTCATCTATCAAAACCATACCGGGACCTGACCAGTTCTGTTTATCCTGGGCGAACGGACCAATGTGAAACTCGATATGGCCAAAATTCTTGAGTATCCATTCGGCTTTGTCCTGTTCTGCATCTGGCACCGTAGCTCTGCGTGGAATGCCCGTCAGGATGGCCAAAGGGATGTGAAGGCTCTGGAGGTAGCTCATGAGCCGGTGTGCCTCTGGCATTACCTCTAGGGTGGAATAAAAATGGGGGATTTTCTTCACCTCATCCCACAGGGTCTCCCTAGTGATCCCCGGCTGGGCATCTTTCCATTTATCAAAATGAGCTAGCACACCATCTTGATCGATGTAAATCACACTAATTTCCATTGTCTTCGTTCCACTCCTCTTTTGTGATTCCCATAGCCCTGTTCTTCCAGTAGTTGTAAGCTTTTCGAAGCTCTGCTTCAAACGTTTCAGGACTCATCAGGGTGGCGGTTCCACCATCCGCTTTGAAATGATTGCTCATCATCGTAGCGGGGGTCATGGGCTCTTCCTCGTCCACCTGACACAGAACAGCCACGACCTCCCAATCACACTCAGTGGAGCGGTCTGAATCTTCAGCCAGCACATCCTTATGATAGAGCACAGCCGTGATGTATTTGGCATCAGGCAACTCATCCACCAGAGCCATCGTTTTCTTGCGAGGGGTCTCACCGGCCACACGAGATTTGCAGACCGTGACGAACTCAGTCTGGCGACTCACCGGTACGACCCTGGACTTCAACGGGCCAGGGAGATCCTCCGGGGCGATAGATACCAGGACTACCCCTTTACGGTAGCCTGTTCGAAACCCCCATATCCACGCCTCCCAAAATACTGAATCATGGTTGTTCATCAGATCGACCAGGGCCGTATTATGCTCCTCCGTCCAGCCAGGAATATCCTTGCTGGACTCAATGAAAAATCTGCTCAGTCCGGTGCTCATTCTTACCCCTTGTCTTATTTTACCACTATTCAGGGATGCTGTCAATCGCAGCCCACATCAGAGCAAGAATACGATTATTTTTCACCAGACACTCCCTGCCTTCTTCCAAACGTTTCTGATGATTCTTCACCACCCACCCCAATTGTTCCGAATGATCTGCTATGAAACTTTCAGGGGTCTTCTCTTTAAACTTCTGGATTTCCTCCCTGTAGTAGGATGAGTCCTCCATGCTGGTGCTAAGCTGTTCCAGCATGAAGCTCTTAAAATTGTTGAGTTCCTCCGGAACTGCCATGTGGGAAATCAGAACGAAGGTCTTCTTCAACTTCAAATTGTTCATCTCATTTTCAGCAATCTCAGCTTCATAACGAGCAATCCGATCATCGATTGTAGTCTGAGCCCAAATGATTTTATCCATCATAGGCATCAGATGCCATGCTTCCAGTTCAGCCTTGGCCTTTTCGAGTCCCTCCTTATGCCAAGTGCTTTCGTCTTCAAGAAGTTGGCGGGGAACTTCCTTATCCCAGTCGTCATCTCGCATGTGGGCTGCGACTCCGAATGCCCTCATGCATCTAGCGGCGAACTGTTTGGCAGTCGCCCCTTCGAAAATCATTGCGGTGTATCCAGTAGGCATTCAGGCTTCTCCTTTTGGTTATTAATACTCGGTTCGTGCAGGATGCACCTTGAGAATCTCTCTAAAACCGTTGGAACCCCCTGACGGCCACGATCTGGCCATTCTCTCGGATTGCAGTGGGACCGGTGTTGGGGGCAAGAACGTCAGGGCGGGTTATGGCAATGTCCGGATGCTGGGCCACCATGGAGGACACGATCAGGTAGGTGCCCATCATGTATTCCGGTAGGCCCTCCACGATGCCAGGGAAGCAGAACACCACCGGGAACCCGTCAGCGGGGCCAGCATCTGCCGTCCTGGGGACAAGCCGAGCCACCATGTCGCGGAACGAGAGGTAATTGATGGTCTTGGTCTTGTGTTTCATGATTTCTCCAATCCGAACGCACGAAGTATCCATTCCAGGTCGTCTGCAGCCTGTTCGTAGGCCAGGGCCTTACCTTCATCACGGGCAGCTTCCCCATCATCGTAGCAGTACATCTCGCCACCCCACTCCCCCCAATCCGCAACCTTGTCACGGAGACGTTCAGCGATGGCCTTCAGCTTTTCCTCAGGGGGCAGTGCGACCAGACTTGGGTCAGACATCGGAATCTCCTTCTCTCTATTATACTCTCAATTGGGTCAGTTTGTCTATAGGAGACTCTTAATTCGTTCCTCAGCTATCAGACAGTATGCCTCTGAAATTTCGCTTCCGATAAACTTTCTTTTCTCCAACAGGGCCATCTTTGCTGTGGTTCCACTCCCCATGAAAGGGTCATACACAATATCGTCTGGATTAGACCATGTGATAATGTGATCCCTACAAAGACTTTCAGGAAAGGGAGCGGGGTGCTTCACCCCATTGAAGCTCGTCACATAGCGCCAAATGTTCCAGCGGGGAGAAAAATCAGGGACGGGGTTCTTCAGTTTCCCTGAAAAATCCTTCCATCCAGCCCACTTGTTTGGTTTATCACAAATCAAATTGACCGTCTTGGGCTTCCCCTTTGTAACGATGAACATGTATTCGAATATCTGTGTATAGCGGTTGCCACATGCTCTGGCTGGATAAGCGGGGCTGTTCTTCTCATAAATCATTGTGTCATGGATATTTAGCCCTAGGCCCTTGAAGAACAGAGCCTGTTTGAAAGACGTAAGAGACTCAGAACCTTTCTGAACCGAGTCTCCCACTATCCAAACGATAACCCCCCCAGGCTTCAGGATACGACACAACTCCTTAGCGACTACCTCAAAATCAAAGCTATAGCCATTGTAGCATCGTAAATCATCATAAGGGGGGCTCGTCACTACCAAATCTATACATTCTTTCGGAAGCTTGAGCATCGTGTCCAAACAATTCTCGCAATAGATTCTATTTAATTCCAACACTACATTACTCTCCCTGGGTCTTTGGCCATTCACTCATGGGCTTGGAAAATGCCTTTGCGAAATCCACCTTAGACCAGAAAAGCAGGTAATTCCGTCCCGCTAATGCACCAGCATCACGAAACTCCCTCTCAATAGCTTCTTTTTCGTAGTCAGGGATGCCAGGGGCATCAGCCACAAGCACCAGAGTTTGGTCCTTCGACATGTCTCCATTTTTCAAATACTGGGAGGGGAGCTTATATATCTTTGCGTCAACCGAACCTCCAACCGTCTGGGTTCTATCCTCCACAAAGTAGGTGTGACGGAGGGCTGGAACCCACATAGTTTGGTCCGGAATCACTTTATGCTTCTGAGGCCCTCTCTGGAGTGCGGGAAAGTGATGCACACATTCAGGGTCAGCGCCATATCGCAGATGCGTCCTAGGGTTACTCTTTACGTAGTGTCGAACCTTCACCCCCGTCAACATCTCAATGATGTTTTCCATTTCTGCCTCATTACGAGCCCCAGAGGCGTTGATGGGGTTACTCGAATACAATGCACTAGTCCCCTCTTGAAGTTTCTGGAGGTCTGCGATAGCGATGGCAGGAGAGATATCCTGGGCATCTAGCTCATCCATAAAAGCGGGGTATCGCTTCAGTCCTAGGTAGAAGTGGCGGTCTAAAGGAAAGCCCGACACCCCTTCAACTGCCGACAATAGCCGAGTAATGACTGCCGCTGGCACCCTCTCGGTGCCAACCTGATATGCAGCCCTATTATCCTTCCCGGTCCCTTTGATGAAGATGATATTGCTGATCGTGCCCTTGATGGGTTGTCCCATGTGCTCCTCCTGTTATGTAATACTCAGTTTTGTGCGAGACGCACCGTAAGAACTAAGTATAGCCAGAATCGAATCTTCTTGTCAACAAAAAAAGAACCCCCACTGTTTGGTGGGGGCTTGAACAAGGACCAATCATCAAGTCCTTCAAACTACCGGGGGTGGGAGGGAGGGGAACCACCACACCGGCAAGGCGTGTGCCTACTACGTATTACTCAATTTTGGTCTTTGTAGTCCATCGATCCAGAAAATTCTGTATCGGGAACTTCCAACCCAACCAACCGATCCGCACCCTCAGAGATACTGCGGAGGAGAGAGTAGAGGGTTTCAACTGATTGCTGGTCCTCATTGCGGAACAGAATTTGAATCGCCCCCTGGGCACCCATGATGTTGGTCTTGTCGAACATGAGATTGTTCTTCAGCCTATCGGCTACGGTTTGCGTGATAATCATTTAGACTCCTGTTGTTGGTAAATTGCTGCGAATTCTTTTTCTGTTTGGGCTCGTTCGGCAGCCCATCTCTGACTTTGTTCTTTTAGCTCTTGGTCTAACAGAGCCACTCCCTCATAGAGCCACTGCTTGAGCAGAGGATCCGAAACCAAATAACCTGAATTGGTTTCCCACATATCCATTCGAGTGCCATCTCTGACAACCCAAGCATATGCCATGCGATTTGGGTGAAGCTTGAAACTAACCCCGTTGCTCACCGTCCATTCCCCCCTGTGATAAGAGCTTAGTCGGTTAAGCGTGAACTCAATGTCAGCCCCATTCGCCTTTTCTTGAAAATAGTTCACGATGCACTCCCCCCATCCCATTTTCTCATCTCCTCCTTTCTAATACTCAGATGAATCCATCGTCCGCATCTTCAGCTTCAAATCCCTTAGGTTTCAGTGGGAGGTGATTATCCGTAAATGCCAATCGCAGCCAATCTTCTCTGAGCAGCGGGATGTTCAACTCTTTCGCCTTAGCCAACTTAGAGCGCCCCGCTTCAGCACCGGCAATCAGATGGGTCAGCTTCTTGCTCACTCCGGTCTTGATGGTAGCCCCAATGCTAGCGAGGCATTTTTGCAGATGTTCTCGCTCACCGAAACTGTAGAACTCCCCGGTGATGCAAACCACATAGCCAGCCAAGGGCTGCTCGCCCGCTACGGCTGCCTGAATCAAAGCCTTGGGCCTGACCCCCGCATCGTAGAGCGCCTGGACCTCTTCATCGAAATATTGACCATGCGTGGCAAAATAGGACAGCACCTCAGTTTTCTTCACATCTCCGATACCGTCAATCTTCTCACCATTCAAAGCTTTGGTGAGGATATCCCTGAGACGAGGCATATCATCCGGTTGGAGTCGGCACAGAGTGGCCAGTCCCTTACTCATTACCCTGCCAATACCTGGAATTTCAAGGCTTGCCAACCATCGGTCCCACTCACGGGTCTTCACAGTTTCTAGAGATTTGCACATCTTGATGATCTGGGCAGCACTAAAACCCAAACCAGTAAGTTTGAGAGAGACTGCTTCAGACTTGCTCTTCTCCAGACCAGTGATGATGCTGTTAGAGAACTCCATCAGGTCGGAGAAGGTGGTGACAAAATCTTCTTCAACCAGCTTGGTGGATAGTTCAGGGCCGAGTTCATCAATCTCCAGAACAGAGCGATCCGCCACATAGCAGAGCTTAGCCTTCAATTGCTCGGAGCATTCAAAGTTATCGCACCAGTGAGTCAGCACACCGGATTTGGGGTTAATTCCACTAATGATTGGTGCTCCGCAAGCACACACAGTTGGTTCAGGAATGAGAATGGAAGTGGGGGATTTTAGGCTAATCCCACTGCACACAGGGATCACCTCCCCTCCACGCTTTATCAAAACTTCATCACCGATACCAATTCCCAATTCGGTTATGAAAGAATAATTATTCAGATTTACCCTGCTGACCATCGCTCCACCAATATTGATGGGATCGAGGATACCAACGGGAGTGAGGCTTCCGGTTCGACCGGTCTGCCATACCACATCCTTCAGGACCGTTCCCTTCTTCTCAGAGGGGTATTTCCATGCGAGACCCCAGTGCGGTGTTCGTGTGCCCAAACCCGCTTCCTTGCGGGCCTGTGGGCTAACCAGCTTAATGACCACCCCATCGGTATGCATACCCAAGCCACCTAGCCAGACAATCTCCCGCTCTTTGCGGATTTGATTATCAATCGCATCCACCACTCCCTGCGGATCACAGCAGACGCTCAGGATGGATTGAGGGAAGCAGGGGTTCGTGCGGGTCACGTATTGGATGGCCTGATGACAGTAGTCCAGGGAGGCGGAGCGTTTGCTCAGGTAGTCTTGAGGGATGCCGTTCACCTCCCATACGAACATGCGTAGGCCCCGCCGCCGAACTGCTTCAAGGTCCAACAGCTTCATCGAACCGGCAGCAAGATTGCGAGGCGAGGCATACGGCTTCTCACCCTCAGCTTCCAATTCCTTGTTTAACTTGTCAAACTGGGAAACGGCAATGAACACCTCTCCCCTGATTTCCACGGGGGTCTCTGGGTAGAACTCTTCCGGTAAGGTCAGTGGAACCGCGCCACTTGCAGCCATCTGCTTCGTCACATCCTCACCGAACAGCCCGTCACCACGGGTTACCGCTTTGATGAGTTTGCGATTGATATAGATTGTGGAGCACGAGCAGCCATCAACCTTCGGTTCAATCACGAATTGTTGACCGGGGAACTGTTCGAGCCAACTGGTAAGCTCTGCGAAATCGTAGGTCTTATCCAGACTCAACATGGGGGTCCGGTGCTTGATCCGACCCCCGCTGTTCACCATGTCAGAGCCAACGGTGGTCAGAATGGTGGCGAGGGAGCGGAACTGGGGAAGCCCCTTCACCATATCATATAGCTGCTGCTCCATCCGATCATACTCCGCATCGGTCATGATCGGGCGGGCTTGGGCATAATATGCGTGGCGAGCGTTAATCAGCTCGTTATTGGTGCTGATGATGAGGCCCTTGCCAGCTTCCTCAAATGGTCTGTTATCTTCTGCCATATTAATAATCCCATCCAACTTGTTTTGAAATCTCCGGAGTCCACCCACCCAACTGCTTGAATCGCTCCATAAACAAACGGTTCAACGGAAGGTCGAAGCGGAACATCGGATCACCCGAAGGAGCATACCTATACCTACGTGCCATCTGATAATGAGACATTTGGCTAATCTCAATCCTCAATTGCTCAAGCTCAGTTTCAGTGGGTTCGTTCATGAGAACATGCTTCGAAGGGCAGGCATGATCTCATGAGACCGGCAAATCAAAGCGTACAAAACATAGAACCATCCGAAGAAAAAGTGGAGCAACCCCCACCAGAATGAATGGTTCAGAGCAGCACTCAATATCACCGCAACGAGCCCACCGACCGTGACACACCCGCCACCCGTATTTGTAGAACTATCACTCATCAGAGCCTCCTACCATATTATACTCGGTGGGAGGCTGATTCAGATACGTTTTTTACATCACCCAAGCCAGGAAACGTTTGTCTTCCTCGATAAAGTCAAAACTGCCTAGTTTGGCATCTGAAGGAACCGCGCCCCTGTCCTTGAGAGTTTCGAAATCCTCCAGGAAAGCCCAGGTCATATCGAACACTTTCTTGGCGGGTTTAAGTATAGCAACATATTCTAAAACTGGACCTACTATCTCAAAAGGTGGAGCTTGCAATATTTTAGCAGCGAGGGTTCGGGGCTGTTCGGTCTCAAACCAAAGCAGCACCTTGATGTAGTCAGGCTTCCAGACAGCCTGTTCATATTCGGATGACACAACAAGTTGAATCTCAACTGGTGACTGGGCAGCGGGTGGGGCATCCATCACTCTCATCTGTGTCTCCTTTAGGTTTTTAGACGATTCTTCCAAATCAACTGCTCAACCATCTCAGAGGTGAGCCGACCCACTATGGGCTTGAGTGATGACTGGTGAGGATACTGCTCATGCAGCACATTCTCTGCCCCACCATGCGGTTCTTTTGTAGCTGGTTCGGTGCGGGTCACTACAGAAGGGTTCTGTTGCTCTCGTCCAGCCCCCTCAGCTTGCAAAAAGTCCTTCAACCAATATCCGTCATCTGCAAGTGCTACCTTTTCAAATTCGGACAGGAGTAGGGTTGGCTTGGATGAAACGTAGGATAAACTACTCTCGTGTAGCTCTCCATTCATCATATACTGGAAATCTTCATCGTTTGCCCGATAGCCAGAGCCTAGAATAAACTGTAGAATATCACTACTAAGCCTAATAGCCACAGCAGCGGTTTCAATATTAAGCTCACTCTCATTTATCTCTCCAGCGTTATCTTCCCCGACCGCTTCCTGGATACTCGCAAGGATGGGGCTCCCTGGCTTTAACAGGCCATATAAATACAACGTAGTGGGTACGAGGTCATGGTTAACGTGGGCCAGTAAGTCTAGTCCTTGCTGGAGTACGTCCAATTGCTCCTCTGTAACAGTGCTGTATTTCATCGGATCCTCTACATAGTGTCAAAAAGTTTGATCCTTACTTGATTATTACTGGACTTCAACCTGCTTGGACCGTTTATACTCGCTTTTAATGCCAGAGATATGATCATCTAGACTGACCGCTCGTTCGACTAAGGGCAGAAATTGGTCGGGGATTTTCATATCATTGTTTGTTTTGGACTTGGTAGTGAACGCGCAAATACTGATTCGGAACTGCTCCTGATACTTACGAAGCAAGTCCTCAAATCGAGTATTATGAAACCCCACTAGCACCACCTGTGATCCAGTTGGCAAAGTGGCAAAAATGTCATGCAAATAAGTAGAAGGTTTATAGAAAATATTCCCTGGAATGATCCGTGAATCAATCGGGGCCATGCGGATGACTTTCACACCCGTCCGCTCTACCGCCTGGATATACTTGTCAGCCTGCTGCTCCTTGGTTGAGCCAAATAGCACCCAAGTCTCAGTAATCGGTTCATTCAGTATCTCTCGTGCGATATAGCTGACTACGTCTATAACATAAAGCTGAGAAGAATGAATCTCACCGGCACGAAATAAATGCGATGCCTCTACGATAAAATAAGTGCCCATTGGGGATCCCCTTCATACAGAAGAGGTACCAGTATTCCAGACTTTACGAAACGTAATTCGCAAAGATTGTCGGAGCAATACTTACCAAATGAGGTTTGATCATCTCCATAATAACTCGAATGTCTGGATGGGCAGCTTTTGCCGACCTGAGGGAGAGGATATGCATCCACTCACGGAGGTTTGCTGTCCATACGATCTCAGTTGCGAGGCATGTCGGAAGGACCGAACGAGCGTTCTGAGGGAGTACCCCCAGTTCAATGAGTTTTAGGTATGCCCGCTCAGCATGGTAGCAACCCTCATACCACACAACACCCTCATTTGTGCCTTCTTTAATCCCACTCGGACGAATAACCGAAATTTCACCGCCAAACTTGTCCTTCGCATAGCAGCAGTATCTAGTAGAGGCTTGCGAGTATGAAGCGATACGATGCCTGACGATCTCATGGGAGATGCCACGGTCACACACAATGCTGAACCCAGCGGAGGCATGTTCCAATACAGATTCATGCTTTCGGCTTGGGTCCATGATCATTTTGATGAAGGCTACGTGAGAGTCTTCAGTGATATTCCCCTCTGATTTCCAACAAACCCTTCCGGCTCGTTCGATAACTTTCTCCGCATCAGGAGTGTGGTGCAAAAGGGTTACACTTGGTTCTACAATTTTCATCATTCAACCTCATCCAAAAGTAAAAGCAAATCCAAATCGTTTATGTGTTGTTTTTTCTGGAGAATGCGATCTAAGAACGCAACTAGATTGTCAGGGGCTTCCCCCTTCGCATTCACCGCACCCTGCCCCAATGTATCACCTATGATCTCAATGACACACTGCTGAACCCCAGGCTTATTCTGGATCAGTTCCTTCCACCCACCCTTGGCGGGGGCTCGGAGCTTAGCCTTCAAATCATCCCTTAAACTCATTCACAAACTCCTTCAAGCCCTCTGGCAGATCATCCCCAACCGTAAGAATAGAATCGTATTTGGGGACCACATAGATACGGAATCGTTCGCTTAAAGCTTGATAGGCCATCCATCGACTCGTAATCGTACGGGGTGCAATGTCCCCACCGGACTTAGAGAAGATGGGGTATGCCAACCCATCCGCCATGAAACTTCCATCCTCCAGATGTCGAAGATGAATAAACTCTTCGATGGCTTTGTGGTTTAGTGCCCATACTTTCACATCCGGACCCACGTAGTTGTTCAATCCCATGAGGGAGAGATTCGAGAGATTATTCAGGTCAGCCAGGGCTGGAGTAGAGCCGATGGGGCTGACTCGAAAACTATTGAAACCTACCAACCCCGCTGATAGAATCTTAAGATTACGAACTCCAGCAAGAATAGTGTTAAACTTCTTAGATTTCTCATCTTCTCCACCCATGAACTTAGCCTTCTTATCGAAGGGTGAGGCTTCAAAGTTACCCTCTCTTTGCCATGCTTGAGTGTCATTGTCCAACTTCGGAATATCAAAGCGGACTGACCCTTCCTGACAGTTAAGCAAAAGCTGGCTAGCTAGGTTGAAGTCTTGAATGTGCTGAAGGATCCAAATCCGTTTGTCATAGTAAAGGGGAGTGCCACTCATGGTCATCATGACCTCGTTGTCCACTACCCGATTGACCAACTTGCTCGCGTCAGCCGTACGATCAAACTTCGAAATACGGAGAATATCCTTATAGGCTTCCTCCATGGATGCTTCGGATTGCCAAATCTCTTCGACGGATTTCATAGGTTGCACTTCTCCTTTACGTGAGCGCACAGTTTGGCATCCGTTTTACATAGAGCTTCAATCACAGTGATCGGGTCTGAGGATTGAATCTCGTCCACCGATTCTGATAACTCTGAGAAAAATGCCTTCATGCTGGTGCTGTCCTTCACATCTATTACTCGCTTGTCTTCCACTCGGAATGCCTGCTCAAGAGGGACCACACTAAGCGGAATCTCCTTAATCTTAGCTCCTTCGGTGGTGAATTTGAGTAGCACCGCACTGACCGGACGATCCGCCTCATCTTGGGACAGGGCCGCACGAGCGATGCTGCCCAGGTTGATATGAGTCACGTTGCCACAGCGTTCCGTCTCAGTCCTGGTGTGGTCGTGCCCCCAGAGCAGGATATCATAATCCAGCTTGCGGAGTTGGTTATAGCCAATCATGCTGACTTGCTCACCAAATATCTTCGTGTCACCGCTGCACCCAGATGCATGAACGATACCCAAACGGTAATCAATGCCCTCTGGACGAGCCGTGGATCGCTTCAGGGCTTCATAGGTGTCGGCTGGTTCCGCATAGTCCCACGTATCCACTTGAATGACGAAGGAAGGGTCCAGCATCGCTTCCTCCCTGGTCTCAATGATCAGAGGTTCTTCGTTCAACGACCGATAAACCCCTGCCTCCATCAGGATACCCAATGGTTGATGAGGAAGGGTGTCCATTCGGTCAAACTGGATGTCATGGTTCCCCACACAGCCATACACGCAGCCACCGGGGAACTCACTGAACACTTCGATAGTCTCTCTGATTAGAGACAGGCTATTCGCCTGAGACTTAGGTGCTTTGATATGAAACACATCCCCACCAACCAGACATATCGCATGGTTGTCCTCGCAGATCTGACGGACCTGACGAAGCTTGGCAAAAATCTGTTCCCTATAGGCGTCAGAACGCCTTCCGGGAGGACGATCAGAAAGGTGGATATCCGTAATCCACACAATGTTTACCTCGTCATCTATCCTTCGCAGTTTCATAAGGGTTTGAACATCTCCGGGGCGTAGGTGTTAGCGTAATGAATGAACTTGGCATCGTCTGAAGAAATATGTAGAGCCATTCTCTCCCTCATCAGGTCAAGTTCCTCTTGTGAACTATTACCCACTAGGAGACGAGGAATGAGAGGCAGGACGAAATCTTGGATGAGAAGGTGCTCGTTGATATGCCGTTCCCGTTCCGGGTAATTGCAAATTTTCATCATCCGCTCTTCATCAATGAAATGGTTACTCAGATGGTCAATCAGGTCCCCCAAAAGGACTGAAGAGTTGAACCCTAAGTGAAGATGGTCCAGAAGATTGAGTATGGCCGTGTGTTCTTGCTCAAACGGGTCGCTTATCATTGCACTTCTCGCTTTCTAAGGCCCTGATGATCATCTGTTCCATCTCAGCGTAGGTGGAGTTCAGAAGCACCACATTAGTCATAGTCAAGTAATACAGCAGCTTGCCGGTGATGTCAGGGATTTGATCCAGAATCTGTTTATTCTGTCTTTTGTTGGTTTTAACTTCGACGTTGACCGGAGTCTCTGGTTGCCCTATTTCATCCTGGGTCGCCTCGAACTCAATCTTGACTCGTTTCCTGCGTAGATCAATAACCAACTTCATTCGTCTGCTCCTAGGGTGGCCTTAAGAAAAAGTATTCCGGACTTCACTGTCTTGAAACTAATGACTGGTGTGTCCAGTTTTGAAAACTTCCTGGTGGCCAAGTATACAATGATTGATACTCCGTGAAGCTCACACAAATTGATACTGGCTAAGTTTGGAGTCACACTGGAGAACATGATGGCAGGGGTGGGAGTGGGGCCTTCTAGTTTACTCAGGGCCACCAATTCAGGTTGAAAAGTGGCCCGACAGATACGTTCCGGGTTGCACCCCATTGTATTGCAATGAGTGAAGTAAGGGGGCTTACGGTTGAATCCAGAGCCTAGGATACGAAGGTCTTCGTCCGTAACGACTGCCCCAATACAATTCCGAAAACACTCGGATTGAAGCCGCTCCGTATCCACCAGTCCAAACAAGTAGGCTATCCTGTGACTCAGACTGGGGGTGTCAAGAAACCGAACTAGTTTGAGCGCCTTGTCTTGAGGTAACGATACATCGCACCATTCAAAACCCTCATCAAAAGCCAAAGTCATGTAATCAATATCTAGCAAGGCCAAATCCTGACGTAAGTGATTAGTATCCATCAACTTCCAGGGGATAAGGGCTTGGGGTTCAAGTTTAAACTCCATGGGACTCTCCTCACTATGGAACGGCTAGCCGATTCGGTTAGGCGTAAGCATCAATGAGGGTTCCGACCTGATCGTTTGAGAACCTAAAGGCACGTTTATCAGGAGCTTGCGGCTGAATCCGCACTACCGGCTCTACTCTCCTCATGGGGAGAACGAGAGGGTAAAAAGGTGCAGGGGGGAGTGACTCAGGCCACATAGATTACCTCAGCGAAGTTCTTGGAACTTCTCATATTGCTTTTCGGCCTCTGCGATGATTCCCTTGAGTCTTTCCATTTCAGTGCTGATTTCTTCAGAGAGTTTGTCCATGAGGGCTTCGATCTGCTCATCAGACATCTTGGAAACATCGTAGCCCTCTTCCTTGAGTTGAGCCTCCAGCTCTGAGAGCTTGTGCTCCTCAACGGCCAGGGTGCGCTTGACTTCTTCCTGCTTCTTCTCCAAGCTGGATATCCGTTTGTTCAGGTCTTGGATTTCTTCGGCTATGGCCACGACTACTCCTTGATAAATTGATACCCGCATTTCGGGCATGAGATGACATCTTTTGTGAGTTCATGAAGTTGCTGGTGCAGAATTGCAAGTTCACTGAGATTATTCAGCAGTGCCCCACTATGAGTCGCAACTATGGCTCTAATCTTAGGATGAGTGGAGAGAAGCTTTAGGGTCTTCAAGTCCTCGTTCAGCTTGCTCATACTCACTGAGACAACAGAGGGGGCAGCTTCAAGTCGTTTTCGCAGGGGGAAGTAGCTGTTCCACAATCCCCATCGTCTTACCATCAGACCCCATTTGACCTCACGGGCCGAAACCAGCACCCCAGAGCCCACCGTAATACGTTCCTGGAGCTTCTGGACCTGTCGGAGGCTCTTCCCTAGGCGAAGGTAGCGAGAGACCAATTCGGTCGAAGGTAGAGCCACCTGAGAGGCTTGGCGGAGGGCCTTGGTACGGGTTGTTACCTGAGTTCGATGAAGCAGGAGGTCATGAACCTTGTGTGACTTCGCTACCTTCAAGGTGGAGGGTGGGGTAATTCGGTTGATGCTTTCTAGACTTACAACCCTGCTCCATTGCACTGCTCTCTGATTCAATAGAGTCTGCACTGTCTGAGCCGCTTCCACATTATGGGTAGCCTCAACATGCTGAGGGGCGAGGGCAAGATAATGGAGCTTAATCTCCTCAATGGCGGCTATTTTGGTATGACCCACCTGAACTTCCAGAGCCAGCATCTTGGCCTGGGAGTTGATTTCAGTATTGTTGAGGTTAATGGCCTTCTTGCCCTGATTCAACTGCTCGGTATTGCTGAACAGACCGAATACAGAGTTTAATTCGCTGGGAGACAGGTTCATCATGAACTGGCTGTCAAACTGCCCTGCGAATGTGGGGTCCAGCTTGGCGGAACCGATGGTGATCTCCCCCAGTTTCAGGTCTTTGATTAGCTGGGGCACATCACCATTGAGTTTGGCAAAGTCTTCGCCATTAACCCTATAGGTTAACGTCTTCCCTCTAGTCAGAACCGCCGTAGGCCCATCCTCTACTTCGAGTTTAAGTTCTACTGCTTTTTGACCATGACGAATGAAGGCATCCTGAACCTGATTTCTCAGAATACCACGCAGAGATCTAACAATGGCGGACTTCCCTCGATTTGAACTGCCAACGATGATGGTAAACCCGTTGACTTTCAAATCGAAGGTCTTCCAAGACTGAAAATCCTTACCTACCAGTCGAAACTTCATGATTCCTCTTCGCCCTCTTTATCGCATTCCTTGCCCGCTTTAGAAGACCAGATATGGGAGACTAAATCCCTGATCGCACTTTCAATCATCACTTCTTTTATCGTGAGACGAAGGAAGGCTCTGATGAGATGAAAATTGCGAATGATGCAGATAACGGTAGTGGCTAGGAGTGAAGCAGAGACACACAGCAGAGCCCCGTGTAGAAGTGGCCAGTCCCAAAGGAGGGAGGTGAGGTAGAGCCCGGTGAACCAAAAAGCCTTATCGGCCCATGGGAAGGGTTCAGCCAACGCATCCACAAACTTTTCCAGCGTATCCATTTCTCGAAGGGCCTGATCGACCCCTCCGGAATGAGCCACGGTGTAAGTCAGGACACCCAGAAGCCCTGTCAGGTAGCCACCCAAGACAATCCCGCCAGCCCACAATCCATAATGAAGGGCACTGGGGCTGTAGGAAAGGTGTGTGGCCATGAATAGGGTAGAGCCCAGGAGGGCTAGGAACCAAAAGGCTTTGAGAATGAGGTTGTTGGAGTCGATGATCATGACAGATCCTGCTCATCATCATCAAATGCAACCTTAGTGGTGATTTTCTGATAGAAATCCTCATCAGAAGAAGCCAGATCCTCTTCCGAAGGCTGAATCAGGAACCCACCTTCATCGCTCTCGATAGCCGTCACAACTAATTCTCGTAGTTTGCTGAGGACTACAGGGTTTTGCTCTATCACCATATCCCGAATTGCCGAATCCTTGGAATCATAGACGGCGATAGGATCAGATTCCAATCCCACTATCCACTTCTTCCCCACGTAAGCAATCAGCTTATAGCGGAAGGCTAGCTCTCGGATACTAATGTTGTCATCCAACCCAAGACCAGAACGTAGGTAGAGTTCACCAGCCCTGTATCCACCCATCGTGACCTTGTTTTTCAGGACACGAACGGCAATGCGAGTTGCAACATAATGATTACCTTTGTTCTCACCGGGTTCAATGTCCCAATCGGACTCACCCCCACCCGCACGAAGGGCCTTAGCCACATTGACTTCGATAGTCAGACTGGGAATGAAGCGCATTGCATACCCGCCAGGGAGGATGTAGTTGAGATTGGTGATGGTGGAGTACTTCGCAGCCGACTGACCCTCTCGACTCCCGTCAATCCTGGCCCGAATCTGGTTCACCATAATCAGAACGCAGTCGTAGTGTTGGGCATAAGGGAGGAGGAGGTCAAAGAACATGTTCATGGTTTTTGCATGTTGACCAACAGTGTTCTTAAAAGCCTTACCGTTCATGATCTCCTTCTCATCGACCATGGACTTCATGCGGGGAACAGAGTCATAGATGAACACTTTAACTCCAGCCTTCATCAATACGATTGACTTCTGAACCGCAGCCTCAACAGAGTTGTTCTTGAAGACGACTAGAGCATCACGATCAGTGTTGACCCCGTTAGACTTGAAATACTCAGGAGTGCTGGTCCCTTCAAAATCAAAAATTGCCGCCGCCTTTCCAGTCAGACGTTGGTAGGACTTGACGATATTATAACACAGAGTGGACTTACCTCCATGCTCCTTACCATGAATCTGGATGACTCGACCTCCACCGGGGATGCCCTTCAACTGAAGCACGTGGTCCAGGATGATAGACCCCATTGGGACAAACGTTTCCTGCACCTCCATCTTCTGGATTGTGGGGTCTTCTCCAAAACCTTCCAGGGCTTCCAGAAATGCGGATTTAAGGTCAGGGAAATCCCCTGCCTCTTTGTTGTGTTTAATACGCTTAACAGCCATATTGCTCCTTAGAAGGTTATGATGATTTTTTGCAGCCGCTTCTTCGGAGGAACGGTCGCGTCTTTTAAGCTAATACTGTATTCGGTTGGGGTGTAGGTGTACCAATATGCAGGATTATGGAGGATCCCCTTGGTCACGATTTTGGCTCTCTTACCCTTACCCTTCACTACTGGGGTGTTATCACAGAGGCTTAGCAGCATTGGGGACTCACCTACCAACATCTCTGGAGAGAGGAGGTCAGCTATCATATGACCATATTTCGAGAATAGGATTGCATCACATGAATCCGAATCGATGCCTGGGTATACCTTGGAGTCCGCGAACTCTTGACTCTTGCGAACATTCTCCCACTTGTTATCTCCGGTTGCTGTGAGCCCCATATTGGATCTCATCGTAGCTGCATTAATTTGGAGAACGTGAACAGAGGAAAACAGGGAAGGAAGTCGAGGGAGAAGATCGGCATGAATGGCCTTTGAGACGATATTAAGGAAGTCATTTCTAGGGGTTGGAACCTCCATGCACACCAACAACCCATACCCATAACCCCCAGATTCAAGCTCCTTGGGAGCCTGCTTGAGGGTGGGTTGGATAGCTTCATAAAGTCGCTCAGTTATTGTTCCGGCGATCATTTTTGATCTAACCCAAATCGGAAGGGATGAATCATCAGGTTTCAGTGACCCGATTTCAATCCACTGCCCATCCAGGCTAAGTGCATAGCCAGTGCGGCTCAAGGATGGGTCCAGCCCCAGCACCATCCAATGTGTTATCTCCGGCTCCTTGGAGGGGAAGGTTATTTTTTCAGCGAACGTTTTCTTCGGCTTACGTGGGGCCACTACTTCTCTTTTCCATCTACTCCCCCATAGGGAGGCAAAAACGGGGAGCCCTGGGGCTCCCCGAGTGTCAAGTTCTTGGGCTACTTACAGGTCACTATTGTCCGAAGCATCATCATCATCATTGGCTCCGGTGAGGCCGGAGAGCAGGGCCTTCCACTCGATAGCGTTGATCTTGCGGCCAAGCCGTCCGGTGAGCAACTTGCCGTCCAGGAGCCCCTTCTCAGTGGCCTCTGCTTCGATAGCCTTAACCATCTCTGGATCCTTGCGGTAACGGGGAGTGCGGGATGCACGGGTGAGGGTGTAACCAATGCCAGTGGCCTCGTTATGAGTCATAATGATGTCAAAGTCATAGACCGTCTCAGGGGTGCCAGTGGCACCATCTTCGTCTTCCATCATACGGTTAATAGCGGTGTAGTTGGTGCGGCTGAGACTAACATGGCCCAACTCCCACTCAGTGTCCACGATCTTCCGACCGTCCCGGTCCAGACCGTATTTGCCGGTCTTGGGGTCGCAGTTGGTGTATTTCACGACTAGTGCAACGATGGCGAGGTTGGCGTTGCCAGCCAGCCCGGAGGTGCAGCAAATGCCTTCGCTATCCTCAGTGGAGAGGCAGCGATAAGTGCCCTTCTTGTCGATGTAGTGGTTGAAACCCTTCTTGGGCTTGATGAAGGGGAGGATGGCGAAGCGAACCGCCTTGCCCTTTTCTGGCCTGACCCGTGGCATTGGGTCCTTCTTCTTCATCAGTTCCGTATCACCCCAGTCACAATCGAGGTCTTCCTCATTCTCCAGTGTGGCTCTCTTGGTTCCAGCGGGTCCAGCCGCAGAGCCTTTGGGGGCTTTCTGACCGGGCTTGAGGTCTAGCTCTTCGTCTTCGTCAAACTTTGGCTTGTTCGCCATATGATGCTCCTTGCTACCTAAATTGATACTCAGAATGAGTCGTCAAAAGTGATCTTTCTTCGATCTTTTTTGACCGGTTGAACTTCCGTTGATACTGCTGGTGTTACTGGTTCTGACTCTGATTTCGGGGCGGGGGGCTCCGGGGTTGAAGAAGGCACAGAGATGCCATCCTCATCATCTTCATCGTCATACTTTGGCTTGCTCTTCGGCTTGGATTGAATTTCCTTTTCACCCTTTTCTTTGACAAGCTCAGGGCCGTTCTCTCCGCTTACCACCTTTACATCCCCAACAAAGGGATCATGGATAATTTCTGATGGAAGGTCTCGCTTCACCACTAATGGTGTCCAATTTTCAGGGTGAGCAGCCACATCTTCTGCGATCTGATGATCCCCATAATAAAACCCAGTGTCCGGAAGCTGAGAGATCAAGTCTTCCATAGAGGTGAGCTGGTGATCAAGCACTACTTCCTCTATTACTTCGTTTTCAGCCTCTTGTGTATCTAGAATTACCAACTTCTTAGAGGTTAGCATCTGCAAAAGGGCCACATCTTCAGCCTCTTGAACGGCATTAAGTTGTTCCCCACGCCATTTTTGAGCTGCTAGTTCCAACTCAGCCGCTGATACTACCCCAACTTCTGCCTGCTCCACAGTTCCCTGGACCATCTTGACTATCTTGTCACTCAAGGCATGACCCGCGAACTCCCGTCTTTCAACATAGTTGGGGTCATCATCTTCTGCGGGCAGTCCACTCTCAGGCTCCTCATCGTCATATTGAGGTTTCTGGGGTTCGGCTGTGAGGGAGCCATAGCGTTGCTTAAGCAGAGGGAACGGGTTTTCATTCTCCATCAGCCCCTGGCTGGCTGGCATATGTAGGAGTGAAGCGTTGGCCTGTTCGGTGCCCAGCTTGTACTTCTCCATGGCCAGCTTCTTGGAACTTTTCAGATGCTCAATGAGCATACCAATCGCTTCCTCCATTCCCTCCAGGACCACCTCTTCGCCAATTAGGCGGGTGAACTCCGACTCAGCCAACGCCTTACATACCGAAGCGGTGAACTTGAGATCGTGGGATTTAAGAATGTCAGCGATGGCGATCTGGTACCACACGGTAAAGGCAGCTTCCAGGCTGTCCTTGTTATGAATAGCCGCACGGACCTTACCCAGGAAGAAAAGGGATCGGGAATGAATGGATTCAATCTTGTCGGTCACCAATTGGAGCGACTGAGTGAGTTGCACCAGATAGGATTGAGCGGTCCCCGGAGCCACACTGGATAGTAGGGTAATCTGCTCCACCCCATCCGCCTCTTTCAACAGCTTCAGGTAGTAGTCATCGAAGGAGTAAGCCTCCTCAGATGATTTGTAGATGAAGGTTGCACGGAGCTTCTCCACCTTCTCCAGAAGGCCCGTATCTTCCAGAACGGTCTCAGCTTTCAGTTGATTCAATATCGGTAGCATCTACTTCGCCTCTCTCGATCAAAAATTGCTTCATTTGTTTTGTGCGTTTTCGGGCCGTGGCGATCAGTTCTTTGAACAGTGGGGCCTTCACGACTCCTCCCACATACCTACTGCCCTGCACCGCTTCCCAAGCCTCTAATTGGAGATCCAGGACTTTGGTTAGGATATCATCGTAGTTGTCGATTGGGATGCCCTCTTCACCTTCAGGGACCTCTCCACGTAGCGAAACAAAACGTTCAGACCCTCGTCCATAGTCCATATCTCCGACCTTAAGACTGACCATCACTGCGGTTACGGTCATACTGCTCAACGGTTTTCTCCATTCCTGCGATTCGAACCTGAACCGAATCATTTGCATCGGTCAGCATCTTTTGATTAATACCCGCTACACCGAATCCCTGGTGAATATTCATTTCAGATGTTTTCTTCACTTTTGCCGCACTCTCCCCCTTTGACTCTTCCCTGGTTATGTGAACGTATCGATCCAAGTTCATGATGTCCTTGATAAGCTCTTTGAATGATGCGGGGATGGCTTTGTCATCTTTCATCTTAGCAAAATTGGGGTTTATCAGCCACGTAAGGTTTGTCTTACTCATTCGATCCCCAATCAGCATTCGCACATTGTCATAATGCTGAGGGTAGGGGGGCCAGAAAGCGGCACGAATAATGAGAAGCTGGGGGGCTGTTAGGAGTGCATGTTTCTCCGCATAGGTGGCCTTACCAAATCGGATATCGGTCACTTCCACCATCGTGGTTTCTCTCCACGTAATAGGTAGGCGACCCTTGTCTACCGCATCGTAGAACTCCTCTGTGAGGGACTTTCGCAAATGAGCCGAGAACGCCTGCATACTTCCATCCAAGGAGTCCACCTCTATGAGGCCGTTACCTCTTCGCTTGAGTAAAAATGGGGAGAGCTTAGATGGGCCGCTTATCTCAGGAAAAGAAGTCAGGGGGCCTAGGTGGGCTGCCAATTGCCTTGTATAGAAACAGCTACACTTCCCATACATCCCATTGGCTCGCCTTAAGAGCCCCCCGCCCTCACAGCGAGGGCATTTAGGAGCGTTATTTGGTTCCATTTATCACCATTTCTCAGAAAACTCGAATGATTTCTTCTTGTTCTTAATACTCTCTTTGGGATCTTTTTCGAAGCTCATCACATAATCTTCGCCCTCACTGGCGGCAGCGGCAATCAGCTTCCCGTTTAGGAAATCCCCCATTTTCGACTTTCTCACATGAGCGGTCAGAAGCTCTCTGAACTCCTTATCGTCGTTCAACGTCTCCATCCCACTCGATAGGTCCAAATCGTTCCCCGAGTCCAGAAGTCCCGCCGAATGGGACTCTCCAAGAATGACTTCAAATACACCTTTTTTACCCCGTAGCACATCAATCGTATACTCATCAATCGTGCCCTTTGCGAGGGTAATGTGGAGGGTGCAAGCCGAGTGAGGGCTGGACATTCTGAGCATTCGCCCCACTAGTTGAATTAACGCACCAAACCCGAATGGAACATCCAAGAGTATCATGTGCGCGGCTTGTTGAAGATTTGCCCCCTCCATGATAGCAGTATTGATGAACATCATGTCATAATCGGGGTTGGTTTGAAAGAGTCGTTTATTAATGTCTCGTTGTTTCTCATCTTCGGCCCCAGTGATTCGTAAGAATTTACGATCAGTGAAGTGGCCGTTCTTACAGAGATACTCAAATCGGTCAATCCATTTACGCGATTTAGTGAAGATTAAGACCTTCTCTCCAGCTAGCTCTCCATCCAAGAGTTCCAGCAACGCATCTTCTTTTGGACTGAGGGATTTAGTGAAAAACGCCTTTTTATCAGAGGGATCAATCAGGCAAGGATGGTTTGATATCAATTGGAGAACAGAGAGTTGAGTCATCATGCTACTGGGGTCCCGGTCCTTTTCAACCATTTCCCCAGCTACCTTATGAACAGAGGGAGGGAGTATTAGCTTCCCGCTTTTAATATCTTCAAACATCTTAATCTGTCTTGCATCCAGGTCAATGGGGTGGTAAAGGGTGGTCAACTTAGGGAGTGGTTCCTTTACCTGAGCCTGAGACCGCCCCAAATAGAACGGTCTCATCCCTATCTTGAACTCTTTGAGATTGCGGTAACCCACCAGAGAGGGCTTCTGCCTCCCATTACCAATGTAAGTCATTTGATATTTGCAGAAATGATCTCTGAATTTGGACATTCCCCCAAAAGGTCGGATCCCAATCGCACTGGCAATACTGTAAAATTCATCCAAGCTATTCTGAATGACCGTAGCAGTCATTGCCCAAACCCTACCCACCCTGGTTTGTAACTGAAGAATCATTCTGCGAATCTGGGTCGTAGTGGCCTTGAATTTCTGAGCCTCATCACAAATCAGTATCAAATTTTCCCCATGGGGCTGAACGATGTTTAAAAGCTCCTGCACCTCTGGGCTTATTTCCTCGCGTTGTCCCTTCTCTATGGGGTAGCCATTCTCATCAAACTCACCTTCTAGGGGTTTAGTCCTGCCCACCAGGGAGGTGTATTTACAAATCAGGACATCGCACAAGTCATTTTCCAAGAAATCTCGAATTTGGGCAAGTCTTGCTGGGCTGCCTTTCAGCTTGTTGTATGTGTCAGTAACCACATGAGTCCGTAGGGTAGTGAATTCGTCAAACCCCTCCGTCTTCCACTGATAAGTGGTGGACTTGGTGCCCATAACCAGGATTTTACACCCATGCTTCTCATGCAGATAAGCCGATGCAGCAATTGCGGATATCGACTTACCCAGACCCACCCCATCGCCATTGATGAATCGGTGCATCTTTATCAAATGAGCAACCATCTGGGTCTGGAAGTTCTTCAGTTTAACTGGCTTATGCTGAGTCAGTGAGACTTCACGAAAACAAGCCGGAATGGGGACTGGTATCGGCCCCTCTTCCGGATCATGCTTTCGAATACGGTAGAGCAACTCCAGCATCTTCTGAGGGATGCCTTCATTCTCGGTATACGGTGTAACTAGGGGACACTGTTCGTCCACGCCGACCCTCACCTTACTTATTACTCGTATTTCCAGGTTGGGGGTTCCTCCACTTCATCCGAGAGGCGCAGTTTGACGCTGGACTCTGCATGTTTGCTGATTCCATGGCGATGCTTCTTAACCTCTTTGTGGTCTTTCTGGCCAATCGCCGTGTCCATCTGATCTTCGATATCTTCAACCTTCTTGGGCTTTACGGTCATCGTATGCTCCTCCATTAAGCAGGCTATCTATCACAAGCTGTGGCTTAGTCTGGTACCATCGTCCTTCAGTCTTCCACTCTACTACCATATTACTGGGTAATTCAAATCTGCCAAACGTGGGATCTTCCACCATCAGCGTATATTCCAAGTATATGTTGTCTAGACCCGGTGCTCGCTCCAAAACATTCTCGAATGAGTAGGTGGCGAGCCATACCTGTGGGAACAACCAACCATTGACCCGCAACGCCAACTGATAAGTGCGGATGCGGTAATCAACGGGAGTGAACATGTCAGTTCCCAGTGCGGGTATTATGCCGCTTAAGTTCTGCCATACCCTGATCGGTTATGGCAAAAATGCGCTCACCGCTATCATACGTGGCGGTAGGCTGGATGAACTTCCGTTGGGTCAGCCTATACATAAGCAAATCATCCTCATAGGGCAGGGCTGACTCGTCTATCATTCCGCCTTGGCGTAGAATACGATCCAGCACCTGACAGGATTGCTTCACGGTGTCCATTCTTTCCCCTTTCTAGAGAAGACGGTAGTGTTAAACCAGTCTACTTTAGTCCTTGAAAGCGATATGCTTTTTCCGACTTTTACGCTGACTCCTCCACCATGTTGAATATGCCAACGCTGTGATTAGAGCGGCCACAACTCCTAATACTGCTCCCCATCCTGGGCCAGTGGTGATAGTGCGGTTTAGACTGAAGAAAAATGAGGAGGGGAACTTCGAGGAGGCATCAAGATGGAGAGGTCGGGTTGCGATATCAGTGCCAGCCGTGGCATTTTCATCAAAAACCTTCAGGGTGAAAAGGAGGTCTACCTTACCCTTTCGAAGGGGAGTTACCTCATACCGCCAAGTGGCTGGATAGCCCTTGGGAGCCCTGTGTTGTTTTTCCTGCTGTCCTGGTGCGGGAGCAATGTCAAACTGCCCTGGAAGGGCTCCTTCGAGGGCTACGAGGTAGTATGCGGAGACGGGGACGAGAGTTGCCCCAATACCGATTTCTCCGGACTATAGGGCGGATCAGATGATATCAGGCTCGGCAATCACCACGGTTATGATTCCAGTCCGACCGACAATCCAAGCGGATGTATCCGTTTCCACCTCCAATGTGTCCATGGCCTCTTTTGGAGATGGGAGGGGAAGGGGTTTAGGAGTAGCAGCTACTTTCAAATGGCGAGACTTCTTGACCGCCTGAGTAACCATCTGTGAGGTGGTTTCTGTTTGACCCGCATATGCCCCTACCGCTTCGGGGGAACGGGATTGGGCATCTGCGGCGGAGGTTGTCTTGAGGGTATCTGAGGCGGCAGTAGGGGGGCTGCTGAGAGGCGGGAGTGGGAGTTTGCTGGTCCCACAAGAAAAAAGCACACATAACAGAATGACAGCCAGGATAAAATAGATAATTCGCATAAAGTCCCCTCTACAGGAGGGAGAAAAAGTCGCACAACAAAAACCAGGGCTCGTTTCCAAGCCCTGGTCTATTCACCAACTATTGCTTCGCCTTTGGATATCCGGTTAGGACTGCTTACGGACGTACTTGGATCCGCGCTTGCTGCCCTCCAGGGTGCAGAGGTTCTCGGCAATCAGGGTCTTGAACCCCTTGCGAACGAGATTGGCGTTGTCGAGTTCGGGACTGATCGCTCTGATCTGCTTGACAGTGAGCGTATCGGTCTTGGCGAACTCTCCTTTGATGATTGTGGTTACATCGGGCTTGGTGGTCATAAGACTCTCCTTTGAGTGAATGGGTGCGGAGGATTCCGCTGGTATGTTATGTATTACTCGGTTATGTGTGATTTTCTTTAAGAAAATTTGCCTCCAGGCAATCCGCACAAAGTCCAACTCCGTCCAGCGCATCCATCTGGTCTACCATGGACAGCTCGGCCAAATCAAATGGAGCCTTGCATTGGAGGCAGCAGGGGGCTGCTTTGGACCCCGCTGGTGCCCTCTTCTCATATGTTGAGCGTGTCCCGCCCTTTGGTTCAATACGGTCTAACTTACTAAGGCTCAAGACACCCACCCAAACTCCTTCTACCTGATCTACTAATACTGTGTTTTGTCATGACTGCTGCGAAAGAGTTTGGAGACCGACGAGGGATTGGGTCATTGCATCCTTGGTCAATCGTTTTAACTCCTCTATGGGCATTTCATGCCAATTGGCTTCAGTCGGATCCTTTACAAGGATATTCCCGATGGGACCAAGTATAGAGTCAAGCGGAACAATTTGGAAAGTGGAATCTCTGAGTTCCACCTTCCCACTGTGCTCGGTGCCACCCTGCGACACGGGCTTAAAAAAGGCCATGTACTCATGATCACCGATTTTAGCGAGAAGGCACACATGAACCCCGATTAAAGACTTAGACCGAGAATTTTTTCTGCCAAAGCCAGCCAGTTGGAAGGCTGCTGGTCTACCCAAATACTGACCAGCATAGAGAGTAGGCCATTTTTCAGATGCTCAGCTAGGACGCCGAAGATACCGCCGAAAGTGATGGACTGGCCAACAATATTAATGGCTACAGCCAAGACAATCTCGTTGTCAATCTTGTTTCCCAGTGTTCCCGCAGGGTCATACTGCTTGACGATGGCATCCTTAGCTAATTCGCAGGCTGAGGCTACCAAGGCGATTAGGGTCTCCACATCTGCCATGGTGGTCCAAAGGGCTGGGGGAACACAGCAGGAAGGCCAGTTAAGGGATTTGATGATGGTTAATTCGGCCTTTGCAGGAGAGAGATTCAGATACTGCTGAACCGCTGCTTCAAACTGCTCTTTGTTGATTGAGATAGTGATAGGTGGAACGGAGGGGGTGGTTCCAGTTGAGCCTGTGGCTCCGGTTAGATTGATGGGTGATGCCATGCTATCTCCTATGATGTCAAAAGTGGGGTTCCTCACCTATTCAAGGTATTGAATATTCGGTTTATTCAGATGCGGGTTTACTTTTATGCTATTGGCAAATTTGCACAAAAATGTGAGTAACATCTGCTATTAAAAACGCATTATTTTGCTCCGAACCTATATGTGTAAAGGATGGTCCAGGAGTTATTAACAAAACCAGTTGCTACACCAGATGCATCTGTGATTTGCCGTCCCAGCAGCCCACTCACCCTGGGTTTCCCAGTACTGAGGTCATAACTAGACCCAATCATAAACGTATATTTTGGTAATGGGACAGTTCTAGCAATATCAGATTGGCTAAAATAAGCGTCCCCGTTCACCAATGGAATTTGTTCAGTTCCAATTTTTGTGGAGCCGTCATAAACGTCTCTGGACAAGGAAATAGCCGATCTGGCCCCGTCCGCACTGGTTCTCCATTCCCCATAATTTGCTGTAAATTTTTCGGTGTGGTTGTTCCACTGACTAGATAAACCTGAAGAGGCGGGATCATAACTAAGTGAGAGACTAGTCAACGCTGGGGCCTTGCCCCTATCCTGACTTAGAACTGTGCTAAATCCTCCAATTGGAGTTTTTTGAACAGTGGTGTGGTCCATGGCGGATAGTTGCCCCTGAATCAGCCCTACCGCTGTGGCAAGATTTGTAAGTGTTCCATCTTGTTTTTTTACCGCAGCAACGAAAGCTGGCCCCATTTGAGCCTTGACCTTACTTTCTAAATCAGACTGGGTAACCACATGCCCCGCAAGCTGGTCCACCTTATCTGAAAGAGCCTTGAACTCTGCCATCTGAGTCTGTGCGATTGCCTGAGTGGGCAGATTACGTTTAGTCAACCACCATGTAAGCCCAACGGCTAGAATAAGCATAAGAATATGCCCACCACTCAGATTGATGGTAGGCATTTGAAATCGTGGTTGAGCCACTGGAACATAGGCAGGGGCTGCAATGGGAGTCAATGGGGGGGTTGGTTTGTTATCTGACATAGGGTTTCCTTTGAGCCTCAACTAAGAAACCCCTATTCCAACTATTGCTTTTTGGAATTCAAAATCCTCACGTAATTCAAGCAACCCGAAGCGGTCGCATCCAGAGGGGTAGCAGATAGCCGTGCCTCAGAAACCTTGAACCGCACATCCAAGTTCTCCATGAAGATTTTGTTAAAGAGCTTCATGAATTCCGGAGACTTCGTGGTTCCACCCGCCAAAACAACTGGAATCATGCCTGGAATTTCCACCCTGTTCTCATTAAAGGAGAAGTATTTATTGGTTGCGTTGACCAACTTGGTGATGAGGTCCGCATAGGCTACCGAAATAGCCTCTGCTTGACGTTCAGTCTGAGTGTCGTCAAACTCACCCTTGGCCACAACCGCTCCTGTCATCAAATTCACACCACGCTCCTTCAACAGAGTGATATGAGAGAGGGTAGAGTCCGTGGCCTTTGCTGCCATTTGATCAATGTAGTCTCCGCCAAACGGCAGGGCGAAGGTTTTGACTGGAATTGACTTGAAAATTAATGCCAGATTTGTGGTTCCGGCTCCAAAACTGATGGCCAGTCCGGTGAGGGGTACCTCATCCTTGTTCTTTGGGGAAATGGTTTCGTTGAAACACACCGACACCGCTTCGTTAACCGGACGGGCCGTGTAGCCCAGGTCAGTGATGAGATTCTTGAAGAAGCTGGTATGGAAGGCCAGGGAGGTATCCCCACTGGTTTTAGGTGCAACCGCACTCTCCACATCAAAGATTGGACCGGGGACAGAGAAGGCCACCAATTCTCCTGAAACCTGGGGTTTACCCAGAATCTGCTGGAGAATGAGTTGGAGAATCTCCTTTCCATCTTCCTCCTTGGGGCTGATGAAGCCCTTGCTGAGGGGTCGGCGCAATTCTCCACCCAGCACACCAATCAGGTTGATCGCATCGTTACCGACCACGTAGACCTCTTCTGCACCTTCGATGAACTCCACGCCTGCAATCTCCAATGCGGGAGACTGATCGAGAGGAAGAGCAAGAAAGCAATCTCGCACGGAGCTAATTTTGACTTTATTGTCAGTGTCAGACTTGGCGGAGACGATGTAAGCGGTACCGATGTCTAATCCTACTCCGGTGGTGTTGGGCATTTTGACTCCTTGGTCAGTCTAATTTTTATTACTGTGGAATGTTGATTCGATTTATCTGAAGTTTCACTTTTCGGAGGGAGAACAGAATGCTCATCCAATTCAGCGATCATTTTTGGGGAAAAGCGGTAGGAGTCCCCGTAATACTTGACCACATCTTTGTATGTTTTGATTCTCGTATCATCCTTGAACAGGGTCTCCATGATGGCCTGCTTAAGGATTGAGTAAAAGATAAACGCACTCTTTGGTTTTTTGATATCACTGGACTCAATGGCTGCCAATGTCTCTTTAATAATGATTTTTGGGTCCTTTACTCCACTGAATATCAGTTTCTTTGTCATAGCGGTTACAGTCTTCTGCCTACCGTACTTGACCTTCTTTTCATCCGGTTCATCCGTTGGGGCAGGTTCAACCGTTTCCATAACGAACTTCAAATCCTTGGTTAGAGTCATGATGGCTTCGTCACTATACTCCTTCACATACTCATCCACTAGGTCAGAGTAATAGAACACTCTGGAGTGAGAGGGAACAAAGCTCAGATCCTTGAGATTATGAAGGGGGGTATCAATGAACATCTGTCTCGTTTTAAGCTCTACCCTAATCAGGGCATAACCCCGATCTATGTGAGATACGTGTCCGCAGAACCCCTTATCCAGACCATCAAGAATACGAACGAAAGAGCCTACCTGAATGGATTCTGGGCTCTTCATGAATTTCTCTTCTGTCGTTTTGATTAGCTCCTGAACGTAGTCATCCTCTACCATCAAAGCCTTGTCGATGCGTTGCTGCTCTCCTTCACAAAGGATCCCCACCACACCCGTGACCCCTTTAAACTTTTGCAACTCTTTCTTTCGATCAGAGCGCAAGAATACGTAGGAAGAGGTTGACAGGCTGAACAAGTTGAGATCTCGGTCCTCAATAGGGACGAACACCTCGCAGGATCCACCATCTTTGAAAATTGTGGGCATGGTCTTACCAACCCGGCGAATCACATTTTCCACTGTTCGCTCTGATCTGACCTCAAGGATATACCACTTGAGACCTTTGAGCTTTTTTATATCACCGTATTGTAATATCACTTATTTTTCTCGATTTCAGAAACTATCTTTTTCCAGGTATCCGTTGGCTGAATAGGGGGGGTTCGTGTGATTTCCTTCTTGATGGAAGAAATAATGATAGGGGTTTCCACCATTTTTCTTGAGTCCACGAGTTCTTTTATGAGAATAAAAAGAGCAGACGGGGGGAGGGAGGTGGCAGCTTTCCACTTGATGAAGATGTCTCCCACTCTTTTATAATTACTCAGTTTCTCAGCAATAATCCCAAAAGATTTCGTATTATCATAAAAAGCGGTAGAGTACACTTCGAACAAAGTGTCAATAAACTCCTCTATGGGGTGTGCATCCTTAATCGAATCAGCTAGTTTCATGATGTCAGGGTCATCGATATGAGTTAAAATCTGGATGGCCTGTTCTTCAATATTGGTTTGAAGTTTAAGCACCGTTTCAACCGCTATATTTCCCAACACAGAAATGGCCTGAAGATCGAGAATAGCCCGTGAGGGGATATCAGCAGTCCGAGAAGCAATCATATCTAGAGCTTCAAGTTCAAAGTTCAAATGATGACTAGCACAAATGGAGCCCAGCAGACCTGTCAGATCCGCCCGACTTGGCTTTAAACAGGGAATCCGCAGGGCTCGGGCTCGTAAACCCTTATGCACCTTGTTGTAGTTGACGCACAGAAAGATGAACACCGACTTCACATCAGACCTGTCCAGATAAGCACAGAGCTGATCCGCTTGCTCAACGGTGAGGCGTTCTGCGTGGTCCCAAACGATGCAGGGACACTCCTGTAGATCGTCTTGCTGCAATGTTTGTGAGAAGAACTCAGGCTGAACTACCCTCGGCTTCTCACCAGGGAACATGCCCTGGAAAAACAACCTAGCGATGGTGTTCTTTCCAACTCCATTCGCTCCATCGAATACAAAGGAAGAGGGAGCACGGTCTCGGTTCTCCAGGATTGCCCTGAGCAACTCCAATGATCTAGCGTTGCCCACGATTTGGTTCAACGATACCGGGGTCCAGAAACTCAACAGTGCTCCCTCTTTCTACCTATTACTTGGATTCTTTGATGTCCTTGAGGACCGAATAATAAGTGAAAATGGCTTCTTTCATCGAATCGTAGCTCATCTTCCAATACTCTGCAATCGTCGGAGCATTTCCTGTTGCCTTAATGTGCGTCTTAATCGAACGCCTGTAGTTATCAATGTTCAGACCACGCACAATGAGACCTGGAAGGTCTTTATGGAACATGCCTGGAGATGCCTGGATGCTAAACAACTTCTCCAGGAACTTCCTGGTCTCCCCACTCTTGGTGGTGCGGTCATTGTAATGGCAGAACGTGATATCTGCCACCGCAACCCGAGCCGACTCATGGGTGTTGAGGAGTTCAGTAACCTCGTACGTGCTCCTCGCTGAGGTAGGGGAGAGGAAGCAAGGCTCCAGGAAAAGTGCCAGGGGTGCGGACATACCGACATGGAATCCTTGAGTCTCGCTGAACGCACAATACGCCTTCAGGATCTTCTCCATCACCGCATTAGAGTCCGGTTCCACCCCATCGGCCCCGTGGAGCTTGAACTCCTCCAACCGACGTACCACATCATCCTTGATCACGGAAGTGTTGTAGAGGGCTTCCAGCGCATCAGTGATGTCATCCTGGCCGATGTCTCCCACCAGATCGGTGGGGGTTTCGAAAATCAACCCCATCTCATCCAGCAGGGTCATGATGGGTTCGAGGATTGCCTTCGCACCGCTACTGATCCAGATGTAACCCATATTGAAGTCAATTATCACCTGATGGTGCTTACGGACGAAAGTGTTGATGTCCTCTACCTGTTCGGTGATCTGCTTCTTGATATCCGCAGACTGGAACTTGAAGGGGGCTCCATAGTTGTAGGCCAGATGCTCCTTCTTGCTGTTTACATCCATCGCATCGATGTACTCGAACATCATCACCCACATGCCATACACACCAGGGGTGAAGGCCCACTGATTAATATCCGGCTCCCAGAAGGGCTCCAAGGGAATGTGAATATACCCCGATGACAGTTTATTATCGGCCATTTCCCATTCACGGAGGTTGGACTGGTTGTTGATGAAACACCCCAAATCCTCAGATTTAAAGTCCTTGCCAGTTTTATCCACGTAGAACTCGATATCTTCCAGATCCCCCATGCGGGGCCGTTGGAAGGGAGCGAGACCAATCGTAGAAGACTTCTCGTGAATAGCCTCGCTAATGGCCACAAGAGGAATGTAGCGAGATCCAGCGGCTTCAAACGCTGTCTTGAAGGCTTCCAATGGGGTCACACCCCCATCACCCTGCACTAATTTCAGCAGGGTCCAGGTTCCTTTACAAAAAATCATTTTATTTTACCCCTTCGCCATAACTTTGATATAAATGTGGGCTGCGATGCAGAGGACCACACCCGCAATCAAACCGTGGACTAGGCCGGTGCCGATCAGCCAAGAACCGAGAGTGACGACCGCCACTCCGCCGACTGAATAGAAAAACTTTGCTACGTTACTCATTTTGCCTCCTTGGGCAGTGAATTAGGCTTGCTATTACTGATACTCTCTTGCATCAATTTCGCAAGCCTGGATTTTTCATTTTCAAGAATTGTTTTGATATCTTCAGAGAGGGGCCATGTAGAAATTATAACGTCTACAGCAGCTACGAAATCGGCGTAGGAGCAACCTGTGTTTAACCACCCGCCGCCATCTTGAAGGGAGTAGTCAATAAATGGAGTGATGGTTCCATCCTCCAAAGTGAGGTTGTAAATCCAGTAACGACTGCACTCTCCAGAGATGAATACATCCATCATCTCCGCTGTGTCACGGTGTTTGAAGACCTTATAAAGGGCTCCTCTGAGTAGGGGGATAGAATCAATCATCATGTTCCTCTTCTATGGTCTTTAATACTCGACGGAGAGCCAGTTTTGTACCCACCGTTTTCAACGCACCAGATGGGTCATCTCCTGGGCATTCCCCAATCGCCTCTACCTTAATGTCAAGGACTTTCTGAAGAATTATTTTGGATTTCTCTCCCGCCTCATCATGATCAAACAGCAGGTAGAGGCGTTTCACTCCCAGTATTTTAAGATAAGCCATGTGCTTATCGCCAACAGATTTTGTAAGCGAAGACATGATAGGCAAATTGGGTGCGAGTATCTTTGCGGCTACTAAATCAAACGGACCCTCTACCAGGGTGACAGAGTGCAGTCTAAGAATCTTCTCCAGGGTTGCATCTGAGTTACCTATCCAGGTAGGTCCCAGGAAGACTTTCTGACTCACCCCCAGCGTGTGGTACTTGCCGGGGCCAAACAGTTCATGGAGGGGTTTAGTCTGAGCGGAGGTCACGTGTCCTGCGGCGTCTACCTTGGGGAACACATACAGGGGGCCGGGTACCATTTTCTTGGGGACGTAATACACCCCCAATTCCTGAAGGACTGGAATAACCTCAGACTCCTTAACTTTCCAGCCTCGAAGTGCAATCATTTTTTCAGCCGTGACTTGCCACATGTCCCGACCTATTTTCTCATATAGCTTCTCTGTTCTGGACCTCAACTCATTCAGGTCTTTGTTCCACCACTCGTCTCGCCAATAGAAGGTCATAAGCTACTCGTTAACCCCCGCGCACTCCATGCAAACGCATGGGCCATCCCCCAGAGGAGACATGCAATACAACTCATAGTCTACGTGCTTGCCACATGCCATGCAAGTGTGCTCGTCAACAAACAGAGCCATCAGCCGGTCTATTCGTGCCTCTGAGAGTTCGATTGGGTCAGGAACGCGCATTGGGTGTCACCATGGAGTTACGGTCAGCCCAAGCCCAGAAAGCCGCATCCCCTTGAGTGCGAAGCTGCCAGTCATCCAACCATTCGTCATCAGGTCTGTCCCGAAGAGTGGAGGTTTCAAACAACTCATCACCAGTGCAAATGAGACGGTCGATAATATCACCAACCTCACGATTCGTCAGCTTGCCATTGCGAATATCTAGGAGAAGTGCAGCCTCCGGCCTGGGGTAAGTCAGATTGCCGGTGGTGAGGATTTCATTCATCTCACTAGCAATACGAACGCTGTGGTACATTGCCTTTAAATCTGTTCCGTTGTCCTCTTTGGCCTGTTGAGAGCGACCCCCATAACGATTACGAAGGTCTAGAAGGGGCTTCAGCCACAGCTTCAACGGAGTGGTCTCACCAAAGGATTTACCACAGATCTCGATGTGCCGAACATCCATGTTGACCGTGTGCTCAGTCCAGAGACGAGCCCCCTCAGAATCCTTATAGTGCTCCTGGAGGCCACAGAAAGCGGATTCGTGGAGCCGCCCCTCTCGTGTGACTTCTTTTTCGTCCAGGGACATTTTGATGTCTTCAATAAAGTGATCAAGGGTTCGGAGCCGTTCGCCCTTCAGGCTGTACTTCTGGGCCTGACTCCGAGCGTAGCCAACGAAGGGCCGGAGATTCTTGCTCACCAACCGACTCTTATTCTCCACCAGTTCTTTCCACGCATCAGAGGTCTCCACCACCGCATGATCGGGAGTGAAAAGCATACTGTAGGCCAGGGTTTGACCCTGCTTAAGCATTCGGCAGAAGTGAGAGATGTGGTGAGCCTCCGACTCCACTTTCTGACTGCCCACCCCTTCGACGGTGTTCTGGGTAGCGGTCTTCCCGAAGACCAGTTCCTCCATGTCACAGACAAACACAGACTTGAAGTCCGTATCTGAAGCGGGGAGGGCGGTGCCGAACAGCTTGGAGCCGTAGATTGTTTTGACCAGTGTTTTCATGTCAGATCCAATGCAGGAGGAAGTGAGCGGCCAGCAAAACTGCCACTACAGCTATTATACCCGCCGCATCGGCAATTCGTATAGGCTCATTTTTCATTTTTGCTCCATACCAAGCAAAGACTCCTTGGTCTGCTCATAGTCGGAAGTGGGGGAAAATTGTGAAAGCACCCACAAAAGTGTGGCCACATCACGATAATCACGAAGCATCCGCTGGGTGTTACAAATATCATTTCGAAACGCTTCAGCAAGCTCTTCTTTGGTGAACTCAGCCTCAAAGCACATGGGATTCAAACAAACCTCAGGGTCTCTACTCCCACACCCTTCGCAAAACCATTCCTTCGCAGCATCGTCCCACACTTTATGAGCACAGTTGGATCCGTTAGGTTTCAATCTGGTCTTGACAAAGCGTTTACGATGTCGTTGCAACAGTTCCTGCAACCTTGCTAGAATCTCTGGTTCGGACTTTACTTTGATTTGAGCCATTTGCCCTCAATTCATCCAGTTCATCGGAGGTAAGCTCTCTGAGGAGCGGCCCCGTCTCTACACTCAATACTCGGTCTGCCGCACATGCCAGCAAAGGCTGCTGAGTAATTGACAGAATGGTGTAATCGTGATCGTCACAGAGTGATTTCAGCATCTCTGAGACCTTTGGTAGCCGGTCGGAGGACACGTTGTTAAAAGCCTCGTCCAAGACGATCAATTTGTTCAGTTTGAACCGCTGGATCATGATCACTCTGAGTAGGAAGGATATCACATTGACCACACCTCCGCCCATTGTATCGATTGGGGGTCCGATCACATCCCCCTCTTGGACCATGAGACGGTATGAGTCACCCCTGGCCCCTTCCTTCCGTTCGATCACAAGTTGGATATCTTGGTTAAAAACCAGCTTCAGCCCGTCTGACACAATGGACTCTACCTTGCCAATGCCGTTGGCGCTGATGACCTGAATGGCCTTGTCGATGATGCCCAAAGCCTTCGTATTCATGACTTTCTGGGCTTCCAGGTCATCAATTTTGGCTTGGTTACGTTGAAGAATGGTCTGTTCGGTGAGCAGACCGGAGCGCACAGATTCGAATTGAGAGTTGAAGTCCATCTAACCTATTACTCGAAAATTGGTTAGAACGTGTCCCTGTACCCCCCACAGCGAAGTTGGGCACTCCCATCGCTGCTCCCCCACTGAACATAGCTGTTCTCTAACATCATCATTTCCCTTATCGCCCACGGTCCCCTCACACTAGAAGAGCCATTGCAACTAAGATAGAGAGGAGCAGTGAGGTAGGAGGAGTAACTTGAGCTAGGTGCGGCCCAGATACCTTGTCCTCCGGAGAAGATGCCGTAAATCCCTAGGTCTATTTCTATTGCAGAAGGTGGAACACAGACGCCCTTTACTGGCACAGATGCTCCAGAGGTTACTCCGGAGGCTATGACAAGTGGGGATGGTAAGTTTGTCCCAGGGGTGACCACATAAGTTGTGCGATCATTAATCTGTAATATGGAGAGGGGGAAGGCGTTAGTAGTACTGTCCGTAAGGAAGGTGCCCACCCTGGCAGAGTAGACAAAGGGTGAGGGTAAGACTGGTGTAGTCCCGGCGTAAGTGGCCAGAGCAGCAGCGCTGTAATCATCAGAAATAACATAAACATCATAGAAAGTAGAGGAGTAGAGGGTGGTATTCGAGTCTCTCCCGTTTACCCCAGAGGAGGCAGAGTTTAACACTACGGAATTGGCACTAAGAACTACAGGAACATAGGAAGAGGAGGCAACCACCAGCTGCTTGAAGGAGATGTATACGTTGCTATTAGTCCCGGTGGTATAAATTTTGAGTGCACTACGAGCACCCTGAACCCCCATACTGGGTCCGACCACACCCTGAGCCCCAGTGGGTCCAGTGTACCCAGTAAGGCCGGTGGCTCCGGTGGGTCCGGTGTAACCAATGGCTCCGGTGGGTCCGGTGTAACCAGTATAACCACTCTGCCCGGTAAGACCAGTAAGACCAGTAAGGCCAGTCAAACCTGTCATTCCAGTAAGGCCAGCTGCTCCAGTGGGTCCAGTATAGCCACTCTGTCCGGTCAACCCTGTCAACCCTGTGGCTCCGGTCAATCCGGTCTTGCCAGTCTGTCCCTGAGCCCCAGTGGGTCCAGTTGAGCCGGTTGCCCCCGCTACACTGGAACCAACAAAGAACTTATTTTGAGTCTTATCATACACAAACTCATAGCACCCACCCGCTACCATATCATTTGGGTGCGGGGTAGAGCCATCTGAGCGAACAATGGCGATTGCCCCAGTACCTACATTCAACGTGCAGGCCCCAGTGATGGTGTTCTTCACCACTACACTGAAACTCATGCCATCGTAAAGTTTGGTAACGATAGGTTTGGTTGTAATCACTAAAGCATTTAGTAAACCTGTGTCCTGAACATGTCTCAAGGCTCCAGATACCAAGCCGCCCCAAGAAGCCCAATTGGTGCCATCAGGACCACTAACATTGGGGTCCACAGCGGTTCCGTCTTCAATGCAGGCAAACTCATAGCCTAAATCATTTGTCGTCAAAACTGCCCCAATGGGGTAACCAATCGTATTGGCAAAATTCGAGTCATACCACCAATAGCCACCACAATTAGTCCAGACTTGAGATGCAGTTATAAAATTGAAAATACCATTAAAGTCTTGTCCCGTAGGGGGCTGTCCACCAAAGGCGATAGGTTGCATCGTAACCTGGGGAAAACCGTCATGGGTGGAGGCAGCCGGAGAGTTGGACGCATAAGAGATGGCGTTTTTTAATCCTGCGTAAGCAAATGGATTGGTTTGAATTGTGGGTTTACTAACTGCGGACATTTACGACTCCCTGAAAAAATGTTCCCTGGCCGAAGGGCTGGAACCCTGATCCTGCAAAACCGAACGTTGTTAAGGGGTCAATCTCAAGTGAAGGTGGGGCTTGGAATGCATAATAAGCTCCATTGAGAACCAACCCATCAGAGATTCTGGTGGCCGTAACATTAAATGAAAGTCGGGCTCCATTGGTGAACCAGCTAGTATAATTATTCGAAAGATAAAATGTCCCACTGGCGGGGTCAAACCATACCCACTCATAATTTGTAAGCTCGGTAGGAGCCATAGTGGGAGCGGGGATGTCAAGGATCGTGTCATCTGAGGTATTCGGAGGGAAGTTAAGAATCACACTCAGCATCGTCAGCGTGGCGGTCCAAGTGTAAGAGGTAGGATCCGAACCATCCTCCATCGTCACTGGCTGGGTCAACACCCCGGAGGTGCCTGGAACGGTTTTGAAAAAGCGGGGAAGGTACGTGAATAGAAGTGAGGGGGCTCCAAAAGTTACTACATTTGAATTGGGACTGATCCCGTCACTATTGGTAGAGTTGACATAAAACTTGTAGGTGAGGGTGGGGTCCAATCCAGCCAGCGAGAAGGTGGTTACAGCTCCACTACCAATCGTTTGAATGAGATTAAAGGGCGCGGGCATTTTGACTCCTAACTCGTGGCATCAGAAAGGGGGGCAACCGAGACTCCGGGTGTAGAGCTACTGAAAATCTGGTATGTCTCGACCAAATCTGGGCGAACCTGAGTCCATGAGAGGGTTACAGAGGTATCGGTGTTCTGGGTAAGAGTCAGCATTGGGGCCTGAAGGACTCCTGTGTAGTTGGATTCAAAGTTGCTCAGAAACTCACCAGTAATGACATTCTGATTGATGCGACTCGTTCGATCCCACACATTTACAATAGATCTCAGGCTGAGATCAAATACCGTTTCAAAATATTCCAAGGCGGATGTGGCGGTCTTGGGGGAGAGGGATCCCACCAGGACTGTCCCCTGTCTGAGACTTTCCACCTGTTGGAATCTGATGAACACAACGTCATTCCCACCATATAGATTGAAACTGGAAGTGGAGAGAAGCAGCACATCCCCAAGAGCAAAGGTCTCCTCTGCAATCTGTATCAATAACGCCCCATCAGAAGTGGCAAAAGCTGCCACTCTGGAGCCACCAAAGGCGGGGGTGGCTATGAACCACTGAACCGTAGTTGTGTTGGTGAAGTAAGAGCTAAGGTCTATGGAATCCTGGTAAAAATCAGAAGTATTATAAAGCCCGAAATCCGAGTATCGAAGAAGCTGGTTTCCATCCGTCAGAACGAGGAGATCATCATCTTCCAAAAGAAGTGCGTCTACAATTTTTCCACGATCATTCCCCAGGAGAAACACCTTTCGGTAATAGTAATCTCCACCACCTTCTTCCCCAATGATTGCAACTGAATATTCGCTAATATAGGTTTGCCGTCTGCTCCCTGTAGCGGAGTTGCGGGATACCTTCATCTGAGCGAAATTAGATGTTACAATCCCAACCTCCATTGCACCCCAACTTGATTGATCGGTAGGATTGTTGCGAGTTTGAATCGATGATAAAGCCGGAGTGGAGAAAACTGCTCTGCTTATATACTTTGTGTCCAAAGTGGTGGTGTTGATTGACGAAATAGCAATCGCTACAGTCGAAGCCACTGGAGTGTTGATGCCATCCGATACGGTAACTTGGAAAGTTATAGTGCTCCCCAACACATAGGTTCCGCTCAAAAGTATCCAGAGATAGGAAATGTTTGTGTTGATTAGAATTGGAACCTGCGTCCCCGAGACCTGAGTCCAGGCATACGTGAGTGGGTAGTAATTGCCTGTGGTAATGCTTTCTGTCGCAATTGTTCCCACTGTCCCAGAGATGGAATAAGTAGACCCTGCCTCATTCAGCACACCGGTAAGGCGACCTGTAATGGTAAGCCCAGTCAGGGCATTGGGGGACCCTCCGTTACCTTGCAACGTTTGACCAATAGCCACCGCACCTTGAGTCGGAACAGTCTGAAGGGTCATCACATTGGTAGCAAAGCTGGCTGTGGCTCCATACGAACCAACAACGGTAGGGACTAACGCAACAGTGCTATTTCGAGGAAGGGGGATGTCCCATTGACTTGTAAGTGAGTTGTAAGTGAAGAGAGAGGGATTCCAGGTGATTATTGGTGGAGCTGTTGCGGCGACTGTAAGAGTTGCAGTTGCGGTTACGGGAGAGTGAAGCGGTGTGATTCCATCCAGCGCCAAATCTACTACTGAAACTGTAACGTTTAAAGTGAACTCACTTGGACCAACTCCATTGGGAATAGTAACGTTTAGGAGAGCAGGGTTCCCGGCAACTGGGGCTAGTTGAACCAGCCCAGTTGTGTCGTCGCTACTCCATGTGAAGTGCATGGAGTCATAGTCTGGATCATAAGTCCCCGTAGCATCCAAAATGGTTGTGGCTCCCCTTTTTACTGTTTCAATTGGAGGAGAGATCACAGAGGTGCCTGAGTCAATAACCAGACTGACTACTGGAGGGGAGTTGTAGAAAGAAACAAACAATGGCGTATACGAAGGGGGAGTGGTGGGGGTTTGGGGTAGCTGCTCTCCAATCACAGCCCAAGAGGAGGTGGTGTCTACCACACTTTTGGTCCCTCTTAACCATGTCAGAAGAAGCTGGTCGTAATGCCCATTTTGGAATGTGTATTGTAGGCTAGTGGGGTCCAGCAAATTTGAGACTAGCAATCCCCCCTTACCCGTATTTACGTTCCCCCACAGGTAGTTAAGGTGAATGTTGTCACCCGAATCATAAGTGAGGGTGGGCTCCATGTAAGTAAGAGTGGTGGATCCCGTATAGGTGACAAAATGCCAAGTTCCGGATACTCTGGTTCCAACCAAGAGAGTTGAAGAGAGTTGGTTCCCAGTTTGGGTGTAATAAAGATGAGACATGGCCCTATCGTAGGATGGGTCACCCAGCGGAAGAACGGTAAGCTTTGTGCCAACAAGGCTACTGGCATAGTAGTACACGATTGTTTCGCCTGACCAAGTTCCACTGCTGAGCGTTCGCATTCTAATTTGCTGGATTACGGAACCAAAGGTGACAACCTTGAGATGAGCCGTGTAGTAGGCTTCAACGGTGAAACCGTCTGAAGCTAGAACAAGAGAGACGGCCCCGTAGGTTTCCCCAGTTCGAATCGTTTCTACAGCCCAATCGCCTGCCGTCATATCCGTAGTGAAAGAAGAACCAGAGGTGTTCGCTTTAATGCAGAGGTAACCTGCACCTCCATAAGAGACTCTAGTCCCAACCGTATAGATGGTGTAAATAGCCCATGCGGGGGCGAGAAGGGGGGTGATGCTGCTAACAGTGCCGTCTGAGGCTAGTCCAATCCCAACTAATGTGTAATCGTTGGTCAGAGTTGGATTGGTAGGATTGGTCACGGCTGTAACGATAACACTCGTTCCATCTGAACGTGAAATAATATCGTATCCGGAATGAATCCTGGTACCGGTGATCACGACTGAAGGGGAGGAGAGGGTATCTGGAGATCCGGGGGTGAGGGTGAAGACCACCAGATCTATCAGGGTGCTATTTGCGGCATTTGTAACGGCCCCAATGATACGAATGTGTGTCCCGTCAAAACTAATAGCGGGATCAAACACAACATCCCCTGCGGTAGGAAAAGTGTAGGTTACGGTTTCGGTAAAAGTGTTACCATAATCCGTGGATTTGAATACTCCGAACGTTCCATTCGAGAGGCTGTTGGATACGACATAGAAGGTGCCCGGAGATACCTCCAGGAACTCTCCGTTACCAGTGAGAACTTCAGAAGTCCATGGTAGGGTTCCAAGTTGTGTAATCATTAGATGCCCTCGCCGGAACCTTCGATCTCAGATTCATCAATATCCTTTTCTTTCAAACCAAGCGCACGTTTAAACTTATCCGCAATATCAGTCGTAGCAAATGAATCAGAACTAGCAACATTACTGTAGAGATTTTCCAGGAAAGCATTGAACTTGGAGTCGTTAACGGTGAAGAGATCAGCTTCTAGGTTCTTGCGGCAGACTTCTGGGTCCACATCAAGGAGTTCAAGCAGAACACTAACCGGTACAGAGCCCTTCTGGTAAAGATCGAACAACATCTGATAGGTCTCTCCAGCATTGCGAAGAGCCATGCGGCCAAACTTCACTTCGGGGTAGAGCCAGCGGGGTCGGCCATATCGGTCGATTTCGTAAAAGCCCTTCTTCATTGCGATGGGCTTGAATATCAGTTCTTGCACGATGTAGGCAACAACCGCACGGAACTGGAGGTAAGTAGTGCTGAGGATGTCCAACTGAGTACGGGTGTTACTGTAGAGTCCCTCGCCATTAAGGATATCAGGACTGAAGCCGAGACCGATGGCTAAGTCATTGCCGGTATGGCTCCACTCACCATCCAGAGTGAGAAGGCGACCCTCAGAGCCAATCTCATTCCAGGTGCATTCATAGTTGACGACCACGGTGTAATCTGGATCTGATTTGGCTTCATCAATATGACCTCTGAGGGCCATCAACTCACCATTTGCCACACCCGGAGCAACCACCAAAGTCTTGGGGGTCATGTTGCGGGAAGCAATAGTTGTCTGCACCTGACGGAGCTTTTCACGGTAGATGATGCTCCTCATACAACGCTGAAGAATCGAGCGACCATGATCCTCGAATGGGGCTTTCTTACGAGCGAAATGAATCGCATAAGAGCCCTTGAATGGATTGTCATTCAGTGGAATGACCCCATCGGCTGAAAGGCTGTCTTTAACCTCATCAGGGGTATCAGGGTTCTCGATGTACGATGCTTTAGCATCTTCTGGGGGCTTGTAGAAGATAGTGGGTTCAGAGCCAAACGTCGAAGACTTCTTGATTTCAACATTTTCAGGGGGAAGAAGCTGAATACGGTCAAAACCCATATAATCTTTATTGGATAGATGGGAGAAGAGTTCGAAGTCGTTCTTGCGGATATCGTGAAGATCTTCTAACTCTTTCAGGAGTTCTTTCTTTCTCCTCAACAGCTTAATCACTTCTTCCATTCGACGGGTTTCAAGATCCTTGGGGGGGACAGGGGTCTCCATACCGGTGCCCGTATCATCCATACCCATACCTCCGCCACCTCCCATGCTCATCCCCATACCTCCACCACCTCCGCCCATGGAGTCAGAGGGCATGATTCCGCCACCTCCGGCATCACCATCAGCGCCTAAACCCGCATCATCGGCACCCGGTTCGGCACCGGGGGCTGGTAGATCCGTGCCACCCGTGGGGGCATCCGTAGACTCTCCGATGGCCGGTCCCGCATCTTCAGGAGGGGCTGCTTGTTTAGCACTGGCAGTTTTCTCCAGAGATTTCAGGTCACTCATGATTTCGTTAAGGGCTGCAACCCTCTTGCGAATTGCCTTGTCCGTATCGGCAAGTGGGTCAAAGCCCACCTGTGCGGCCAGTTTAGCTGAGGAGTGCTTTGTGGTCATGCTGACCGCTTCGGAACCCCAAGAGGTATTGTCCGTCTCAAAATAGGAACGAGACTGGCCTTGTTCGGCCATCTTCTGGTCGTCCTGCTCATCCATGGCCTGGACGTATTCCGCAGCAGCTTCGGAGGGCTTAATATCGGGATCATCCTCTACAAATAGGAATGCCTCACCAATATTCCAGTACTCCCGACTGGCGTGAAGTAGGGTCTCAAATAACCGTGAATTTGTTACCAAACCCTGGTAAAAGTCGTAAATATAATCGCCAAACGCCTCAGATGAGCACTTAGGACGATCCAGATTTATTTTGTTCATTGGGATTTCAGTATGAAGGTCAATACCTCGCCCAACAATAGGGTCACGATCATACGCGAGACGGTAGAACCGGAGTTCCTGGGCTCTAGACTGTGGGAGTTCCAGAGCATCTACTGGGAACTCATAGCTATAATAGCCAATGTTTTCAGAGTCAGAAATGTTGGCAGGACCGTTCTCCCCAGCCCATAGGTCTGCACTCTTCCGCATCTTATTGGCCATTCTGACTTTAGCATCAGTGGCAGAGCCGTTCCTAACGGGATCTTCGATCGTACCGTTTATGTTAAAACTGGAATATTTCCCTACAGAGAACTGGGGAATATCCTTACTCGCTACCTTATTGATTCTCGTCTGTTTGCGTCTTCCTGCCATACACCACCAAACTCCCTACGAAAGGGAGGAAAAGTCCATTTTTCTCAGTTATCCTTGGACTCTTCAGTGGATTCAGGTAATTCTGACGGTTCTACTGGGGCTGGCAAAGCATCAGGAAATGAGGCTGCGGTGGACTCCGGAAGCTGTGGCTGAGGCTCAGCCGCCTTTTTCTCTTTGGGTTGCGGGGCATTCTTCAGTCTGGTGAATGTCTTATCTAATTTGCCAAACTCATCCGCATATTTCTCAAACTCACTGTCGGCAATGGCAATACATTCTTGAATATTTGACAAAATCATCTTGACTTGAACGAGGTGCTCCAGCTTTGGCCCCTCGACCTTCGCATATTTTCCCTTCGTATCCAATTCTTTAAAGGACTCCAAGACGGTGATACCGGACCCCATACACCCTTGCATCATATCAATCAGCCGTCTCATATGGGCCATCCGGAGCGTGGCATTTTCAATGTCTCGCCCCAGATTAAGGTATTTTGGATTTTTGGAAGTTATGAACATACGAGATACTCTTCCGGAATAGTAGTAGTCATACAATAGGGTAGGTTAACTGGTTCTTTGTCAAACTCATAAACAAATTGGATTTCTTCGGTGCCTAGCGGAAACCCCACTTGTTTTAAAAAATCATCCTGTTCAATTTTATTCAGATTACGAACCATGGGAAGCCAGGGCTTTTCTTCTATTATGATTGGGGCAACTTCTTTACGAGGAGGTTCCCGAAAAAACACATCTTCTTCGACTATCTCCTCAGTTGCAATTGTTACAATGCTCTCCACAGCTTCATGAAGTTCCTCCAACGTGGTGATCGGCACTTCAGGATTGGGTTCGGCTTCAGCCGTTGGTTCTGACTCTGGAGCAACCGGTTCAGCCACTTCTATAATATCTTCTGGTGGCACTGAGTCCAAATACCCGGCCAGTCCACCGATAAGAGGTTCATCCGTTATTTTCAAACCATTCTCCTCTGCATACTGCATAAGCGTTTGCTCATCTTGCTCATCTTCGTCAATCTGCCAGAATTCGTGGAGTTGCAGCATTATAGTAATGTAATGACGAACCGTATCAGGGTCATCATTAAGCTCACTCAGGTAGCCCTGGACCCTGGGGTGGAGTTGCTGGAGCCACTTGGTTACTCTCTCCTCACCACCATTCGACCATGCGTAAACAATCTTCTCGACCACATCCTCAGCAAAATCAGGAGGGATGTAGGACTCCATCCCAGGGACTCCGGACCACCCAGCCGCCTTATGGCTATCATCTCCAGTCAGGTGGTAGTTTACATCCCAGGTCTGGCCATACTCACAGTCGGTTTCAATCGGCACCGGCCATTTCTTGGATTCATGGAGTTTACGAAGCTTCATGAAACGGTTTAAACGAGGAAGAACGTAGGGAGCAAACTCATTCTTAACTGAGAAGTCAATTTCGTCATGCACGGTCAGGTGGAGACGGAACACCTTCTCCAGTCCTGGGTTCGCCAAGGCCCAGACACGGATTCGGTTCAACGCACAGCGCATTAGATCCCCAGCCACCCCCTGCAACGGAATGTTAAGGGCTACACGTTCTGCCTTGCCCAGAAACCGATTAAACTCCTGAGCGTTCCTTACTCCGGTTTTAGGATTAGCCCACATCGCTTCAGCGGCTTGTTTAATCGCCAGTGCATCCTCTTTAAGCTCCAGACGGGTCAGTTCCACTTCGCGCTTGGTCAGTTTCTTCCACTCCCAGAAATTATCCTTTTCCCACTTCTCAGGTATATGGATTTTGAATCCCTTCATGGCCGATTCAAAATTAATGATTCGACCCGTGGAGGTTCGGCAAATCATCTTCGCCCTGGCCACATCACGCTTATTTTGACACCATGCGGCAAACGTAGGCACAGAATCCCAGTACCGTTTAACCAGTTCCTCAGCCTCGTCAAAAGTGGTGGCAAAACCTTCTTTATTCAGATTCTCCATAATCGTATAAGCGGTGCCGCCGTACAGCAAGGCGAAATTGATGATTTTAGCGAGGGAGCGAAGCTCTTTCTTCCTAGCTTTAGGAGTGGCAGGGTCTGAGAACTCAGGAAAAAGAGCGGTAGCGGTAAGGGAGTGAAAGTCCCCCGTCCCTTCCAGGAACTCTTTGATGAAGAGTGGCTCTGAGCTTACGTTTGCCGCGACTCTCATCTCGATATTTGAAAAATCGTAGACGTAAATACTCCACCCAGGGTCTGCTACGATTAAACCTCTGAAATTAATAATTTCATTCGCGTCAATTCTGGAATCAACCCTCCCCTCACAAGTAGTACACGAAGGGATCATGCAATAATGTTTACCGAAGTAGGTAGCGGTATGGTTGTTGGGATGAATGTTGGGGGCCAACTGCTTATCCCTATTGAAACAGGAAGGGTCCAGTTTGGAAGTATCCGGGTAGGATTCGACCTCAGGTGCAACCGACTGGTCTGGGAGTAGCTTTCCCCTAACCCACCAGTTTCCGCCTACTTTCTTGATGGCCTGAGGGTTGAGTCCGCAACCACCATCCTTTTCAAACTCACCACCCGCCGCAGCGAGTCGGCCACCAGCCACCACGTTCTGTTTAAGATAGAATCTGATTGTGTGGTCAATCGGGTCGTACCGCATACTGGATGGATGGAGAGCCGCATATTCGCGGAAGTCCATCAGTTTAATCAAAAATTCATCCTTAGGGTACCGCTTGTGCAGTTCCTTCAACACACCGATAGCCGTAGAGGGGTCGTTGGTTTTTTCTGACCGTTCGATCACCTCCATGCCTCTGTCCTGGAATAAGACTTGGGTAATCTGGGCCGTAGACCCAGGATTGAAATTTTCTATCCCTGCGATCCTACCCAACTCCTCAGTAAGCTGCTTGACTCGACTCGCATGGAAATCAATCGTATCTTTAAGGCGTTCGCCATCCACACGGGGGCGCTGACGTTCAATCCAAGTAATCGTATCGACTAGAAGGTGATCAAGCCGGTGTACCCCAAGCATCTTGGAAAAATCTCGTTCCGAATGAAACAGCTTCCAAAGCAACCATGTGGTGATCGCATCGGAAGCAGCATACCAGAGAGCCATGCCGGTTGGAACCCAGGTGAAAGGGCAGTACACCATGCGCTGAGTATCTTTATTCAATTCTACATTAAAGACCTTGGCCTTTACCTTGACCAAATCTTCCAGTTCAATCTGCTCCAGACCCAATTTTACTTTGGATAGAACTTTCAAGCCTTCCTGTAACGAACCAGACCCTTTGTCATCGACCTTGGCCTTAGGATCATCAAGATATGTGAGTGTCTGCACATCCTCGAAAAACGGGTAATCTCTGAAAGTGATGCCAAGGCTCAACCGCAGCACCTCCCGGTCGAACTTGGCATTAAAAAATACCAGATGGCATCGGTCAAACAGCTTCTGAAGGATAGGGGCCAATTGAGTCGCGGGGATGTTGTTCCCTGACTCGTGCCCCACAGGAATGTACAGACCCTCTACCCCATCAGCAGACAAACAGACGCCTGCCAACTTGGTCTTCATTTTCCCATTAATCACCCGAATGTCCAGGCCATCCGTCTCCGTATCGACTGCGATGACGGGACCCGTATGAGAAGCCCAACTGTGGGTCTGGCAGCGTCCAGGATCGCTCATGACCGTATCGACCCAGCGTTGAAGCTCCTCAGCCGTATCGATCAACCTGAATGACTTGGTGGCCATCCAGGGCTTCTTCAGCTTTTCAATGTCAATAAGGGCAAGGCGCTCCATAAATATCTCGCGGAGCGTCTTCTTTACCTTGGGGGCCTTGGGCTTTTTTTCTTTCTTTTTGCGGGGCTTCTTCCCAGTTATGATGGGATCCTGCTCACTTAACTGCTCTTCCTGTTCCTTCATTCGTCACGTGTCCTGATAGTCTAATACTCTCCAACCTTGCCCGTCCGAGAACCTGGGCCAAAAGTAGCGGATTCTCCAGATGTTCGGCTAGGAAGTATTTCTTAATCAAATACTTCGCATCCCCCACCGTTTCAATCAGGGTGGGGGCAAGAGCGAGGAAGGCTGGTGCCAAATCTTTCACGGTGAAGGGGTTGGCTGGCTCTTCATCTGTTTCATCTTCCTCTTCAGGCTCAGCCGCTTGCCCAGCGATGGGAGGGAGCTTGAAGTGCTTCTCCAGCCATTGCAGGGCTGCAACTTTGTTGATGCTAAACCACTTGGCGACCAGCGTAACGTTGTCGTTGTATTGTTCTTTCGTGGTCCCAGGGCAACCGAAACAATGGGACGAATTGGTGTTCCGGTAGATATTGAATGAGGGTGTGGAATCTGAGTGAGTCCCCAGAGGGCAATTTATCACGTTCCCCGTAATGGGCTTCTTTATGAATTCTTCAAGAAGGGAAACATGATCAATTTCGGTCCTAGCCCTTAACCACCTATCGGGGTGAATCTCATCATCCAGAAAGGGTAGCTTGTCACCAAATTCAAAATCTTCTTCACTCATCGCTCAGACTCCATTCCATTCCATTCCTTCGCTTGCGTTTCGTTTAGTTTCATCACATTCCGAGCATACAAATAGGACCACTCAGGATCCTTAGCGATAACCGGCTCTGCCTCCGACCATCTCTGTTTCATCACATACAAAGCATAACAGTAGGCCCACATAGGATATTTAGTGATAATCGGCTCCGCCTCTGGCCATCTTTGTTTTAGTATCGCCAAAGCATACGTGTAGGCCAACCGTGGGTCCGTCACCGCCCTTGGTTCTACAGCTTGCCGGAGCGGCTTGGAGTAAAGCTTTTTGTTGGATAAACTTAAAATAATTTCGGTTGTGAACACTTGAATGATCCTTAATGGCCACTAGTTACACCATATTACTCTGAGGGTGCCAACGGATTCGAACCGCTCCGCAAATTGGGAGGTTAGCCCAACCTACTACCCATGGGATAACCCGCCGTGAGGCATGGGAGCCGTGGTCCCAGGTCATCGACACCGTTGTTTCAATCCATCAAGATGTGATCCTTCTCTGGAGCCTCATCGCAATCTTTCCACCCATCCCGCCAGTCCTGGGATTTGGTGAAGTCGTATGCCTCCCCCTGGACTCTGGCATTCCAGCCCTCATCATAGTATCCGTTCATAATCTAGCTCCTTTAATCCGTGTAGGCGATGAACTTGAACTTACCGTCCTTGAAATATTCAAAACGACCACCAAACGTCCCATCCACCAGTTTTCGAACCTCCCCAGAAGTGGTTCCTGGAGGGTAGACACCCTCCTTAATCATAGATGAATTGGTATGAGAGCTGGATCTCCAATCAATTTTAGTGGGGTCGAGCGGCCTGGGTTCCCAGAATCTAAATGAGCCAGTCTCATGATCCACATTGACTAGGTAGTCATTGAAAACCTCATCATCGGCAAGTTCCCATCCGCACTCAGGACAGAAGTTTCGTGGCTTTGTACACGCCGAGCATGGTGGGCTAATATGACAACTACACCCCTCCACGGGATGCACTTCTATTACCCCCTCGCATCCATTGCGACCGCAAACGTCCCCCTCTTCAACTCCATGGCCCACGCCGTTCTCCTCTACTTAGTTTGGGATCACTTCTCTGCCACACTCAATAGGAGCGCAGTTAATAAACCGCACCGGTAACCCACACGTTTCAGGGTAGCGCCCCTCAAACCATCTCAGAATACCGGGCAAGTCAGTTCGGTCAACCCAATGATCGTAGTAGATCCAATGGTTGAGGTGGGGGAGACCGTGGGGCTTGACATAGAATCCACCCTCACCATACCTCCGCACTTGCATGTGCGGAGGATAAACTTTCCGCACACGAGCCTTGAGTTGATGCGGCTCTGGGGGGTCCGTCCGCTTCTCATCGGCTGATTTGGGGACTTCCATGATTTTGTCGGTTTTGCTCATTTAACTCCTCCGGGTTTGTTGCGATGCGAACGGCTCTAGTCTCCTGCCTGAAACGACTTGGACAGTCGAATCAGTTTCTTCCGGTCACGGAGGTAGCGGTTCTGGTCATAACCCAGAACTTCAAGAATCTCATCCACCTTATCCTTGTTCATGATCGCACTGACCAGGGGAAGCAATTCCGGATCCTTTCGCTCCACGAAATCCCTGAACTGCTGGATGAACACATCATCAGCGGTGAGGGGACGATTCTCAGCCACCTGATCCCGATAGAGGGTGGAGCGGTCCATCAACAGGTATTCACGGCTAATCGGGCCGTTGGACTCGTCCATGCCCTGGATGGGGGTGGGGGAGTCGAGACTGAACAGCGAGTGGTTGGTCGCGTCCTTGCCGTACTTGGATCGAAGACTGATGTATTTGTTGGTAAGACAAGTGTTGACGAAATTGAAAAACCTACGGGCCGAAGCACCGTGCTGAGCCCATGGGTTGAAAGCGTGAATCACATCGGTGAATCCCAGCTTGTACAGGGTTCCCCCAATCTCACGATCCTCCTCCCCCTTGGTACCCTTGATGGTGCGACCGTGGTGAAGCTGGTACAAGTGCGTTAGCAGCGTCTGCGTCCAGTCCTCCACATCTGGATGAGTGCTGCACTTGCGGAGTTTCTTCGACACCCAGTTCCGGACGTATACGGGGTAGCGTTCGAAGAACTCGATGAAGCCTGCCGGAACGACAAATCCGTCCTGACCGATGAAGTGCTTTCCGTCTCCTGTGAACGGTTCACCTTCGTATTCAGGAACGGCATCCGAGCCGTGTCCTAGCATTTTTGAAGAGAAAACAAAAGAATCTGTCAAGAAAACCTCCTGTGAACCTGCAACCTATTATACCCACAACCCAGTGAAACCGTATACGGAAATTTTTGCCTAGTGATGGGTTTTGTCGGGGAGTGGGTCAACGTTTCGCTGATAACGCCTCTCGTCATCAGCCATGTGATCATCCAGTATACGTTGGATTTGCTGATTTTGCAACAAAATTTGCTGATTCTGCTGCAACAATTGATCATTTATCAATTTCTGATCAGAGATGATGGTCTTGCTAACTGTGGACATAATTATAGCTGAGACGACACTCACTACAAGTGATACTCCAACCATCTGGATTACAGTCATCCATCTTCCCAATTTTTTTATTTTGTCAGATTCCTCGGCCAGGGTCGTGGGATCTATTCCATGGGATTTCAGGGTCTCGTTGGTAGCCCTCTGGACCCTGATCCAGTCGTTATCAATCTTGGCCAAATGATTGGTGAACGCATCAGCCGCAGCTTTGATATCAGATAAACGCTCTTGGACGGTTTTACTGTTGGTTTCAAGATACAGGTTGAGGTCTTCAAGACCTTCACTTAACTCCTCTGAGTCAGCTTTTTTGCTTAGCATCTCCCCCACCTGAGCAATGAGTTGGTGAAGTTTGAACACAGCAGAGCCAATCTGACGCTCCGTATCATAGATTTCCTGGAGGTCATCCTTGATAGTCGTCTTACTCGGTAAATACCGAGTTCTTGACCGCTTCCCCTCCTCACTGGAAATTTCTTCGTCATCAAATAGTTCTTCGCTCATCCTAGTTTCTCTCTCACTCTCAATAAGGCTTCTCGTACTTTCAATACAGAAGTCTGTAGGTCATTTAAAGAGTTCAAGATTCTGCTTTGAACCATTGTGACCGAGCCAGAATCCTCCTCTATCTGACCAACCCGCTTGGTCAGTTTTTCAATATCCTGCTGGATTTTGAAGAGCAGTTCATCAGAGTCCGACACACGCCTCCCTCTCTCAATAGGGGGAGGAAGTTTTGATTTTTAATGCCTTTGATAGGGGTTTCTAACTGCACCATAAGGATTTAATTGATGTTGCAACTGTCGTTCATAAGATTTTAAGCTGGCCAGGGAGCCGTTCATATCCCATCCCCCCCTGATAGTTCCAGGAACCATGTTCTGTGGCACCCCCTGCATGATATCCCACATGACTCGTTTTCCATCACCCAGAGCCCATAGCTGCGCTTTGTATGCCGCAAGAGCTGCCGCATCGGCCATGTCATCATGAGCGTCCTTTTCCGTTGGGGCTTTTACAACCACCTGATATTTGTTAATAAAGGATGCCTCTAAGAACTTCATTTCCAATACGAACTTTGAAACATTGGGAAACTTTACCTGACGATTCTCCATAAGAGTTTTTAGTGTCAGATACATCTGCGAGTTCACACCTGAAGTCAAATGCAGTAATTCAATCCCCGTAACCTGATTCGCTGTGAGAAGTTGGACCAAGAGAGACCCACCATACTGGTCAGTTACCCCCTGGAAGCACGGGAGCATGGAGTGCGCGTTCTTTAGCCAGTCAAGCACATCATCCAGCGGAAGTTCAGCCACATCCTTGTATTTGTCCTCCCCAACCATTAGTCTATCTATATAGTCGAATACGAGCCATGCTCTGTTCTGCCCCCCTTCCCAGTGACAGACTGCCAGGGCTGTGGCATCATGCTTCATTCCTAAATCAAGTCCCCAGAAGTAATTGTGCCCGAGCATGGAAGAGAGGAGGGTGGTGACGTTACCCCTATCTTGATCAACGCACTCATCAATCGTCAAGCCCTTGACGTAGGTTTCCGAAGCATCCAGGAACTCCCCACCATACTCAGCCTTGAACTTTTCGGGGTTGTCCTTGTATTCCTTTTTGAGGAATGGGGTATCTGAACGGGGGTTCATTTCTGCGGTGCTGCATTGGAAGGCCAACACAGGGCTGCTGGGGCCTTCTTCTAACGCATCCCTGAACAAGGTATAGTATTTACCAATTTTGTTAACTGGGGAAGTTATGATAAAAATCATACTTTCCCTCAAACCCTCTCTCGTTCCCCCACCTTTGAACTGCATCGTAGCTGGGGCGGCGGCGGAGTACATCTCGTCCGAAGTGGATCCAATCTGCTGCCTGTAGTGGGCAAACTCGTCCAGGGCCAGGAAATAGCTGCTGGGTCCCCGCACTGCATTGGTTGTACACGGATAAGCGGCTGCTTTAATGGATGGGGTGAGTTCTCGCTTGCCACGGTCAGCCTCTGAGATGAACGTCATCTCCTCACCAGTCATGGATTTGATATATGGTGCGAAGAAGGGGGCTCGGTTGATGTCCTCTTTTAGCTGGTCATATAAACGAGAAGACCCCTTAGAGTCCTGTGCCATCATCGTCAGGTCTATAGGGGAACCGGGAACCAGACCATAATATTCCTGGGGATCTCGGTGGCTCAACAAGAGGTAGAGCTTATAAGCAGCGACTGCGGCGACCACCACAGACTTTCCACCACGACGACCAACAATCATATCAATTTCATTATAACCAAGTGGGCTGGCATCTTCCCAAGTGGGGATATTGATGCGCCCCTTTTCAAATACATAACGGATGTATTCACGTTCTGTAAAGGTAAACAGGAGTTTTTCACAGAATTGATCGTAAACGGGGACTTCATGCTCATTCCAATCCATCGGAATGCCAAAAATCAACTTGATCAGAACACGCTGAACCGGGTATAAGGTTATATTTAGTCCACTTGGAGATTCAATGAACTCCAATGCATTGAGCATAGTGGTACTGTCTGTAATATGGGTGTCAACCAACCCACCCAACACGGATTCTCTTGCTTTTTGAGTAAATCGCTGCCTACTACTCATACTACCTTACTTTCTCATTCAGCTTAGAACTCGAAGTTCTCCGCTTCCTTGACAAAGTAAGCCTCCAATGAGGGGGGTAGCTCTTTATAGCCGTTAGTGGCAAGGGCTTCGATATACATGATCATAGCCTGTTCGCCAAACTGGTCCCACACGGCACTGAAGTCTTTCGCACCGTTCTTGTTGTTCTTGGCCACGCAGCGATTGACGATACCCGCCGTCACACCCTTACCACGGTAACCTGAATTGGAGTTCAAGTCTTCGACCAATCCTTCAGCAGGGCAGGAGGCAATAATCTTGTCCAACGAGGCCGTATCGGTCTCATTCAACTGATCAGGGGGAATCAGACCAGCCAAATAGGGGTCCGCAGCGGTCGCGGCACGGAGGATACCTAATGCTTCTTGGGGAAGACTAGAAACAGAGCTAGCATTAAACTCCGCTCCCAACTGCTTGGCTGTGGCTTCTAGGGATGGGAAATTCCCACCACTGGCTCCACCGGTCTGCCAAATCACATCATCCGCAGGATTGTAGACATCAGCCTTAGAACCATCCGTAGCAATAGCGTAGCGGCTGATTCCATCACGAACCAGGAAGTAGAAGTCTCCTTCGTTCATGTAAGGACGGCTCTTCCAAGCTTCACTACTATAATCGCGGCCCACACACCAACTCACGCCCCACCAGCCATTCATTCCTAGCCAGCTTCCGGCTTCCTTGCCCTTGGGGTCCCCGGCTTTGATCTTATAGCACTTCCAACTTCCATCCTGAGCGATAACCTTGCTACCCTCAGCCACAGCCTGACGGGGGTTACCCGGCTGTCCACCCTTGGAGGATTCAGCCTCTTCGGGGAGATTATCAATAGTGAACTTGGCCTTTACTTTCTGGCCTTTCTCTGTGGCCGCAGCTTCCTGCATATCTGACAGGGTAGCATAGGCTTCGACGTTTGTTGCTTCTCCAGTTAGCGTCTGGTCCTTGATGGCCTGCTCAAAATTAGCCAGTGTAGAACTGACACGAGGCTTGTCCTCAAAATCAATCTGTCCATCAGGAGCCATTTTCAGAACAAATCCTGGAGGTGTGATGCCCCATAGCTGTTTGGCCAAATATTTCAGATATACTTTCTGACGATTTGAAGGAAGCCCTGGAGGTAGCGTGGAGTCCAGAGCCGCAAGGACGGCATCGATCTGGGCCTCATCCTTGGGGAAGGTTGGTTTGGCTTTGTACATCTGCATGATAGTGGCCTTGGTGGACCCAGAGACATCGGCCAGGAAAAGTCTTGCGGTGAGTGAGAGTTTCATTTGCTACCTCTATTAAATGTTGGAAAGTTCTGGTTCATCGCCACTGATAGACTCTTCCCATTGGTCCACAGCGTCTTCTTCAAGGGGAAAGAACTGACCCGTAACGGAGTCAGAGTCGTCATCAGCAGATTCGTGAAGGATGGCTCCATGATTCTGTTTTAGCAAGTTCATATCAGGCTGGGGAAGTGATGTCATTTCCTGGTTCCCCTCAGAGAGCATACCAAGATACAGCCCCCACCATCCGTTACCATGATTAGGCTCTCCAGATTCGAGGTCTGGCTTCAGACCAAACAAGTACTCGGTGGCGGGAGTATCGAAGCGCGTGGGTCCGACTGCGGCCCTCTTTGCCCCTGTCTTGCGTCCCAGATGAAGAGCGTTGATTACGTTCTTAAGGAATTCGAGGGCTTTGGTCTGGGCCTCGGGTTTCTGGTCACGAAGCTCCAAAACCTCACTCATCAAATTCTTCAACTGAGCGATGACGATATTGGTGTCAGACATCCCTACTCCTTGGTACCCGTAATATACTTATACGTGATATCCAGCGTTTCGATATCAACTTTTTCAATTCTAACAAAAATTTCGTAGAGGAAGCGGCCATCCGGACCATCATGCCACACCCCACCCTGAGCCCAAGCATTGTTGATCGCTTCGGTCAACTCCCCGCTATTGATTGAGGAGAGTAGAGATTTGAACTGAGCCACGTATGGGCTCATCCCACCACTGGTGAGCAGGGGGTTCATAGGGCATATCGTAGACTCATTCGAAAGGTTGATGACCGAATAAGAGGGGCTGTTGGTGAAAAGGGGGCGGTCAGTCACTACGAAAGCGGCTAGCAAGGAAGAAGCAATCTCACCCGACAGCTTGCGGAGGAACTCAGCAATGATGGCTGCTTTGGAAGGTGAGGCAGCAGTCTTGTTCTCCAGGGAGGACTTCATAGTCAGCAAGGCTGGCTCAATGTCGGTGTGAATCCGATAGAACTGATCGGAGAAAAAGGGGCCACGAATTGAACGCTCATTAGGCTTGAGTGGAACGGAATTGCTATCCTGCGAGGGAACCAGCCCCGGTTCTCCCAGTGAGTGCTTCATCCCACCATCACTGTAGTCTTTATCAGTGACTTGAGATTCACCCCCAGGCTCGTTTTGAAGCTCCAGAGGAAGGGGAGGGGGAGTAGAGTTACGCTCCGGGTAGCCAATTGGGTAGTCAGAGGTATCTTTCAAAATCTCGGGATAGAATTGTTCCAATGCCTCACCAGGGTGCATATAGGTGAGTGCCATCTTATGGGTAGAGGCGACTTTGGTATCACTAGCCATTTTTTGGCTAAAATCAGACCCGCAGTTCCGGCAACGGAAATGTTCACGCCCACCAAGATTCCCCATCGGAACCCCAGGACCAGCGCAGTTGGGGCAGAAGACCCCACTATCCGAGTTATCTTCCTGCTCGGTTCGAGTCATAACTTTGAAGCTATCCTTACCGTATGCTTGGAGCAGCCCTTGTTGTGTCAGAAAAGAAAACACTGCCTTGACATTATTGGTCATATGAGAGAGGAGGCGTGTGAGGTTCTCTTTGGAGAGATACTCACCATGGTGCTGCTCCACAAGTTGATTGGCGGCGGAGCTAATCTCCTGATCGGCGGATTGGACGTTCATCTTGTCCTTATACCACTGAGGTCTGCTATCTATCGTCACATCACTCACTTCAGTTTGTAACTCTGGCTTATCTTTTTGAGCGGTGGAGTTCTGACCAGGAGTTAATTTATAAACATTGACGAGTTGGTTTACCACTTCAGGGGTAAGAGTGATGGAAAATTGCCCTTCGTTGGTCTTCTTGATGTTACTTGTGATGCTCTTATTAGCCATCATTCTGGCTAGAAGAAGTTCGGTAGCCTGAGAGGATTCTTCAGAGGAGCCCTTACCCACCCCCGCTCCTTGGAGAGCTTTTTGAATGGCATTCAGAACGGCTGAGTGAGGCTTGGCCCCAATCCCCGTTACCGGAGCAGCCTGAGCGGGTGCGGGAGCGATGATTGCTGGAGGGGGAGGGGGGAGAGCGGCCTGCTTCTCTATCGTACCCTCATGGTCAGTTTCCTTGGTAGCTTCGTCCTTAGAGGCAAAATCAGACTTGAAAGTCTCACGCATCTGCGTGTAGCCATTGAGGACTTCACCACTCGCTATTTTCTCTAAGAAAGCAGCCATTCGAAGTGATCCAAAATGGACCGGCTCCTCTTCAGTCGGCTGGGACCCTGGTTGTTCAAAGTCTTCTTCGGCTCGGGTTCCAGTGTTAGGGGAGGTGGGGATCCTTACCGAACCGGCATCCCCAGTGGCGGTTCGCTCCTCAAAATTTTCTTTGCCGCCTGTTGATGAAGAGCATTCACCTTGGCATCCGGGACTTCCACAGATGGGGCAGTAACCGTCAAAAGGATCTGTCCCTTCAGCGATTTTGCGATTAGCGGTCTTTTTTTTTAACTGTATGGTCAGTTCGTCAAATACACTTGTTTCTTCAGGTGTGATTTTGTCAGCGAGGATGAGAGGAAGGGCTGAGGCGTTAAGACGAATCCACTTTGATTCCTTGGGAAGAATGTGACCACTCCCAGGCTGGGGAGTGGGTGCGGGAATCTGACCCCCAGAGAGTTCCAATTCCCCGTCCTCGCTGACATACATATCACACTCACCGAATGAATGAGCTAGCTTGGCCAAAGACTGCTGGGCTTCAGGAGAAAGTTTATCCTCATCCCAGAATCCGGTTCCGTGACCGTTACGGTTCAACCAGAACAGGTGTCCAGCTTGATCGGAACTCAGAGCGTCCAATTCAGGGCCAGCCATTTCCATGAAAGCGGTGCAATCTTCTTCGGCTTTTCGGAGGGCTTCAGTAGAGAAGTCCTCGATAGAGAATTTTCCTTCTCGATCCAGGGACTCACCCGTTTCATCCGTTCCGGTCCAAACGGCGGCTTCCAGATAGGCTGTGGTGAACTCATCAGGACTCATCTTCATGATAGATGCAATCTTAGCCATCTTGTCCAACTGTGGGTAAACATTCTCCTTGGACTGGAACTCATATGCGGGTCCAATATGATCGTGAGTGATGTTTACCGCATCCAACTTGATAGCTTCTTCAGAGAGGGTGTCAAACAAAGCAGAAAGGCTGGGGTTGTAATAAGCTGAGAACACGAGGTGACGAACCAGGAGGGTCAGTTTGGGGACATCTGTAGTGAAGTGGAAAGCATGGAGGTCACGAGCATTGCCCCAGGCTGGCTGGAAGATGACGATACAACCTAACTTACCCTCAGAGTCCTTGAACACCTTATCCTTATACTCGCTAATGTCCTTTGGAGTCAAATTATCAAACTCGCTAGTGCTGAGTCGGTGCATTTCCAAATAAGAGGCGTCCTCGCCATCAAAGAGGCTAATCACCGCTCCCTTCAGCAGGGGGTCGGGAATCTTATCCATCTCATCCATCACGGAGGCTGGAATGACCATCAGCTTACCAACATAAAGGTCTTGTCTGAGACCACGGCGACTCACATCAATAGACTGGATTTCACGAGAGGATTTAGCTTTCTTCTCGGCATCAACAAGGCAAGCAACAACACCCTGAAGGATGCCCTCCAAGCCTAACGTGGTGAATGATTTTTCTACTCGTGCCATTGTTACCTCTGAAGAAAACTGGAGTCTATTTTTTCGGTTTGTTTGCGAAGCTCTGGCTCCATCTGAGTTACCGTATCTCGGAAGTTACGAAGCAGAGTATTAATTTGATCCTCGCCAAGTCCAGAGTCCTTGGCTGACTTTCTAACCGCACCGGCAAGCTCCTGGAACACAAACTGAAACTTGGGGCCGTCAAAGTTCAAGAAATCCTTTTTAGAAAGGAGTTCAGACTCACTCAGGGTCTTGGATAGGTCACGCAGCGATCTGATCTGTTCAGTATACAGCTTCTGCTTGTACATGTTGGCCTGGGTGAGCATACTCATCTCTCCCGAAACCACCGCAATCTCTCCAGCAATCAGCCGGTTAATTTCAGACACGGGCTTATTTGGATCGTTGATCATGCCCAAGATTTCCACCATACGCTTTGACAGTTCTCCATCCAAAGCCCTATCAGAGGCTGAGCCAGTGGTCTGAACCGTGAAAGTGATCGTTCCGTCTTTTTCCATTTAATCCTCGATGTTAATCTCTGACGAGCGGGTCAGTATCACATCAGTGTCAGCCTGCTCGGGCACTTCCTTGTATTCGATGGGGCTGTCCTCTCCGGTATCCAGGAGGTCAAACTCGAATAGAACTTCATGCCCGTCTTTCACGCCTGCATGAACAATATGCTTGGAAGACACATGGTCCATTCCAGGGAAAGTAAGAAGCGTCCCACCCGTCAAACCGCAATGCATTCCGTTACGATACGAGCATGAGGCACACTTTTTCTCCCCAACAATGGCGTTGCCAGTTGCCAGCTTGTTCTTCAGCAGAGTGCAGTCAATCGCAGCCAAAATGATTTTTGCCCCGCTCTGTTTAAGACCCAGAATGTAACGCTTGATCGCAGTCATCGCTGAAGTCTTGCCATACTGAGCAGTGGCGGTCTTGTACACATCCTTGAGGGGGATGCCAGAGCCAACCATAGTGCCAATCTCTTCGACACTGGCTTCCTTATGGACCGTGGCTTGCTTGTCTCCAGCCGTCCTAACCACATACTTTTCAGTGTTGCGGCTGTAGGGAAGCTGCTGGGGTTCCTTCTCACCCCCACTACGTAATTGGGCCAACGCAGCCTTCAACGTGGAAGTAACTTTGATGCCTTTCTTGTCTAAAGCTGTTTTGACAACAGTTTTCAACTCACTGGCCGAAGCGACGATGGGACGGCTGTAAAGGCCACAGTTACCACAATTGTTATACTGGCATCCAGGGCAGGCGGCGATCTTTTTTACTGATAGGGTATGAAGATGTCCCTCTTTCTTGATTTTATCGAAGGAGGCTTTGCAGCTATTCCTGAAGAAATTAGGCTCGATGTAGGCGGAGCCCAGCATCTCAAACTTGTTTGGTTCCCAGTAATCCGCATTGGTGCCCATGGTTTTGGCTATCGCTTCCGTCTCATCCGTATTGGACTGAGCGGCTGGAACTTTGAGCGCATCACGCTGCACCTCAACTGCCAATTTCTTGGCGTAGCTGGCAACACGACTGGGACTATGCCCAAGACTGAGTAGATAATTGACTCGATTTGCTATCTCTGCATCAGTAATTACGTCAAGTTCGTTATGCTGGTCAACGGCTTCAAGCGTTCTAAACGCATCAGCCAAAGCAGAGTCACCTGTTGTTGCATCCCTGATGGGTTTAGTCTCACGACCACCAGCAGCCGTTCGTCCACTCGGAACGACAGTGTGCTCAGAGCGACCGCCAATTTGATCGAGGAAGGCGTTATCCACCTGAGAAGAGGCATCGGTGAACTGCTCATCCATCTTCTGCGGCTTTTTCAGGCCGATATTTCCATAATCAGGGGTAAGATCCTGAAGAAAAGAATCGATAAGTGAGAATTGCTTGTTGTCGTCCATTAGGGTCTACCTTTTTAAAAGTCGAGTTGGGCCAGGATATCTTTCAGATACCTATTGGGATATTCTGGATCGGCTGCGGAAAGTTTTTCGTTGAAGTCCACTTCTACTGAAGAAACACGTTTCACTTTATCCCCGTCCACTTTCCATAAATCCTTGCTGCTGGGGCACTCAAAAAAGTTCCCCGCAACCCTAATAAGGCCCATCGACGCAGCCTTCTTCAATCCCTTATCTGACGCCTGTTTCGAAGACGCCAGTTTTTGAGTCTTGCCAGATAGATAGTAAACTTGTTGGTGAATATCCGCTTGCATGGGTGTGCGACTCCATTTCATTAATGAGATGGATAGTCTTTTTTAGCCGTGGCATTAATTGTTCGCACGAGACAGGAGGAAGTGGTCGAACTCGGGGGCCGCTACGTTGATTTCGAACTTCCCCAGCATGTCTGGGTCTCTACGGTAAATTGGGCATATTTTGGCACGTTCTCGTTGACTCAGACCCCGACCCTGTGCGGACGCTTTATCTATCAGCCCAAACACATAGGCCCCTAATGCGAGTGTGGGGGACTCCTTGGTAGCTAGTAATGTTTTGGAGAGTGATGAAAGCGCCCTCCGCACATCTGGACGTTTCACCCCATAAGCCAATGCCACCGTTTTGAATGAACGAGTCTTGGCATAAAGGTCTATCATATCTGAGTAGGGGATGGGGGATGATGAGTCTCCTGAATGAAAATCGACCATCCCAATTGTTGCTAAGGTCTGATTGATCTTTTCCTTGGAAGGAATCCCCATGAGGACATAAGTGCCTAGTCGTTTCATAGCCAATCGCAGCTTGAAGCTGCAAATAGTCTGAGTTGAACCATGCAGACGGGCAATTGACCACTGAGTTTTACTCAGGAGATAATAGGAGAGGAGTAGCTCTTGGTCCTCAAAGCTGAGAAACTTCAGATACTCCATAAACTTCCCAAAATTATCCTGGATGTAGGATATGGTTGATTGGGAGACCATATCTGCCTGAGTTTCTAATGACAAGGTATGGTCTCCTTGATAGTCATCAGGGTCTAACAGCATCGCTCTCGATGCTACAATTGACTCGAAATAAGGACTATTTTCCGCCGTAAGTCACCTCCTCAGAAGTAGTTAGACTGTTTTTATTTTTTGGTTTTCTACCAGTTGAACCGTATTTTTCGCGTCTTTCAGCCCACGTTTTTCTTGTCGCCTCGGCTGTTGCTTTGTGAGCTTCCGGAGACTCATAACGTTTCTTTAAACCCTGAATTATGGCTTCACGACCCTCCGGACTCTTGGGCTTTCGCATACTAATTGATCTGGCCTCATGTGTAGCAGGATCTGCCCACTCTGCCAGCTTTCTCACGGATTGACTTGCTTTATTACTATCTGACATGGGTCGCCCACACATGCTAACAACCCTTGCGGCTTTCGTAGCCTCTGGCCATTTTCTTCCGCGCATAAACCCACCCTTAGCTTCCGCAGCCACATTATACCCATTCTTGTAAGAATCATAAGCTATGATGGCTCTGTTTTCGAACATTTCCACATCTTTGGCTTCACATACCAAGAGTATCTTGAACTGAAACGCCCCTTCGCCATATTTGTCAAATGAACGTTGAAGCTTAAGAGAATGGTGCTTCCCATTCCTCAGTTCTCTCAGGTGATGCCCGAATCTCCTTGACAACTCAATAGAAGACCCAATGTACCACTTGTTTGTAATGGTATTTAGTATCCCGTAAACTCCGACCTCGTAGGGTTGCTTTTCATACTTTCTCTTCGGTGCCAACTGCTCTCTCCACGTATCCTTACCATATAATACTCTAAAATTAAAATGCGTGAAGGCATTTTTTACCTACACGCATTCTAATTTCACTTTTTAGCTAGTTAGGCTGGGAATTCTTCCTCAGAGGGCTCAGCCTCTGGGACTTCCTCGGTAACTTCCACCACTTCTTCATCTCCAACCGGCTCTTCCGAAACTTCACCCAGGGTAAAGCCCAAATTGCTAGAAAGGTTCTCAATCGCAAGGGCCACCTCATCAACGGCATTATAAATCTCATTCAGGGCCTCTTCGACCTTTTCAGGAGCTTCGTTGGCCAGCTTCTTCAGCATGGTGGCGAACTTCTTACGAGCCGCGACCTTTTCACGAATGGATGCTTCCTTCGGTGCTGGGGTCAGATCAAGGTTTTCAATCAATGCTTCCGAAGCCTCAGCCATACTGGAAAATGCTTCTGACAATTCGCAAAGCGCATCCGACAGGGCTGCCGGATCTTCATTGGCAATCTGTTTGAATCGGGCAAACTTAACAGGCTGTTTGGCAGCCACTACTGGGGTTTCTAGTTCTCTTTTCTCACGCATGAGGTTTCCTCCAAAGGATTAAGGGGTTGATTGGGCAAGCTCTGGTTCTGGCTCTCTCGCAGGTAGTTCGGCTTCATGCCTTTCATTCTCAATCTTGGTGCGGATACGCTTGGCAAGACTGAAACCTTTCCCTTCCGGAGAACTAGAAAATTGACGTAGGTATCGGGGTAGTTCGTGGTAAAGAAGTTGATTGGCTCTCGCACGACTTACCCCAGAACGAGAGGCAAACTCATCCAGCATTTCTCCCTGGCCACCATCAAAGATGATAATCAAGTCAAAAAACTGAACTATTTGTTTTGCCGTGGCGGGACGAAGCTTTCGCGTACACCATTCGTCAAAGGCATGACGGAGTTTACGCATTTCAACATTCTGAACGAGTTCTTCCTCTTCCTGGTCAACTACTCCATGCTGGATTTTATTGAGAATACTCGGAGCGTCTGGGTCTTCGGTTGTGAGCCCCATGGCAGTCTCCTGCTCCGGATACATCTTTCGAAGATATTTAATCGCATCCCCCATCATGTAAATAAAGCAGGTTTTCAGATAAGAACTGACCTGCTCTTCTAGGGGCCGCTGCTGAATTTTCTCAGGGAGTCGAGCGGGGTCAAACCGATTCAGCACATCTGACTTCTCTTCAAACAGATGGTGGACCAGAACTTCATGAATAGCCTCGTCACGCATTTCCTCGTTATTGGGGGCGACTCGGGTCCGATACACCGCATTGAGCCATTTGGCCCAATTCATTTTTGGATCGACAGGAAGGTTATGGGCCTTGAGGGCCTCATGAATGTAAATGTTGAAATCCTCGTTGAAACTCATAATTCTCACCAAACTCGAAAACACAGAACGGTCAAGGGCGGATGTTTTTATCCGTCCTTGTTCTTGTGTTCTCAAACCTAAGAGAACTAGGCTGGCCGAGAGCTTCATTATTCTATCCCGATTAGTCGAGAATCATGTCGTTAGGTTCCCACGCATCGTTCTTGTCGTCACTCAAGACGGATTCGAGGGTAGACACATAATCCTTATGGTCATCAAAGCACTGGAGCTTCTCTCCGGCAGCGACCTTAGAACCTGTCTTGGTGAGTTCCTCAGCGAAAAGGTTGTTCATCGCCTCAGCGTCAACGGCAGCAATTTTTGTAGTCATAGGGGCTCCTAATAGAAAGTCTACATCCTAAGAAGTAGGAAGTCCATTTGTGCTGTGGACTTCTCGATTCACTAGTAGAGGTCGCTAAGGGCATCCAGTGTTAGCATACAATATCATTAAAAGTTTATCCAGCACAAAACTTTATTCTAAGCCGCTCCGGCAGGCTTTAGAACCAAAGGCGATAATCAATCCGGAGTGGGCCTACTGGTATGCTATGGATGTGCTGAAACAAAGATGGCCAGAGGCGGAGCCAACGATTCGGACTGATCCGGAGCGGGCCTACCGGTATGCTCGGGATGTGATGAAACAAAGATGGCCGGAGGCGGAGCCGATGATTCGGACTGATCCGGAGTGGGCCTACCGGTATGCTATGGATGTGCTGAAACAAAGATGGCCGGAGGCGGAGCCGGTTATCGCTAAGAATCCAAAGTATGCCTACCGGTATGCTCGGGATGTGATGAAACAAAGATGGCCGGAGGCGGAGCCGATGATTCGGACTGATCCGGAGTGGGCCT